TTTCAGCGTCTTGAAACATAACATATTTAAGTCTATTTTGCAAGAAATCATATGTTTTATAATTTGCTTCATCTAAGAACCAAGATAACTTATGGCAGTGTGCTGTAATATCTGCTATTGCTTCTTCAACTGAATTATAAATTGCTGAAGGTTGGTCGTCACATTTTGAACTATCATAATCAATTAGTCCATTTGAACCTTTTTTAGATATAAGCATAAAGTTATATCCATTAATAGGGTTAAATAGATTTTTAGGTTTAATGCCTAGTTTTTGTTGTGATTCAGGTGGTTGTAGATAGCCTTGAATTGCTTGTGCCATTTTATAAGACATATCTAGCAAGAAAATCTTACCATTATTTTCAGGATTAACAGGGTCGTTAATTACTTTAATATTAGTAATATATCTTGTTGCTCTGTTGAATTTTTTAGATTCTTCTTTTTGTCCTGAATTATAAAGTTTTTGCCACGCTTCAAAAAATGGGTCTGGCTTGCCTATTGTTGTAGGACTCCACTCATTACAAAATCTTTTTTTGCCATTTTTAGTAAATGTTGTATTGATTCTAAAGACTTTTTGGATTGTTCCCATTGAGCCGTCTTCACGCTTTTCGCCATCAGGCAAAAATCTTATCAACGCTGAACCATTGCCTTCTTTGTCTTTAGGTAGGTTGTAAAAACGCTTGTCGCTGTCATAATCTGACTTTGCAAAAGGGTCATTATCCCCTGTCATTTTGTTCCAATCAAATACATTATCAAATTCACTCATAATTTTATCCTTTTCAATTTTCTATTTTCAAATTTCTATTTTTCAAATATTAAATAATTATTAATATATTATTAAAAATTTATTAATAATTAAAACCTTTTGCTAATCCCTTAATCTTGTCTAAGAATTGCTATAACAATTTTAAACACATCAGTTATAAAAACAAGTCTGTAAGCGTTTTTTACTTCATTATATACCACCTTTACTTTGTAATTTGTAACAGGAATTTTATTAAATAATTCTGTTTTTATTCTTATATTAAAATTCTTTGATGAAGTATTAAAATAAGATTTAGAATAAGAATTTGATGAAATAGCGTATTTATTATTTAACACTAATTTAAGTGTTGTATTTCCGTCAATTGCATTAAATTCTAAGCCGTCTAAGTCGCTAAAGATACTATATGCTTTTGAAATTTTTGAAATTTCTTCTGAACTTAAATCAAATTCTGCTACACTTGGAAAATTAGCAGTAGATTCAACAATATTAGCAGGTTTCTCATAAGGTTTAAGAGTAAATTCATCTGCTAGTAAATAAACTGCTGAATCTGTATTATCTGATGAAGTTATAGTAATTTTTTCATTATCTGCTGTAATACTAGGATTTTCATCAAATAAAGACAACAATTTAAGTAATTTAGATAATTCAAATATACCTAAATTGTCAAATTGTTCTGAATCTAGTGCTTGCATATCAACATTTACTAAAATTTCAGATGATTCTGATGATATAGTAGTAACAGGATATTTCAAAATTACCTTATCAGATATAGCATTAAGTTGTCTTAAGACTTTCTGTGTTGCTAAATTTAACATTATTGTGTGTTGCTCCTTTCTGTAAATTTATATACGTTTATATTACTATAAATTGTCTTATAGTTGTCTTAATCCGAATAGCATTTGACCTATTGCATTGTAAAATTCAGGGTCGTTTCTTACTATTCTTATAAAATTATCTGTTGTGTCTTTAAATAGTGTAGCACCACCACCAACTATACAAAGAAAATCTGCTTTATCCAAAAATGAAGGAAACTTCTCTTCAACTAATTTAAGTAAAGATTTTAAGTATTCTTTCTTAGTTGTTTCAACAAATTCTTTATAATCGTATTTTGAACCACGCAATTTATAATAGCCTTGTTCCATTATTTGTCTTGCTTCTTGTAAAGTAATTTGTCTATTGTGTGATTTATAGATTTCTTGTGCTATTTTTGACGCAACTAACATCATACCTTGACGTTCTTCGCCATACCATAAGTTCGAATCTGTTACACCATCGCTAATTGATAGCATATCAATCGTATTCTGACCTACGTCTAAAATTATATAGTTCTTTGTTCCCAAAAATTCTTTTTGCTCTTCAGGAAACTTATTACCATATTTGTCAATTGCAAGTTTTGCACCTGCTCCTTGTGGTAGAACATAAACTTTTTCAAATTTATAGTCTGTTTCATCTATTGTAAAACTTTCCAATCTTGCTTGAAAATATCCTGAATAATTAATTTGTGCTATTGATAATCCTGCAACAATAATATCAGGGGTAATTCCGCATTTTTTGATTGTGTGTTTAAGTAACAACGGAGCATAATATTCTAAATTTTTATATTCTGTAATATCTATCATATTTTGAGATGGTAAATGTTTTGCTTCATCGCCAACCATATAATAGTTATCATCATATTGATAAATCTTATCATTTTCAACTTCATTAACTTTTTTTGTAATTCCTATTAATGAAGGGAATTTAAATTTTTTTAATATTTCGCCATATTCATTTGCTACTACGACTTTTACACTAGAATAGCCTAAATCTAATCCCATTATATACATTAAATATCCTTATGTTAATTTAATGAATTTATAGTGTATCGCACTCTTATTCGCCTGTAACGCTTCAAATATCAAGTATCGACCTTATCAAATAGAATAAAGGGGATTTTGATAATCCCCTAGTAGTATTAAAGTTCAAATCAAATTTCAAAGGTTGATGAAACTTTAAGTGTTACTTTCTTGCCTGCAGGTTTAACCCAAGATTTGCCATTTGTAACGCCTTTGCGTTCTTTTGTGGCTCTTACTTTTAGTTTGCCTAGTTCAGGCAATACAACTTCATCGCCTGCTTTAAGTGCAGGGATAATAATTTCACTGAATAGAAGTTCAATAATTCCTTCTGCTTCAACTTTTGTGCTGTCAAGTTTTTCTGCTAGTTTAGCAACCAACTCTTTTTTTGTCATATGTGACTCCTTGTGTTAAATTTTTAAATTTTGCATATTATCCGCTATTTTAACATCTCTATTAATATCAGGGATAACAGGCTTTTGTATGATTTCTTGACTACTAGAATTACTTTGAGATATTTCTGTTGATTCTAAGTAGTTGTTAAAATCAATCGGAACATCTGTATTATCAATAGTATCAGTTGTATTATCTTGTTTAGTAGTTTTACGTGATTTAGGTTTAATAGTTTTATTAGTAGTATTTGAATTAGAATTTATAATATTAATTTCTTCATCACTATTATTAGAACTTTCATCAAATTCTAATATAATTCTCTTTAAATTAGTTGTATCATCTATATTAATAATCATCTTATAAATTCCTTTATTTAAATTGATGATATTATATAAAATTGATTATTAAATAAACCTTAAAATTTAATCAAAATAGTAAGTTTTTAGGGGATTTTTGAGTTTTTTTTTTAAAAACGTCCGAATACAGGGTCAGGATTTTCCATATATTCTTTAGTTTCTAAATCTTGTTCTTCTTTGATATTTGTTAATTCATCAAAGTAAGATTCAAGAGTTTTAAGTTCATTAGTGTCTAAATAATCATTATCAGTAGAATTTGAATTAAACATATCAGAACTTAATTCATCTTGCTCTTTAAAATGATAACTTCTACATTTTAACCTATAACAATTCTTAAGATTATTAAACATAAATAAATTGTTTATACTAGGAGTTTCAACTTTTAAATCAGTTATTTCTAAGACTTTTTGCGATGGCAAAATAATAAGTGAATTGACTATTTTGTCTAATTGTATTTCGCCTTTTTTCTTATCTGCAAATAATTTATCAAAACTAAATTTAGATATATAAATATCTACATTTGTTTCGCCCATAAAGCCAAAATTTGATGATAAGGCTTCGCCTGCTTCATATTCATCAGCATTATCAGGGAAGCCATAAATTTCAAATATAGAAGTATTATCTACCTTTAAATGTGAAAAATCGCCGAAAACTGAATCTTCGTTGATTTTCTCTGATAATATCAATTTTAGTGGAACTCCATAAATTCTTATTACTTCGTCTGCAAGCGTTGCATTTAATTGATATTCATTTAAAGGTATATTTAAATTCATTAGTTTCTAAGTGCCTTAAAGAAATTTTTAGATATATCGTTATTATATATTTCTGATGTTGTTTTCTTAGCATTTGCTAAACCAACAAAATCAATAATACCTATTCTAAAAGATACTAAATTTTCATCTGAATGAAACTTAACATCTTTTAAATTGCTATTTTTTGTCAAATTTTTTATAATTGTTTGTCTAAGTGTGCTTATAATAGTATCATTTAACTCAGTATCAACACCATTAAAATACAAAGTCAATTCATAAACATACTCGTCCTGACCGTTATAAACAAAACTATCATCTAAATCAACATCTTTAGCAAAAGGACTTAAAGATTTATCTAAAGTTTTAAGAAAACTACAAAAATCGTCATATGTTACTCTTTTAATAGTTGCTTCAGTAAGTAGTTCTTTTTTGTAAAAATCTTTAAAACTTGAACCGCTAGGCTTTGTTGATTCTTCTAGTAGTTCATTTTGATAAAAATCTTTAAAAGTTTGCATTTAAAATCCTTATTTTGCTTTTTCAATATTAGATATCAAAACATTGATATTATTATTAATTTCTTTAAGAACTGAACCTTTGAATTCAATTCCTTCATCTCTTGCATTTTTAGCAACTTGATAAATTGTTGTCAAACAATCTCTTAATTCATCGACTAAATCAGTATTTTTAGATTCATTTAATTCTTTTTTATAAAAATCTTTAAATGTTTGCATTATAACTCCTTAATTATCTCACTTTTGTAAAAAATTCTTTTTTAATTGCTTCGTGTGTGGCTTTAATTATAGAACATTTTGAACTATAAAAACCAAGCAAACCTACTCTTATTGTAAGTTCATCATCATAAAATTGAACTACGTGTTCTACTTTATAACCTTTAAAATGAAGATTAAATATAAATTCTAATCTATGCTTAATTGTGTCTAACATTGATTTATCAAAATATAATTCGCCAACATAAACACCATCATAACTTACATTATCTTTATATTTTAATTTAGATTGACTACTTAATACATTAAATTCAATACTTATTTTTTCTAATAAATCGATAGCGTCATCATATGGCAAATCCATTACACCTTGATGTTTATATGATTCATTTAATGATTTTTGTTGTTCTATTTTATAGAAATCCTTAAAGGTCTTCATTAATTAATCCTTAAATATTATATTTTTTTGTTTATTTGAATTATTTATCTGTGATATTATATTATTTTTGCTTAATTTTTCTTTAGATATAAAAAGATTAAATTCAATATAATTCAATTTTGAAAAGTTATATTGTATATCAATTTTTCTATTTTGAATTATATTATCAAAGTTTCTATTTAATTCATTTTTAACTACTTTATCAACGTTATCATCATTTGAATAATCAAAGTTATCTGATTTAATGAAAAATCCTAACATTATTTTATCTGATAATACATTTACTTTAATCAATATTTTATAACTAGGATATTTTAAATTTAAATTATATGATAAATCATTAATAAATTTTAACACCTTGCCAAAATCAAGCAAATTGTTGTAATTTTGTGTTATATTATCTTTTGGCAAAGAACCCCTTAAATCAAATAAAGCATTATAAACTTTGTTGTAATATCCTTTTGCTATATCTACGCCTAAATCATTTAATTCTTGCTCTATTACTACTAATTCTTGATATAAATTTGTAATTTTACGTTCATAATCATTTCTGTAATAACTATTTTGTATTTTTTCGTCTAATTTAGCCTTATTGCATTCTTCAATGTAATAATCCTTAAAACTTTTCAAATTACGCCTTTCAAATCCTAATGGTGCTTCAACGCTTGCAATATCGCCTGAATCTGTTTCATTTACTGCGTTATATTTGAACTCTTGAAAATTAGGAATTGATTTAATTCTAGTTATAAAAAAATCTGCGTCTGCAATATCATCAGAATTAAGATAAAATTTAAATATAAATTGTTGTTTATTAAATAATCTAACTTGTTTAAAATCCAATATATCATTTAAATGATATTTAGCCCTAAGTGAGTTTATAAATTTATAAAAATACTCATATTCAATATTTTCAATTTTAATAAAATACAATTTCTTTGTTTCATCATCAACATCATAAAATAACTTGAAATCATTAATTTTTTGTTGCTTTGCTATCTCTGACAATAATAAACCTAGTTTTTTCTGTGTAGAAGCATTTTCAAATAAATCATAATTATTAAAATCAAACATTGTAATACTCCTATTAATTATTTCTTAATTTTCTTAATATAATCTCTTTTTTCCCAAATAAGATTACAAAAATCTACTATAAATTTCTTAGTCAATGTAACTTTACTGAAATTCTTAGGTTTCTCTTCGTTGTCATCTCTTTTATATTGTAGCATATTGTATCTATCAACTATACCTTTGCACCATCTTTTATAATTTTCAACTAAATAATCATTGTCAAATGGCACTGACGCTTGTTTTCTGTCAATATCTCTTATCATAAAATGTATCATTGTTAATACATCATCAAGACTTGATGAATCACTAATTTCGATATCATATTGTTTTGTTTTATAATCTGTTCTTACACAAAACTCTAAAACTCTGTTTTCAGGGCTATTAGAACTTGCTGATTCTGATATTAGTTGATATTTTTTTGCATAAGTATAAACTTCTTTTTTCTTACTATAAACATAATTAACAAATTTACTAACAAATACAGGGGAAAATTTTATTTTCTCTTGATTTACTCTATTATATATTGCAACTGCTTTTTGAGTGCAATAATAAAGATAATCGTATAGGTCTATATCATCTTTTTGAATTTTATTTAAATCAATAGAATCTTTATATTCTCTTTTATCAAGTTCTTTATTTATTTGATAACAATTATCAAGAATAGATAATTTAAATCCATATCTACTATCTTTTACAACAGACATATCAAGAAAATAACTATATAATACTACTTCATCATTTGCAACTTCATTTAATTCTGAATTTTCTGCTATGCTATTCAATAAATCCATAAATTTACTCATTTGTTTTCCTTTAATTATTCTTGCTCTGCAACATAATCTTCATAATCTACATCAATTATTTTAGTGGCAACTTCTTTACGTTCAGCAGGATTTAGGGTTAATGTGCCATATTTTTTAGTATATACTTTTGTATAATCTTGGATAATTCTATCAAGACCTTTAATTGCTAGTGCTTTGTCAAATTGACCTTTTTTCTGTTTTTTGTATATAGTATTAAAATAATAATTTAATTGCTTATATACATCGCCATCATTTTCCATTGCTGTTATAATTTCTCTTATTTTTTCATCAGAATCATTTTCTAGTAATAAATCCATAAATTTACTCACTTTTTATCCTTATTGTATATAATTTTTTATATTTCTAATTATAGCATTAAAATAATTTGATTTTGATTTATCTATATCAATGTTTTGATTAAATTGTTTTTGAATAGACGGCAAAACATTATTGAAATTAGATAAATCTATATTATCATACTTAATTTTTATACCATATCCAACTAAAGAATTTTCATTGTCGATTACGATTTTAACATCAACATCTAATCCGTCTTTTTTCAATTGTTCTCTAAGTAAATCGCTTTCGCTTGATACTAATTTAGATATTGTCTTGATATCGTCAAAATAAAAAATCATTTCGCATTTTTTCTTATCTATTTCAGAAACCAATTTAACATTCTCTAATTTCATTGATTTATTAATCAATCTCTCAAAACTATAAAAAATATCAAAAAATAAATCAAATGCAGTTCCTGCTTCATTTAGTGATGATTCTTTTAAAATTTCGTGATTATAAAATGTTTTAAATGTATTTTGCATTTTATTAGCCTTTTTATTTTTTTATTTAATAGAATTATATTATAGAAATCCTTAATATTTAATTAAAGAATTATAAATTTAAACTTAAACTTTTAAATACTAAAACAATTCTTTTTCAGTCAAAACTTTAAATTCAAATCCATTTTTTCTGCAAAATTCTCTAGCATATTTCCATTTTACCTGATTTAATTTAAAAACAGGATTTTTAGGATTATATGCTTGCTGATAAGGTTTTATTTCTATAAGATAAATCTTACCTTTTATATTTATCATAAAATCTATATAGTATCTATGAATTTTATTATCTAAACCTAAGTATTGTATAGGAAATGGCTCACTCGACCATTCTATTACGTCTTGATTTAAATCGCAAAATTTAAGAAATTTTAACTCCCAAGAACTTCTATATGTTGGATAAATTTCAGAATTCATCAATTTATCAACAGGCTTAATATATTTCTTTTCATTAATAGGTTTATAAATTCCTTGCTTCCAACTTGCCATTTTATCGCTTATCAACTTATCAATTTACTTAAAATACTTTAGTAATATTAGCAAACCATTACAGGTGGCAAATCTTGCCATTTACTAAGTAATTCTTCATTTAATTTTTCTATTTCCGATTCTGCTAAACTTCTTATATCAGCGTAATTAATCGTTGCTCCGCCTACAACGTTTGCTGAATACTTACCTAATACCACTGATTGCATTAATCTTGATTCTGCCACTGCTCTACGTTGAACCCACTCTTGTTCGTATATCGAATCGCCGTTCTCGTCTTGAATATATCTAGTTCTACACTCTAATAATAAATTTCCGTGATAATCTTCAAATATATATAATTTTTTCTTATATGAATTATAGTTATAATTAATTTCTTTATCTACATATTTTTTAAGTTGAGTATTAAGAGATGAAATATTAATCATAAATGCTAATGCAGTTCCTAATCCGTCTGTTATCATTCTTGAAACGTTATCATCGACATATCCACTTAAATTAGATGAAACAAGCATTGAGTCATATTTTCCTAAAGTCATAATTTCTTCAACTTCAGGTGCTACATTATACTCGCCACGTCCTTGACAAGTAAATTTAACATATTGTATTAACTCGCCGTCATAAGCAATATTAGTAAATTGTCTAATTGATTTATCAATTGCTTGATTTAATTGTGCGTCTGTTAATTCTACTTGTAATTGTGGATAACCTAATTCAAGTTTAATAATTTCTCTTAATTCTGCTTTAGTCATTTAATATAATCCTAACTTAAATTAATAGTATTTATCATTATTAAAATCTCTTAAACTCTTAAACTGTTAAATAAATAGTTTTAAAAGATATTTAATATTTAATGGAGCAATTAATGAATTCTGAAGCAAATGAAATTTCTGAAGTTAAAAAATTATCTGATATATTTCCCCCTGAATTAGTTGAGTATTATAAACAAAATAAAAATCTTATTACTGAAGAATTACTTGACACATTAAGAACATATGGCAATGATGGTAAGGCTTTAGCACTTGAAATTTTAGATACACCAATGGACGATGAAAAATATCATCTTGACGCTTTTGGTAATAGAATTTTCTTTAATGGAAATAGGCAATTAAAAAGACCTTTTACAAAAATGCCAATTGCTAAAATTCACGAAATAGAGATTAAAAAATGTGCTGATGATATATATTATTTTATGGATAATTATATAAGAATTACTACACCTAAAGGCTTAAACTTTCCTGAATTAAGAGAATATCAAAGAGAATTTATATCTGTTATTAATAAACAAGAAAATGAAAAAATTATTAGTTTGCAACCACGCCAATGTATCAGTTCTGATACTATTGTTAATGTAAATGGTAATGATTTAAGTATTAAAGAATTGTTTGATTTAAATGAATCAAATTCAATAAATCCTAATAGTGATAAATTTATTGAAACAATAGAATTATCAAATTTAGGGAATTTTAAAATTAAATCTGATATAGGATTAATAAAAATTAAGGAACTACACAAAACTAAAGAACTTCCGATGTGTATTATAAAAACTAAAAATTTATCATTAAAATGTGCCAAAAATCATATTTTAATTGATGAATTTAATAATGAAGTTCCTGCTTGTTTATCATTAAACAGAAAAGTTAAAACTGAATTTGAAATTCAAGAAATAATAGAATATATTGATTTAAATATAAATGAAAATTGTTATGATTTAACTTTAGAAAATCATCATTTATACTATTCAAATGGATTTTTAAGTCATAATTCAGGTAAATCAGTAACAGTCGGTATATGGATTTTACACGTATTTTTGTTCCAAAAAGATTTAACAATAGGTATAGCAAGTAATAAACTTGCAATGAGTAAAGAATTTGTTGATAAAGTTAAGAAAATGTTTTTAACTGTTCCAATGTGGCTACAATGTGGAATTCTGAATTGGAGCGTATCTACTATTGAAGGGGAAAATAGAATTAAAATTTTGTCTGATACTTCAAATTCATCGAGTTTTAGGGGATTTTCGTGTCTAAATTCTCTTTCCGTGCTTCATTTTGTCCTTGAAGATAAGAATTGCTTGTTGAGTCATATAAATAATACTAAAGATTATAAATTAAAGGACTATATCAATGAATCAAGAATTAATAACATTGCTAAACAAATTAAAAGAAAATACAGACTTTTCAAAAATAAATGAATTGTATAAGTATTTTAAGAAATATCCTGATTTATATAAATTTATGTTAGATGATTATAATAATCAAGAAAAGTATATCAAAATATCATTTTCTGACTATATAAGAGCAGAATATTTAAATATGCCAACTTTTGTGAAGATATATCCAAAATACAAAAATGCACTAGATTTCATCACAAATCATAATATAGTGAGTTCTCAAATATCAAAAGTATATGATAATCTTATTAAAGACGCATTTAAATTAATTGATTTTGAAGTTGATAATATAGTAGAATTAAGATATTGCGTATTAAACAATTTAAAAGAAAAACCTAAATGTAAATGTTGTGGCAAGCCTGTAAAATTTCATACATTTACAATAGGATATAGAGATTTTTGTTCTACTACTTGTCAAATGGATTATAACAATACAAAAAAAGAACCTGAATTATCAAATTTATCAGATAATGAAATAAGAGATATAATATCAAAAATTCCTGCTGATAGACGAAATTTAACTAATCCTAAAATTGCAAAAGTATTTCTTAATATCAAAAAATATTCAGAAAAAATAGATGATTTAAAAGATAAAGAACGAATATATCTATTTCAGAATAAAGTAACTTTAGATGATGTTTATTGTCCTATATGCAAAACACACAAGAAAATATTTAAATCCCAAAATTTAGGTTATGCAAATACTTGTGGTCGTTATCACTGTATTAATAAATTTAAATATCCTAATTATGTAATAGATGAAACAAAAGAAAATGAATTTAGGTCAAGAAATAGAAATGTAGTTTTAAAAAATTGCTTTATATATCTATTATATAGTGAAAAATTGAATGCTTATAAAATAGGAATTTCATCAAATCCTAAATCAAGAATACGAAAATTAAAAAATGATGTTCCTGATTTAAAAATTTTAATGTGTTCTTATGTTAAAAATGCCTGCGACTTAGAATTTGATTTACATAATAAATTTAAATATAATAGAGTTCAATTCGAGCATACCTTTGATGGATATTCTGAATTCTTTTATTTTGATGAAAAAGAATTAAAATACGTATATGATAGAATAGAAATAGAGCAAAGAGAATTATTAAATGAAGACCAATAAAACTAATATAAATTTTAAATCTAAGAAACTTCAATTAAAAAAATTAAATCAATCTAAATTCATAAAAAACACTTTATTTAAAGTTCCTACACCTAACGGATTTCAAAGTTTTAAGGGATTTTTAAAGTCAAAAGATAGGCAAGGATTAAGAATTGAATTTGATGATAATACATTTATATCTTGCACTAAAACTCACTTAATCAAAATAAGCGAAAATTTATTTATAGAAGCACAATATCTAAAAATAAACGATATTATATCTAATAAGAAAATAATTAAAATTTCTAATCAAAAAGGTATATTTTATGATTTATTTGAAGTTCAGGGTCATCAATATATTGTAAATGATATAATTCATCACAATTGCAATTATCTTATTGTTGATGAAGCAAGTTGGATTATGGGAACAGATAGTTCAGGCACATCATTTAAAGCCTTTGCTGACTCTGTTTTTCCAGCACAAGAAGCCCTAGCAAACAAAAAAACTATATTAATATCAACAGCAAATGGTAAAAATCACTTTTATGATATATGGGAAGGTGCAGGCGAAACTAAAGAAACATCTGATAACGGATATGTAAAATATGAAGTAAAATGGCAAAATGTGCCAAGACACAAACCAACAGGCGAATTATATGAACCTGAAGAATTTAGAAATTCTGTTATAAAATCTTATGGAGCAGTTTTCTTTAACCAAAATTACGGAAACGAATTTATAGGTTCATCAAATACCTTAATTGATGGTAAAGTCTTAGCAAAATATCAATATCAACAACCTGATTTTGTAAGAAATCCTGGACTTAAAATTTATGAAGAGCCAATTAAAGGACACTCTTATATATTTGGTGTAGATTCTGCAAAAGACGGCTCTGATAGTTTTGCTATACAAGTTTTAGATATTACAAATTTTAACTTTAGACAAGTGGCAACTGCAAAATTAAAAATAGATTATCTAAGAATGCCTGAATTTATTGATGATTGGGCTAAATATTTTAATAATGCCTTTGTAATAGTTGAAAATAATGAAGGTGCAGGTCAATCAGTAGCAGATAGATTATATCTTGAATTTGAATATGAAAATTTATATTTTGATAAATCAAGAACTTCTGTTGGCTCTAAGAAAAAATATCCAGGATTTAGAACAACAAAGAAGTCAAGAGATATTATTTTGCAAACACTTAAAACAATGGCAGAATCTGATAAATTATTAATTCAAGATAAAGATACAATAGATGAATTATTTAATTTTGTATTAAAAGATAATAAGTATCAAGCAGATAATAATAAACACGATGATTTAGTAATGGCTTTGGCATTATGTTTTGCTATATTTGCAGAAGCAAGAAACTTCAATGAAATGAATGAAATAGTTAAAGAATTAGATTCTAAAAGTTCAGATTCTGATTTAAATGTTTCTGATTATTTAATTATAGGTAATTTTGATATTTTAACAGATGATAGTAATAATAATTACTTAAATGATGAAGATTTTAGTTCTAAATTTGGAAGTTTTGATTACATTGAATAGTATAGAGTAGTATATGATAAGGGTTCAATTAAGAACCCTATCAAAAAATTAATTAGTCCTTTTTGGAACAATAAAATAATAACTAAATATACCTTAAAAAACACTTAAACACTTAATTTTTTAGTTCTTAGATGATTTTAAACCTGGTCTAGTTCTGACGACATCTGAAAATTCATCATCATCAATATACCAAAATGGCTTATAACCATCTTGATAATACATTTTGCCAAAATCTGATGGGTGGCTTGCAAGATGTGCTACAACACGATAAATATTTGTCATATTAGACTTATCCCAAGCAACATCTTTTCTTGCTCTAAGAAATATAAGCATAGGAGTGAGCAAAACACCCAAAATAAATGCTAATATAGCAATTACAATATAACTCATTTTAATCCTTTATATAAGATTAAATTATTTATATTATTAATGAATTAAATATATCGTTAAATTTTGTATTATCAAACTCTTTACAACCACTATAAACCATTCTAGCACCGCTAAATCCGTGATATCTCAAAGTGTCGAATCCGTCTATTTTTAAACAATCTTGCTGTTCTTGCAAAACTAATGTATTATGTTTAAATCTTGTATAAAATAAATCAATTTTACCATATGAAATATTTTTAAATACTTTTCTTGAAAATTTAGGTTTAACACAATTATTACTTGTTGTTATTTCTGTTAAATCTAAACCGCCTTTTTTACCAACAATAACTGCGTCTTGATTGTAATATACACCTAAAGAAACAATCTTTTTCTCAAAATTTTCATAAGTATCTCTAACATTTACAACAAAATATGTTCTTTCTTCAACAGGTCTTTCATCAGGTAGATTTTGATTTTCAATAAATCCACCGCCTACTTTAGTTACTAAATATCCAAACGTCATTAATCTTGCTTTTAATTCTTTAGAATCTCTTAAGTTTTCATTATATGTTTTTTCTGCACGACAAGCAGAGATAAAAGCAACATCATAATTTTTAATGTGCTGATATGCCCTGCTTAGTGAAGTTTCATTTAGTTCAAAACCTAATTTATCTGTCTTAACAACATTATTAGTATTATTAATATTATCTAATAAATCCATAAATTTACTCATTACTTACCCTTAAAAGCATTAACTCCATAAACAGGTTCTATATTTTCCTGAATTCTTAAAGATTCATCTTTTATATTTAATTCAGTTTTTCTTGATTGTTCTCTTATAATGCCTTTTTGCATAGCACCTAACTGATTAAAACTTAATTGTTCTGTTGTAAATTCATTATAACTTTCAAATGTAAAATGTTTATTACCTATTTTAGAATAATAAGTTTTAAATTTTTCATAAGAAACATTATTAAATTTATTTAATTCGCCTAGACCATATCTAGCAAAAAGACCAAATTCGACCCAAGTTTTAGTTTCTTTATATCCTAGCATAACAGAATCTTGATTATATCTTTTACCTAATTTCTTAATAAAATCAAAAAATTGTTCTGTTGGTATATTTTTTAAATTTACCACAAAATAAGACTCTTCATCAACATATCTATCATTGCCTGCTTCATCTTTTTCAACAAATCCGCCTTTGATATTTGTTACACCAAATCCTAAATTTAATAAAGATTGTTTAAGTATTTTATTATTTTCTTTATTCTCTTTAAGACTTAATTCGCCCCTAAATGCGGTAATAGTGGCACAATCATAATTATTAATATGATTATAAATTCTTGATAAAGATGATTCATTTAAATCTTGTTTATCAAAATCAGGATTTTCTTTATCAAAATCATCACTTATTGTTTTAAGATACCATTTACCCATATTATTTGCTTTTTTAAATGTTTTAAATTCAAAATCATCGTCATCAATAATACTTTCAAACATAAAAGGACGTCCTTTAACACTTGAAAAGAATTCGCCTGCTTTGCCAAATTTCTTATTTGATAATTTAACTTCTTTGTTAAACCCTGGAAAATCTGAATTATTTGTTCCTACTAGAACCCAATATGAAGCCTTTGCACCAAATGCTATACTATCTTGTTGATAAATTCTACCAAGTTTAATTAAGTCTTGTTTTAAAGTGCCTTTATCGTCAATATCAACAACAAACCAAGACAATTCTTTAACTTTCTTAGCATTATCTGTATTATAATCTTCTATATAATTACCATCAATTTTTGTTACACCATATCCAAGTGTAAGCATTTTTGCTTTAAGTTTCATTGAATTTTCATTATTTTGTTCTTCTGATTTGTCGCCACGACAAGCCGAAATCATACCACAATCGTGATTTTCAGTGTGACTCCAAACTCTACTAAGACCTGATTCATTGATTTGTTCTTGTGTTTTTAGTTCTGTTTCGCCAAATAGCAAATCACTAAATGATTTTGGATTTATTTTATTCATTTTCTGAACCTTCTTTGATTTTTGTTTTAGTTGATTTTCTTGTTTTATTTGCCTTTGATTTCTTAAATTCTAAATACTCTTTATATTCATCAGAATTTTTAATTTCTTCTGATTTTTCTAGTATAGATTTAAGAAAATTCTGATACTCTTTTGATTGCTTTTCACAATAATCTCGACACTCTAGCACAATTTTCTTATATAGTTCTATTCTTTGGTCTGATAGATTTTCAACCTTTTTCATTTGTCTATAATAAACAAATAAAATTATAGAATCAATAATTAACAATACACCTAATACACCAAATATTATGTTATCCATAAGGAACTCCTTTAATAAAAATTTATACTTATTATACTATAAATAACTTAATTCAAACTTATCAATTTCTTATGTAATCCTTAAATTTTATAATATTAACAGGATATTCTACACGTTTATTTTTAATTTTAAATCCTGCGTATTCTAAAATTTTAACACACTTAGGCGATAAATTCTTAACATAATCTATATTATTTAGTTCAGCAATATTTAATTTAAATTGAGTTTCATTTAATAAATTATAGAATTCTAATTTATCAGATTTATTAGGATTAGTAATAGATTCTGATAATTTATATTTTAATCTTGTATCAGATATTTGAGATTCTAAATCTTTATAACATTCTATTTTTTGAAATAACTGATTATCATTTACATACAACTTAAATAATTCTTTAAATAAAATTTGATGGTCTGTAAATTCAAAATTTAAATTAGTTTTATTATATAAATTATCTAATAAAGTTATAAATTTAGATTTTTCTTTTTGTGTTTTAATATCTAAATTTAAATTTAAAATTTCAAAATAATTATCTATTTTTTCATCTAATAATTCATCTGATGAATTTATTTTAGAATTACTAAGCCAATAATCTACATCTGCTTTGCCAACTTCATCAAGTTTGATAGGATTATTTTCAAAATTATATTTTAAAAAATACTCAAATACATTTTTTCTATTTGATTCTAATATATTAAGTAATAAATCTATTCTTACTGCTCTTTGACCTGTTTTAGATAGATTTAATTCATTATACTTATTATATTCAAATAAGTGATTATTTTTAGGATTAATAGTAACATTTTTAATATATTGTTCTCTTAATGCTTCGTAATTTAAAATTTTAGTTTCATATCCAGGTTGTATATAATAATAAATGTTTTGTGCTTTTCTTGCACGTTTTATCATCTGCAAAGAACTAATAGGGTCTGTCGAATGCGACGAATCATAGTGAAAATGATTATCTAGGTCTGATAATATACTCACACCACAAGTTATTGTAGGACTATAAATTAATACATCATAATCTTGTCTTTTATTTTTAAATTTCTTATAAATAGTGTCTTTAATAATAGCAGGCGTATCAGCAGTTAATACTTGAACTTTAAGATTATTATGTTCTAGGAATTTACTTAATGCTTCAATCATATTAATAGATGTTGATGATATAGTAACTATTTTCTTAAATTTCTTTGCTTCTAAAGATTTTTCTAACACTAAATCAAAAAATAAAGATTTAGTCTTAATACTATATAAAGTTGATTTATCCTTAAATGAATTTATTAAAGTTACAATATTTTTTTCAGGTTTAAATATCAAATGTTTTTCATATCCATTAATAAATGCGTCGGCTATTACCAATCTTTTATCAAAACACTCGAAAAACTTAGTCAAATTTACAGGGTTTTGTGAAATATTTGTCCTAGAGTGAATTAATAAACTCATAAATTCATCTAATATAACTAAATCAAAATTTTTCATATTATACTTATGTAGGCTATCATATTGAACTATCATTGATGAACCTGCTGTATATTTGTCTTGATTGTATATCTTAAGACCATATTTACCCTTAAATTCTTCAGCAATAGATATTCTATTTGTAACAATCAATACACGTTCATTTATAGAATGTGCTTTTTGTATTATCTCTTTAATTAATTCAGATTTACCAGAACCCATAGGACTTTTAATTATAAGCATATTTTTAGGTTTATGAAAAAACTTCTCTAATTTCTTTTCTTTATTTGTAGGAATTAAAAATTGCTCGTTTAATATATCAGATTTAGGCTCTTCAAAGAATTGATTATAATCTATTCCATTTCCTTGAATTGATTTAACTAATGAATAGATATTTAATGATTTTTGTCTATTTTTATGATTCATTAAAAACGGATTATTATCATAAAGATAAAAGTTTTCGCCGTCTTTTGTGAAATTTATAATATTATTGTTTTGAGAAGTAATTTTATATCCTAATTGAGTAAATGCAGATATACCCATATTTAAATCTGTTGAATTTTCTAATACTAATTTATTTTTAAGAGATATATCGGCTTTAGGTATAAAATCACTGACTTTATTATTTAATTTAGGAAATAGAGTTTTATCAATATTTTCAGATATTGTTTCTACTCTCATAATAGGAGCAGTATAATAGCCCTTTTTTATAGTATCATCTGAAATTTGACAATAATCTTTTAGGTCATATTGAATTTTGGCTAATACAACTCTAATATCATCAAAACACATAGTTTCTGTTTGTAAAACTACTCTTAGATTAAAATTTGTAAAGTCATCATAACTTCTTGATTTGCCAATAATAGAACTATATTCACTAAAATAATCTAATATATAATCTTTATTTTCTTTTTTATTACAATCTATATTAAAGAATATATAATCAAATTTTTTAGAATAAAGAGTATTAAAATTTGGATTTGAACGTTCTAATTCAATAGCACCACTGATATTAAGCGGAATATTAAGTATATAATTTGTTGCAAGCGTATGATATAAAGAAGTAAGGTCACTAATATCAACACTTTTATATGTAAATTTATCTGATTTAGGCGATGTTAATATATTCTTTTGTTTATCAAAGTGTGAAACAATAGTTGCAAGCAAATCATTTCCTTATTAATTTTTTTGTAGGTATTATAATCTTATTTAGATTAAAAATTTATTAAACTAAATTAAAGTAATTAGATTGAATTAAAATTTTATGATTTAAATTTATGGTAACTTAATTTTATTAACTACTTAGAGATTACTTAATTTTTATAATTAATTATTTAGTTTAAGTTTAAATTAAGTAGTTAATAATTTTTGGATTGAAATTTAAATTCTGATTTAAATTGAATTTATATTATAGAGATTTTATATAAAATTTGAATTCATATGCTATTTTTATTAACTACTTAATCTATTCTAATAATGTAACTTCTTTAATACTAATTTAAGTTTAGTTTAAGTAGTTAATAAATTTAGGATTAAAATTTGTTTTTAGATTTTGCCGTTGGCAACGATTAAAAAATTTAAATTTAATATATTTCTATTATAGAGAACTAGATTGTTATATAAAAATTTAAATTTCTGATTTAGTATCTTATTTTTATTAACTACTTAATCTATTCTTAATTTTTATAATTAATTATTTTATTTAAGGATTATTTAAGTAGTTAATAAATTTAGGATTGAATTTTATTTTTTAATATATTTCTTATAATAAGAATATGAATAAATTTAAATTTTTTATTTTCTTAATTCTCTTATAATATTGCCTACGGCAAAAAACTAAAAACATATCCTAAATTTATTAACAACTTAAATGAAACTTAAATTAGTAATATAATAGTAACATTGTAAGAATAGATTAAGTAGTTAATAAAATTCAGATACAAATTCAAATTTTTATATAAATTCTCTATAATATAAATCAATAAATTTAATTTTTTATTTTTAATATTATATAGCCAACTATTAAAAAAATGAATTTGTATCTAAATTTTATTAACAACTTAAACGAACCTTAAGAAATGTTATCTTACAGATATAGCGTCTTAAATGATTTAAGTTTAAATTAAGTAGTTAATAAAAATAGGATAACAATTTATAAATTTAAATTTTTATATAATCTCTATTATAAGAATTCAATTAAAATTCAAAATTTAAATTCATATCTAAATTTTATTAACTACTTAAAATAAACTTAAACTTAGAGTGATTAAAACTAATTAAATAAATTAAGAATAGATTAAGTAGTTAATAAAAATAGGATTAAAAATTAAATTTCAATAGAATTCTTATAATATAAAATAAAATTATTTAATTTTTTAATCTCTTGCTTACAGCAAAACCATAAAAAGAATTTATATCCTAATTTTATTAACAACTTAATTTAACCTTAAACAATTTAAAAGCCTAAGATAGTATATCTGTAAGATAAGATTTCTTAATTCTTTAAGTTTCGTTTAAGTAGTTAATAAAAATAGGATAGAAAATTGAATTTAATGTATTTCTTATAATATATAGAATATAAATTCATAAAATAAATTCATATCCTAAATTTATTAACTACTTAATTTAAACTTAAACTAAATAATTAATTATAAGAATTAAGAATAGATTAAGTAGTTAATAAAAACTGCATACGAATTTAAATTTTATATAAATTCTCTATAATAGAATATCAAATAAATTCAAAAATAAAATTATTGAATTGTAATCCAAATTTTATTAACTACTTAATTAAATATAATAATGTAACAGAAATGTAATACACTAAGAAAAAGAGAATTCCTTATTATTAAATATATAAAACAAAAATTCTCTATAATAAATTTTTATTAGCGAAGTTATTTAAGAGTGATTTTAGAATCCCAATATAAATGAAAATCAGTGATATTATAAACGTCCAATCTCATTTTGATATTTCCCCAAGTTGCTCTAAATAATGGCTGACCTAAATTATCAGAAATAAGTGACCCATTTTCAACCCTTATTTTATACCACTTATTAGGATATAAAAATGATTCTTCCTGACCCATAGGAAAACCCAATTTACCATTGCGTTTAAATCTCAATTGAAAATACTTGTCTTGATTTATACCATTATTTGTATTTTCCATAAAGTAAATTTTAGAAAAAGTTGTTGGCAAACTATAATAAGTATCAACAGCAGAAGTAATATTAAATTCATAAGGATATTCACCAGGTATATTTCTAGTTCCTAAACCTTGATTTGTATTTTCAATCGCTAATGACGGATATCTATTTGCACTCCAATAATTGCAATTACAACCACAATAATTACAATTACAAGGGCAATAATTCATATAAGAAGTATTTTGATTACAACTGCAATAATTGCAATTGCAGGCACAAAAGTTACAATTACAAACACATAAATTTATATGTCTAGGTAATACATTTGAAATTTGATTTAATTTTTCTGCTACTATCAAATTAGTATTATCAACTTTGCCTATATTGTAAGATATTGAATTTAATCTGCCTAAATTTAAATTTTCAATAAATTGGTCTTGATTTTCAAAATTAAGACCTGCAGTTTCATCATATTTTTTAAGTAAATCAACTTTATCTATAAGAAAATTTATTTCTTGTGCTTTAACTATTTGATTTTGATAATTAAAATTATAAACAGAATCTGATGTTGATAATTCTCTTTTATTTAATTCAAATTTAATAATATCTAATAAATCTTTATAGTGCTTTGCAAGAACCAAATCGCCTTTAGATAACATTTATAATCCTTACTTCTTTACTTTTTTATACTTTATACGTGATAGTTTTCAGATATAGTTGCTATTTCATCTTTATTTTCAGATGAATTAATTTTATCAAGAACTTCTAGTAATTCATAATAAAGAGTTCTATATTTAGTCAAATCATCAAGTAATGTTAAGTATTTTTCAAGCAATGCAACTTCTTCTTCAATTCCTTTTTCAAGAATTTCAAGATATTTTTCTTCTCTATTTTGTTTTGTAATAAAGTAGCCACGTGAAGCAAGTTCAGTGGAAATTAATTGAAATTCAAAAAATGCTATATTAGGTATAGCCATTACGTGATTGCTAAATTTTTCATAACATTTATAGATGTGTCTTTGTCTTATAGTATTAATATTCTCTACATCGCCTATAACAAGTGTATCTAGTGTTAAGTCTTGTATATTTTTAGCAAAACTTAGTGGAATATTATTAAGAAGTTTATCGGCTATAAATGAAAATAATTTAGTATCTGAAATTTCAAATACTGAAAAATCTTTATTTAATGTTTTTGGCTCTTTTATAGTTGCAGATAAAATCACATAACTATCTGAACCTTCATAACAAGTTATAAAAAGTTTCATATAAATTTAACTCCTTTTGGGTTATTAATCTTTATTATTTATACAATATATTCTATAAACTCAGGATTTTCTAAAATTAATTTTTTATAAAGAATTCCGTAAATTCCATAATCTACTTTAGAATCTTCGCCTAAATCTTTAAGAGAACTTACACTATCTAAATTAAATAAATATGAATAGTTTTTATAATTTATTGTTATAAATTCAAAGAAATTATAACTTTTATAAGTTCTTGATTTAAATTGTTCTGTTGAGAACTCAACTTTTACATAGATTGTATTATCGTTATATTTTTCAAATATAAAATTGTAAATGTGTGAATCATCAAACGCCATATTATCTTCATAATATCTTAATTTTAAAATATCAAAATCTGATATTATCTTAATATCTTTAAATTTGTATTTAAAGTGTTTTTCTTTAATTATTGTCATTGTGTATTCCTTTATTTTTAACTATACTAAAAATTCTACATAATCATTGCTTAATTTATCTTTAATTCGATTAAAAATAGTCTTATTATAATTTGTAGTTGAAATATATTCAATAAATTCAAAGAAATTTAATTTAGATTTTAAATCGCCTATCCTTCTATAATATGTATCTGTAATTGCTTTAAATAATATTTCATCTTGTTCTGATAGATAAACATAAAATTGATAAAATTTGTTATCTTTTTCATAATATAATTCAAAGAAATCAGTATAAAATTGAATAAATTTAACATTAAAAATATCAAAATTTGATTTAATAATTAAATCTTTGAATTTGTATTCCATTTAATAATCCTTATATAACAAATTCAGGATAAATTTTAACTATTCTTGAATATATTACAGGATAAATGGCAAGACTATTGGTAACTTTTTCAAAAATATCATCAAGTGAATTAATTTTTGAAGTATCATATATTCTATTTGCTTGTTCTGTTTGATATTTCACGTAATCTAAAAAAGATAAAATAGTTCTGTTGCGTATATCAGATTCAGTTTGTTTTTTAGTTTTAAAATATAATTTATCAATTATTTTGCGACATTCAAAATAATAAAATTTATAAGGTTTTTTATCTGTATAGAAGTAAATATTAGATTTTATAAATCCTGCTCTTTTAAGGTCAAAATCTGATATAATCTCTAAATCATCAACTTTGTATTCAAACACTTTAAGTTCTGTTTTCATATATAATCCTTTTGAAAATTTAAGAGAATTATATCAGATAAACCTTATAAAAATATTAATTATAGTTAAATTCAAAGTTGCAGTTACAAGAACAATAATTACAATTACAATTACATATTTTTTGTATTACTGCACCACTCCAATAATTGCAATTACAAGTGCAGTAATTGCAGTTACAAGAACAAAAATTACAATTACAACTGCAATAATTGCAGTCACAGGAACAAAAATTACAATTACACAAACATTGAATTCTTGCCCTATTGATTTGTTGTTGTAAGAATTTGGTATCAGAAGCATTTATTACTGCACCAACTGCAAAATTTGCTATTCTATTAGGTTTTTGTTCTAATAAAATATAATTTGATTGTATTTCTTTTATCCAAAAACCGTGAATTTTATCAAATATAGTTACACCATTTGAATTATAACCTTCGCCTGCTGTTCCTATTACTACATCAGGATTTTGATACAATTCACTAAAATTCATTGTATTATAAGGTGTTGATAATGGCTCTATATATAATTTAACTTGATTAGGTTGTATAATATCATATCTTATTTTTCTATTGACTTGGTCGTTTAAATCAGACCTAAATCTATATTTTTGATTATTATATAATATAATAAAATATCTATTTAATATTTTAAAATTTTCTAGTGCTGTTGGCACTTCATCTAAACACTCCAAAATTTTACTATATAAATCAAGATAATGTTTAGATAAAATTAATTCATCTGATTGTGTTGAAGTATTAAAATATGATAAATCTCTATTAATATGTTCTATTCTATAATCAGTTCCCATTATAAACTCCAAGATAAATTAAATTGAAATTGTTGGTGTATTGTAATAGTCATTGTATTATTATCCCAACTTGCACTGAAAACATCACGTAAATAATCTATACTACTTGGATTTACATCAAAAGAGCCTGTTCCATCAGTATTACCCATTTGTAATTTATCGCCATTATTTAAATTAAATGAATATGTGGAATTAGACCTATATGTATAATCTATATTCATAATTTGATGAATACCATATTGCTTTATATTGTTTTTTGTTAATGTCATATCTGTTGTTGGATTTAAATCATTTATTTTTATTTTAAATCTTATAGAAGCAGGAACATTTGTTAATGTATTAGGAAAATTAAATTTCTTAACTAAACGTGTATCTGAAAATGTATATACCATTGACATTGCAACAGGATAATTAGGTCTAGGCGGTGTCGGTGCAGGCGTTGGTGCTGTCACAATTGGCGTAGTTACCACAGGAGCAGGTGCAGGTGTAACAACAGGCACACCACGAAAAATTTGATTTCCACCATATTCATCATATCTATCATCAGTTACATCAAAGAAGTTATTTTGTTTAAAGAAATTAATTCTTGTTATATATTCATCTTTTAATTTTTGTATCATAAAATTTATATCAGTGTGTTTTATTAATTCGCCTTGATATCCAAAATTAAACTGAATTTCATTAAATGGTCTAGGTTGTGTTACTGCTATATTTCTAAACAATCTACCATAATATTTTTCATATTCTCTAGTTTCACCAAGAATAGAATCATAAATTTCAAGTTTTTTAATCACAATCTAACCTTATATTAATTTTAATAAACTATATCTAATTTTGGCAAGGTGTTTATATATTTCACACAAATACCACTGATTAGGATAGTCATTATATCTATCAAAAAATTCAGTTTTCTTAGATTTAGCAAACTTTGTAACATTACACTTCATACAATAAGTTGCATAACAAGATTTACATTTTTCAGGCAAAACATCTCTTTTTGAACTAAATTTTATATGATTATTTATTACATTATTTAAGAATAAATTATCATCTAAATTTATATTATTAGTTGTTAATTCTTTTCTGTTTTCATCATCTAAATATAATGCTCCGTGACAAACTACAACAGAGCCATCTAAATCAATAGCATTTAACATTGAACCTGCACCACAAATAGCACGATTATTTTGTAGCCAAGAAAAACTAAATTCTTTATTTTGTTTATAGAATTCTAACTCATATTTTGCTATTTTCTTAATCTGTTCTGTAATAGTTTTCTTATGTTTTTCTATTGTTTCTTTTGTCATATTTTGATGGTCTGTTAAATAATCAATAGTAGGATTATATTGTATAGGTTTATTTAAATATTGTCCTATACGTCTAAATTCTAAATAATTATCTGATATTTTATCAAGATTATCAAAATCAATAGTTGGGTGTATTTCAAAATTAATACCACGATTTGCAAGTTCAAATATAGTTTCTTTAACTTTTAATGCAGAACCTTTGCCTTTTTTATCAAGTCTTGCAACGTTATGGCTTGCTAAACCATCATAAGAAATTTGAACTGATAGATTAATTTTAGTATATTTGTCTAATAAATCCCATATATTGTTATAATTAAATCCGTTTGAATACATATAAAATTTAACTCTAGGATTATTTTCGTAATAAACTAAGAAATCTTTAAGTATTTTAGGTTGTGTTGAAGGCTCGCCACCCCAAAAGAAAATTTGAACTCCGTCAAAATATCTTAAAAAATCTTGATTTTGTAGTAGAAAATCAATTTTATGTTTAATTTTTAAAATCATTTCATCTGATAGATTATGTAACTTTTTTTCAAAATCTTGAATGCAATAGGTGCAACCTAAATTACAACCTTCAGTGATATTGACATCAAATGCAAAAAAAGGTTTCAAATTTTAAACTCCTTATATCCTGTTACAACTACATAAATTACATTTATCACAAACATAATTACATACAGGAATATTATATTTTTTAAATATATAATTAGCATAATCTTTTAATTTAGAATCTAATTTAATTCTTTTAATAATATAATTATTAGATTTTGCATATTCTAAAGTTTTTATTAATTTATTTAAATCATCTGTTCTTATTTCTATATTGAAATTTAATTTAAATAATTTTAATAATAAATCTTTATTATTTGAATTTAATTCAATTGAATAAACAATATTAGGTAAATTAATATCTATAAATTTATCTGTTAATATTGTTATATCGTGCAAATCAGTTATTTTATTTAGATATTCAGGTTTAAAATTATCTGAATTAAAATACAAATATTTATATTTAAAATCAGAATTTAAACTTGGCGAAAACTTAACTTTAGTTAAATAATTTTTAATATTAGAATTTAAATTTAAGTCTTTGGCACTTGAAATAAAATCCTGAATATCTAATTTTAAAGACATTATTTTATCACTTTATTACTTTATTAGTTCGTCTATTAAATTATCATATTGATTAAAATAATTTTCAGGAACAATAGTTTTTAATCTATCTTTAATTTGTATATAATCATTTTTAATAGTTTGTTTATGATTATTTTCAGAATCAAATATTGACTTTTCAATAAACAAAGATAATTCATATGGCGTATTATAGACTATTTCTCTAGCCTTTTGATATAAAGGCATTAACTCTGTTTCATTAAATTTATAACCTTTTTGTCTAAATTTAGATATAAACATTACTACGCCATTATTCGTATCAACTAATCTATATATATTTTCTGAATTAAAATTCTTAAGATTATACAAATTAATTAGTGCCTGCTTGCCATATTCAAAATCAGATTTAATAATACTAGCACGTATTTTAAAATACTCTAATAAACGCTTTTCTGCTATCGATACGGCATACTTTTCAAATTCATTAATAAGTATATCAGCAGTATATGATTGTTGCTCTAAGGCTTTGTAAATGTCGTTAAACAAATGTTCCTTTTCTTCGGCAGATTTAGATTCTATATATAGATTTGTTTTAATTGTATCTGTATTATTAGTTGATATTTTTTCGCCTAATTTATACATTTCAGAATAAATAAACAATTTATCTTTATCTATAAAATCTAATCTTTGTAATGTATTTTCATCAAGATTTATACTTGATATACTTAAATAAAATACTTTTTCTAAATCAGGAAATGTTGCAGTTGGCTCTTGATTAATTAATCTATATAAATCTTTAATAGAATCTTCACTATTTTTAAGTTTAATATTTGAAACTAATCTTAAAATTGTTATATCTAATATAACATCTCTACGTTCTGCTGAATTTAATTCTTTTATTTCATCTTGTTCTGATTCTGTAAGCATAAGTTTATCAAGCGTTTCTTGATATAATCCTGCATTAAATAAAAAATTTGCTAAATTAAGTTTTTGTAGATATGATTTCATAAATCCAAATCCCCTTTAAATTCATTTGCTAAATCATCAACTTCATCTTTTATTTCTGTTGGCACTATTTCAGGTATATTAGAAGTTGAAAAAGACCCTTCAAAATTGCCTGTTTCAAGATATTTAAGTTGTGATAATAACACGTTTGCTTGTGCTAATATTGAAAAACTATATAAACCATTAATTTGTTGTAGTTCTTCACTTGCTTTGGTAAGAAGTGCAACTGCATTGTATAAATGATTAATTTGCTCGTCTTTTGATATTTCAGTTCTCAATTCGTTATGCTCTTTACAATTATTTTCACATTTTTCTGCCATTTATAATCCTTTGTGTTGCTTTTAAAAATTTATACTATTATACCACATTTACTTAAGATTAAACTTAATTATCCATTAGAATTCATCATATTTGCTAATACATCATCTATTTTATAATCTTTTAATTCTCTATATACTCTAAATGCTTCTCTATAACACATTTTTAATAATTTGCATACTGAATTTATAGGTTCTGAATAATCTAAATTCTTATTTTTAGAATTTAGCATTTGTGAATAAGTGCAACCTGAATTACAAAATTGATATAATTCACATTTCTTACACTTAGGAAATTCATTAGGATTTGATATTTTAGGTTGTTTTAAATAATTTATATTATCTAAATTTAAAGTATCTGTAACTGCGTCATATAGTTCAAATCTACCTATTTTATCAGAATCTGAATTAAATCTTTCACAAGGATAAAACTTACCATCAGGAGCATACAAAGCACCGCCAACACCTACAAAACAGCCGTGAGTTCTTTTACCAAACATTGAACCTGCTAAAGTATCTGACAAATAAAGTGTAAATAATCCTACATTTGAGATTTTGCCTGCTTTATTATACTCTATCACTTTATCTGCTAGTCTAGTTATTTCTTTATCAAAAGTTTTAATATCTTCAGGACTATAAATATCATCTCTTATTAATGAAAAATCAGGAAAATTAAAATTATATTCATCTACAAAAAATTGATAATTTTCAGTCAATAAATGAAAAAATTTAGGGTCTAGCATAACTTTACAACCTGATAATAATGAACTAAACAATTCTTTATTCTGTATATATTTCTTTAATGAATCTTCGCCATTTGCCAAAGGTCTTGTATAATTTTGCCAAATACCATCAAAACTTAGTGATATACCGCAATTATATTTTTTAAGGTAATCTAATTTTTCTTTATCTAATAATAATCCATTTGTAATTACAACAACAGAACTGCATTTAGGGTCATTATAAAATTTTGGCAGACTATATCTAATAATATCCCAATTTAATAAAGGTTCGCCACCAAAGTAAGATATATGATAATCATCTTTATTGTAAATATCTAATAATTTATAAATTCCTTTATTAGGTTCTAAAAATTTATCAACAGCAAAAGGTGTTAATTTTTTATTAATATGCCTAGAATAACAATATTTACAACCTAAATTGCAACCTGTATTAGTTGAAAATTCTACAATAAAAGTGCCTGCCAAATTTAAATCCTTAATTAAATTGTTATTTAATACTATATAATGATATTTATTAATTATTTTCCTATTTTCCTATTATTTCATAAACTTCTGCGTCTTCTAAATGTTTCTCTATGCTAGGAAACTTTGATACATCAATGAAATTAAATAATTCTTTTTCTAATATATTATAATCATTAATTTTTTGATTATTTTTAGATATTTCAATATTCAAAGTTTGTAACTCTGAATTTATCATTTGCATAATTCTTTCAAATATTTCTGATTCTGAATTTGATTTCTGAATGAAATTTAAAAAATCAAAATAATCATTAAATTCATCAAGAGTAAAAATTTTTTCTTTATTATAATATATATTTTTATCTGCATAAAATAAATTAGATATATAAAAATTAAATTTAATTATATAATCTGATTCTTTATTTTTAAGTGTGATTGGTATGATTGGTGCTTTATTTGTTTTCATATTATTCCTTTATACTTTTTATATAGATAATTCAGGATATTTTGTTTTAAAATAAATTAAATTATTTTCTAAGTTTTTAATTTTCTTATCTAATTTTTTATTTTGTTTTTCTAATTCTAATTTTTTATCACGAAAAAATCCAAATAATAAAATCCGATATATATCAGTATTATAATAAACTTTCTTAGGACATTTTTTAAAAAAATCTTTAACACTAACGCCTTCATCAAGTTTAACGCTATATAATCCATTTGATGTTAAATTATATCTTATTATTTTGGATTTTTCTAAATCTTTAGTGTCAGTGTCATTAACTCTAAAACACATATAAAGATTCTTATCTTTTTCAAAAGTTGTAACACAAGAGTATATTTTTATCATCTTAACTCCTTTAAAATCCTATAATATCTAATTCATCAAATTCTTTAATTTTTTCTTTAGAAAATCCTAAAGTTGCTAAATTTTTCTTTAATTGAGTTATATTATCTAATAAATTATTAATTTTTAATTTATTTTTATCTATTAATTTGTTTATTGTTTCTAAATCAGATTTATTTCTTAAACAAGAATTCATAAATCTAACATCTACTGAATAATCTGTGCCACTATAAACTAATATATCATTAAAATATAAATTATTATCTATTAATTCTTTTTTCATATTAAATACTCCGAAAAATTATTTTCTAATGCTGAATTACATTGTTTTACTATTTGTATTTTTGATTTTACTTCTGAAATAGTATTATTTAAAATTTCTGCAAGATTATCTATAAATTCATCAAAAACTTCTGATAGTGTAGCGTTATTATAAACTTTTTGATTTAATTTAGTTTTATCAAAATCTGTTAATTGTGTCTTTTTATATTTAAGAATATGTGCGTTTAAAGCATTAAAAATAAAAATATTATCAGAATCATCATCTAGGTAAAAATACAGCATTGCTGATTCAAATTTATTTTGTGATGTAGTAATTTTATTAAATTTAGTTTTTAAACTTAATACTTCTTTCATTTTGTATTCCTTTTTTATCTTGAAACAATTATAAATCTAAATCTCTTAAATTCAACTTAAACCCTTCAGGATTATATGAAGTTTCTATTCTATGATTTAGTTGTTTTCTAAATAAACCTAAATTATCGGCTAGGTCGTAAAGATTAAATACAGATTTAGAATCGTGTTTTCTTACACCACGTCCAATTGATTGTGTAATAGTTACATATGATTTTAAAGGGCTTGCCAAAATTAAATTATGTAAATTAGGTATATTAATACCTGTTGAAACACAAGCCATATTACCCACTATAATAGCGTTTGTTTCATTTTGAATTAATTTTCTTATTAATTCTCTGTCATCGCCATCTACATTACCATTAATAAAGTAAATTTTATATTGGTCTTGTAAGACTAATGCAGATTTACCTATTATATTATTTCTATAAACTTTAATACCTTTTTTAGCGTATATATCAGTGATTAATTTAATTCCGTGTTCTGTATGTTGAAATAAAACTAATGTATTTCCTTTTAATGCTGTTGCTAAATTTACAATTAATTGATTTCTAGGTTCATATTCTTTAATTAATTTTAATTGTTGTGAGTAATTATTAGGTATCTTAATATCTAAATTCTTATAAGATAATCTTAATATATTAATTTTAACAGGTGTTGCTAAACCCCTATCTATTAATCCTTGTGTTGTAATATATGTTTTTGGCTTGCCAAAGCAGGCAATAACTCTAAATCTATCAACAGGTTCTTCAGGTAATGTTCCTGATAATCCTATCTTAAATTTAGCATTAATACATTTATTAACTATATCAAATATTTCATTTCCTTTAGTTCCGTGTCCTTCATCTACTATTATAAAATCTAATTCTTTTAATTTTTCCTTAAATCTCATTACAGATTGATAAGTTGATATAGTTAAATTTAAATCAAAATTCTTATCATTATATACACCACCTATTAAATGTAAATTCTTTGCTACATCTAGGTTATAATCCTTTAAATCTGAAGCAAATTGATTAACTAATGATATATTAGGAACTAGAATTAATCCTTTTAATCCTTTAGAGCATAAGAAATCTGATATTAATCCTATAATAACAGATTTTCCTGAACCTGTTGCAGACCTTATAAAGTGTTTTTCATTTTTAATTGCACCTATTACTGCTTCACATTGATAATCATATGGAGTAAATTTTAGATTTTGAGAACAATTATCAATATGTTGTTGTATTTCCAAATCTGTAAAAGTATTAGTTGGTGTATATGGCAAAGACCCTAAATCTGTTAAGAAATTTAAAAGTCCTGAATATACCGCTACTTGATTACAATTGTTAGGATTAATTTTGAAAAAGTATTCATTAGGACTTATAATACCTGCTTGAACTCTAGTATTATATTTAGCATTCTTAATAGGTGCTGATAATCTATTACACAATTTAATCTTAGTTTCATCGTCTGCTACATCTAGCAAATAAAAACTTTCATTAAGTTTTGTAGTTTTTGTTATCAAATTTAATCCTTTATTTATGTATTTTTGCTATAATAGCATAAATTTCTTTAATAAATATAAAAGATAATATAAGGAGTAATAATGATTAAGCCAATAGGACAAAATGTATTAGTTCAACTTAAATATCAAAAAGATATTACATCAGATTCAGGGATTATTATAAAAACTGAAACACAAAAGTCAGTTGTTGAAGACCGCCAAACCAATGGTAAAGTAATTGCAATAGGCGATAAAGTTAAAGACATTAAAGTTAATGATATTGTATATTTTGAAACAATATCAGGAATTGATTTAGATAATAATCAAATAATGCTAAGAGAAAACACTATTTTAGGATTTATAAGGGATTAAGAAATGAATAATATAATGTTTGAAATTTTAAAAATGTTTAATTTTAATTATTTAATTTTAGAAAATACTGCATATTATTATGTTAGTATAATTTCTTATTTTCTATAAGGATAATTAATGGGATTAGATATTGATTTTGAAAATTTATCTTCTGCTGATGAACTTGAAAAATTATTAAATGAAAAATTAGAAGATTTAGAATCAATAAAACGTAAAACTGATATTTCAGATGTAGAAGTTATAGTTGATAATTTTGAGAATAAAACATTAAAATCTGACATATCAGATATAACTGAAATTACACCAAGTGAAGTAATAGAACAAAGAGATTCTAACAAAAATAAAATTTCAATTGAACTATTTAATCTTAAATTAATGATTGATGATTATAAAAAGGTTAGAGAATCTTTATTAGAAAATGTTGATAATACGCAAAAAATAGTAAATTCAATTACTTCTGATATATTTAACGAAGAAAATGCAAGTGCCGATAAAATTACTGCATATGCAAACTTAGTAACTGCTGTAAATTCAAGTATAAAATTATTGACTGCAAGTTATAAAGATATTTCTAGCATATTATTAAATTTAAAGAAATTAGAGCAAGAATCTAAAAAAGATAATAACAAAGATATTAAAATAGAAAATATTAATATTATCTCTACTACTGATTTAATTAAGCAACTTCAAGATAATAAAAAATTATTACAAAATAAGTAACAAGATAAGTAAGGGATTAAATTAATAATCCCTTAAATTTATATTAATTAAACGAATCTAAATAATCTTCTCTTGTAAAGATATATGTATTAGGCTTACACAATAAATTATTTTTATTAGGGTCTGCTTCAGCAGATAAAGAAGCATTTTCTTTATTAAACAATATTAAATCTTTATAGGTAAAATTACCTAAATCTATTTTTGCTCTTACATTAATTGACAATGTTAGTGTTCGTCTTGTCAATGTTCCTGCTGAAATTGTCATTTTTGAAGGTATAAATTTATCAAATTTTATATAAATTGTTGAATCTTCAATTGAACTTCCTTGTTTTGACATCCAATAATCATATGTTCCTACACCTTTAGTTTGCAATAAGATATTTGTAAGCACATAATATCCATTGACACCCCAAGTATAGCAATCGCCAACTTTAATATATGCAACTATTTCATTAGAACTATCAATTTGATAATCATTAGGAATTATTGTTCTTGTATTATTTTGTGCTGATAGCCATTCATCTTGTTTTTTAGTTAATATAACTTTAGTATATAAATTTTGTTTTAAATTTGCACTTCCTGAATCTACACCTATCATTTTAACTTTATATAAATTATCTAATTTATCATAAAAACATAAATCTGCAAGACCATATCCATATTCTGATTTTAATGATGTAGGTTTAAGTGTAACAAAACATTCTGTAACTTTATCTGTATCTTTAAGTTGTTCTATTACATTATAACCATTTGCAACTAAAGTTTTTTTAATTTCATTAAAAATAGCATTTTTTACTGCTCTATCAACTTTTATCTCTGTAAATCCTGATAATGCTGAATTTATCTCTGCTAATTTATTATTAACTATACCTGAAATTCTTTCTTCTATACCTTCTGAAAATTTAGTGCCTATTTTAGTATCTATTTCAGATTTAATCAAATTTAAATTTTCTGTTAATCTTTTATTAACTGATATAATTAAATCATTTGTTTTTTCGCTTATAGCGTCACCAACTTTTGTTTTAATTGCTTCTGAAACTTTAGAATCTACTTGACCTGATACACTTTCAAATCTTTCATCTAAGTTTTGATTAAGTTTAGTATCAAATTTAGCATTTACTTTTGTGTCAATAGATTTATTAATTTTATCTGTTTCTGTATTAATTTGATTTGTAATATTTTTATTAACATCTACTAATTTAACTGCTAATTTATCATTAATCTTAGTATCAATAGAATTATAAATTTCAACCGATTTAACATTTAATTTATCATTTATCTTGCCGTCTATTTTATTATCAAGAGTTTGAGAAATAGCCGATGTTTTAACTTCTACCCTATCATCAATTTTTTGGTCTATACTAGCATTTAGAACTTCTTGAACTTTTGCTTCTGCTTTTTGTTCTATATTTTGAATTAGTAAGTCTTTGACAAGATTTAATTTATCTTGAACTACTTTATCAATATTCAATGAACTTGATAATTCAGTTAATTTGACTTGTAAAATTTCATTAACTCTTTGTTCTGTAATGCCTGTTACAGATGTTGTAGGTGTTGTAGGTGTATTTAAAGCACTTGAACCACTTGATGAAGGTATAAGTTTAGCAAATTCTTTTACTAATTCTGTTGTTAATTCTTGTTTAATTTGTGTTTTAGTTGTGTTTAATATCTCATTAACTTTAGTGTTAATTTTAGAATCTAATCCATCAGTTTGCAATCTTGCATTAACTTTTGTATCAACTAATTCATCAATTTTATTAACTTCTGCTTGCAAAAGTGCTATTTTATTGTTTGTGTCTAATATATCTTTTAATGTTTTCTCTTTAAAAGTGTCAAATTTTTCAACGTCTAATTTACCTGATATATTTGGTATATCTGTGTTAGAATTAAGAATTCTTGATGTATCTAAAAAGTATTCTTTAACTGATAATTCTCTTGTTATAGTGTTAGGTTCGCCACCATTTGAACTAGGAACTTGATTAAGTTTAACTTCAAAACTTTGAATTTGGTCTTTAACTACTTTTAAATCTTGTATTAGTGTTTTAATCTTTTCTTGAATTTCAGATGAAACAACTTTGCTAAGTTTTTCTAAATCAACAGAACTTCCTTGTCCGTTATGATTTTTATCTATTTCATTAAAATATATCAGAACCTATAATATTATCCAATCCTAATTTCTTAGATGTAATAGTATCAATATAATATACAGAACGCTTTTTCGCTTTATCTAAAACATTGGCAACTATACCTAAATCAGGAAATTGTGTTTTAATATTATCAATTTTATCTAATATAAATTTAGTTAATTCAGTATCTTCAATGTTATCGGTAACGATATAATTAACTATTTTAAATTTAACAGGTTTATTAACATTAGTAATAACATTAGAAGTTTCGGCAACATTTGGTGTATTTAAATTTTCACTCAAAATTTATCCTTTATATAATTTTAAAAGTATTTATTAAATTCCTAAATTTAGAAAACACACAAATTTACACAAAATTTATATAAAACTATTTAATTAAATACAACTCTTTAAATTTAGATTTATCAATAAATTCATAATCATCAAATTTTAATGTTACTGATAAAATCATATCATTATCTTCTTGATTTGCTGAATATTGTAGTGAATTTATTGATTCTATTCTACAACCATATAATTGCATACATATTAATGAAATTCCCATATTATCGGTTATTTCTATTCCGCAAGTAAAATCAAATTCAGGATTAATAAATCCGTCATTTACATTACAAATACTATGAAAATAACTCATTACTTTTTTATATAATTCTAATTTTTCATCAACTACAAATTCAATAGTTACAGGGTCTAAATTTATAGAGTCACCGCCAATTAATGCACGTTTAGATGATTGCGAAAATGCTTCTAAAGGTGTAACTGATAATCCAGGTAATTCAATAGATTGAACTTGATATTGCTCTTTACCTAAAAATGGTATAAAAACTTGAAAATTTGATGATTGTTGTAAAGCCATTTAAAAACTCCTTATTCTCTTTCGGTATCTAATACACCTTTATTTGTTATTTCTTGTATAGCAAGGTCTTCATAATTGTTGATATATCCTGAATTTGCATAAAAATATCCAACATAAGCACTATTATCAATTTGATTATTTAATAAGTCTTTTGGCAATTCAAATAAATCATTAAATTCTATCTCAACATTAGTTACATTATCAAAATTGCTTATAGATTCTATACTAAATTCATCAACTGCTATAATTCCTTGATTGCCTACTAATCTTTTCTCTAAAGTATATTTGTTATTTCTATATTCCCAACCTGTTTTAGTTTTCTTATACTGATATTCAACTCCATAATCAGTTGCTGATATTTCGTTTGCTGTATTATTATAATAGTAAGGGTTCATATAGACCCAACCTGTTGTCTTAGGGTCAAAATCGTGTTCTTCTACATAAATTTCATTACCTTGAATTTCAAAATCCAATCCTTTTGAAATAGGTTTGACTTTTTTAATAATAAATGTTTCTATTACTTTGTTATCTAATAATATCTCAAATTTAATATCTTGTTTTTTCTTTAAACTTAACTTATAATAATTAATTAATTTTAAATCTTGTATAGTAGAATCATCAGAATTATATCTTATTTTAAAGTTTCTGTCTAAGAAAAAACTATCATTTAAAATCTCAACTTTATTATCAAAAAATACAATTTTTTCTATAAATCTAAATTGATTATTTCTAGTTCCTTTTAATTCGTCTATATTTTTATAATTTAAAAAATCTGAATATCGTTCTCTATTAAATCTTGGATAGTTTGCATATGTTAGTGATATATCATTATTTACATATCTTTGTCCTACGACAAATCTTCCACAATAAATTCCGCCTACTGCATTAAGTTTTGCATAACTTGAAGCAATACCAAAATCTTCATAAAATGCTAATTCTTCAACAATTTCAGTAACCATTTCAACTGTATAATCTAAATTTAAACCGCAATGTCCTAATACATCATCATAATCTTTTTTAACTATTGTAATTTCGCCACGAGCGTTTAAAGGTGTATCAGGATTATTCCAATATAATAATTTTAAACTTCTAGGAAATGTATGTCCTTCTAATTTTTCGCCTGATTTAAAATAAACTTCAGTAATAGTGTCTTTACCTGATGTATATTGTAATATTTCTATAACATTATTATCTTTAACTAAGTTATTCATATCGGCAGGAAATACATCATAAGAGTTACCATCTCTAATAATAGGTATATCAAGTTTCACATCTTTATGATTTGCAACAAACATTAAATCTTCTAAATTTTCAAATGGATATTTCTCGTTATTATCAGCAAATATTAATACACCATCTCTTTGCTTAATGTTATTTCCGTCTGAATCTGTAAAAGGCAAATATCCTAAATTTGCTTTATAATCATCTTTTTTATCAGATTGCCCCCATTGACAACCTACATAAAAATAATTAAATTTATAAACAGGTTTAACCAAAAAATAATCTTTAAAATATAATTCATATAATCTATTATAAGAATAAGTCCAACCAACAGGGTGTGATAAAGGTTTAACAAAGTGTTCGTAAATTTCTTGTAAAAGTGAGCCTTCAATTGTGTATTCAAAAACTTCATCGCCTTCAATAAATCTAAAATATCCGTCACCACGTAAAATTGATTGTTGTAATTCTAATTGTTCTATTAAGTGATATACATATTCTATTGATGTAGATATACCTTTAGAATTCTTAAATGCTTTATTACCAAATATTATATCTTTATTAAGAATTTTCAATACATCATCAGAAATAGTTATTTCCTTAAAATCTTTTAAACCTGCTAATTTATATAATTTTGTTAATTTTGCATTAAGTTGTTGATTATAATTAGAATCTGTTAATACAAGATACATATTTTTAAGATAAATTTTAACAAATTCTTCATATAAAGCAGTTTTATTTTCATCAAATATGTTGGCAATATCTATGGCTATATTTGAATTATCTATAATATGTTGTAAAAACACATCAATAGAATCTTTAATCAATTTAATATTTCTTATATTTTCAGGTATTAAATTTTTAACTATTTGAGAAAATTGATTATCCATTAATTATCCCTTAGATTATTTTCAAAATAAACATTTCTTAATCTTAAGAAACTATTTCTAATAAAATGTATATTATCAGTTGGATATTTAAGGTTTAAATATCTTGATTCATCAGGTGATGATACATTTCTTTTTAATTTAATTCTTATATAAGGAATTCTCTCATTAAATATAGTGTAAGTTCCTACAACTTCATCATCTATTTTAACAGGAAATGAAATATATTCTAGTGCTTGCCAATTTAATGTATCTAATTGGTCTTCTGTAATTATATAAGGAAAAATAGATTTAATAGTTTCAGCATTTATTGTTGTATCAACATAAATTTTCTTACTTTCAATATAATTTAATGTTTCTATCTTAGGTAATACATCTATATTTAATTTTTTATTTGTATATAAATCTTCAAAAGGTAAATCTAAGTATATATAAATGCCACCTTCGCCTTCGTCTGTTGCGTCTATTGATGATGTTGATAAAGATTTAACAGATAATATATAATCTTTTGTTTTTCCGTCTAAATTTATTGTTAATACTTTTGTTTTAGTATTTTTTGGTGGATATTCCCAAATTAAATAAGGATATTCAAATTTTACACCTTGTTTTGCTAATTCAGAACCTGACGGAATTAAAGCAGATAGTGGTGTATTATCATTTCTATTAATAATTAAATTTCTAATATCAAATTTATTAATAGCATTTGCAAATAATTCAATTGTGTAATTGTCTTTAAACGTTTCCACTCCTGTTCCTGTATTAGTTGGTATATACTCTTTTTTAATTTCTATTTGCTTACTTGCAAAATCTAGTGAGTCATCAGATATTTCTTCAATTGTATTAATATGTGCGTCTTTATAATATAATGGATATATATTAATATTCTCGCCTTTAACAGATGTATAAGAATAGTTTAATACAGATAATTTCTCTAAAGGTAATGAAACTTCTATTTTTTTCTTATTAATTTGTTCTTTTGTTAAATCTATTGAAACTCTATTTTTAGGATTTAATTTTGATTGAACTATTAATATATCATTTTCTTTCGCTATTGCAGAAGGTAGCCAAACTTCAACGTGTTCTGATAATTCATCAGTATATGAATCATAAAATAATTCAGATAATGATAATCCATTAAATACTTGATTTTGTGAATCTGTCTTTTGTTTTGCTATTTCTAAATTAGCACACTCTTCGCCTGCTAATTTATTACCAAATTCATTAGTATATTCAATTGTATATCTTAACGGATAAACAATACCTGCATAAGAGCCGTGAAACCTATCTAATATATCAACTCTATTACTAAATTTATCATTTTTATTAATTGTATAATCAGATACAATAGATGTTTCTTCTGTATCAGTTTTGCCATAATGTGCTGTAACTTTAATTTTGTCACCAGGTTTTACAAATTTAGGTAATAAAATTTGAATTTGTGAAGTATATCCATTAATCTTAGAGTAATAATATAATCTTTTATTTTCTATATTGTAATATTGTAAATCTGTTCCTTTAAGATTAATTGTTTTATCTCTTGAATTAAATAAAACATTAACGCCACCTGATTGATTTAAATTTGAAATATCATAAGTTTTTGAGATTAATCTATTTACAACATCTGTATTAGTTGCTTTAATTGTATCTTTTGAAGTATAAGAGCCGTCTTTATATACAATAGGTTTATTATATTCTACATTTATAGTATCGCCTTCAAATCCATTTAATGGAAGCCAAACATTTAATTTAGCAGATTGATTATTACTTGCTAAATCTATATAAGCCCTTAAATTTGATGAAGTAATTGATTTCATACGTTTTTTGGCAGTATTTTCAGAATCTATTAATATATAAAATTTAGGTTTTAATGTAAGACCCATAATATCTGATAATTCGTTGTCTAATTGTTTAATAATATTAGAATTAAAAAATGTAGTATCAAATGTTTCTAATCTTTGAATTTTCTCATTTAATTTATCAAAAATTTTCTGTCTTATTTCAGATTGTGCTATACCTAATTTATATTTTTTAACATCTATATAAAAATCAACAAATACATAAATAGGATTTCTTAAGTTATCATAAAGTGCAGGAAGTTTAAATTTATCTAAGTTATCCCAAACACCTGGATTTAATATAGTTTTATTTTCATTTATAGATTGTGACAATAATTCTGAATTTGATATATAATTTTTCTCTTTATTAACAGAATCATCTAATTTATAAATATATCTTTCAGAAATAGTTGATTTATCATTAATACCTTCAAATATTTCAGTGCCTGAAACTTTTGAATAAATACTAAATTTTCTTGATATTTTTTCAGGTAAAAAACTGTAATAAATATTTCCTTTTCTTACAGGAACTTCATCTTCGCCACCCCAAACTATACAATCTTTTACTGAAGCGTGATTATTAGCAACTGCTTTATAATCAAATGCTGTAACTACTCTTGAAGCAGTGTTATTCATTAGTGGAGCATTATCTTTAATAGATTTATCAGATTCTTCTTCTAATCCTGTAACTAATAATTGTGGCTGAAATGCGTCATTTAATTTACAAAATTCTTGAATATAGCCGTCTATTTGTAATGAACCTTGTAAAGCACCTTGTGAGCCTGATGAAATAAGTGCATTAACTTCCAAAATTGCTCCAGCAGGCAATTCGTGACCTATTCCTGAATAAGCAAAATAACATCTTGGTGTATTTGTATCAGTTACATCAAGTCTTAAAAATTCTTTATGTAGTTGGTCGTTTTTATCAAGCAAAAGAATTTTAGATTTATTCCACTCTTCTTTTTCTATTTTACCACGTATAGGGTCGTAATAAGTAGCATAAATTTCTATACCATCATCTTCAACATCTGTATAAGGTATATCTATATAATTTTGAATTCCATTAAATGTATAAATTAATTCATTAGGTTTTTCTTTATATGTAATAAGATTACCTTCTTTTATCTCTAATTGTAGAGTTAAAGAATTCATCTCGTCTATATTTCTTATTTCTATTGTTTTATCAGAACCTAGATAATAATACTTTTTATCCCCTGAAGTAAATACAGAATATTTAGGAATTATAAATTTACCTAGTTGTTTAAATTTGAGTTCTATTTTATACTTATAAGATATTTTCTTACTTGCTTCATATCCCAAAATTCGTGCGTCTTGTAATATATTTTTTCTTTTTCTTGCAAGAGTAAGTAAATTTTCATTAATATTAACTGCTGTGTTTAAATTTAGGTTAGAAATAGTATAAGCCATTGCAGTTATTATCTGTGCTGTATTAGAACCTTCAAATGGTGTATCATATCCTAACTTGGCAAATTCTTTTTCTAAATCTTTGTAGATTTCTTCAAAAGTAAAAGGAATAGTCTGTTTCATATATAAACTCTTTTTGAATTAATTTTATTAAGACTATTTATTTAAGAATTTAGATTAAAAAAATTATATCCTAAAATTATTAACTACTTAGAGATTACTTAATTTTATATATTAATTATTTTATTTAAGAATAGATTAAGTAGTTAATAAATTTAGGATATGAATTTAGTTTTTGAATTTATTTGATATTCTATTATAAGAATTCTATATAAAAATTTAAATTTCTGATTTGGTATCTGAATTTTATTAACTACTTAAACGAAACTTAAGAAATCTTATCTTACAGATATACTATCTTATTTTGTTTAAGGTTAAATTAAGTTGTTAATAAAATATAGATGTAAATTTAAATCTTTATTTGTTTTAATATATTTCTATTATATAAATTAATATAAATTCATTTTTTAATATATTGCCTACGGCAAAAACTTAAAACATATCTAAATTTTATTAACTACTTAAACGAAACTTAAATTAGTAATATAATAGTTACAATGTAAGAATAGATTAAGTAGTTAATAAAAATAGGATAGAAATTTAAATTTTTTAATTAAATTCTTATAATAAGAAATACAATAAATTCAAGAATTTAAATTCGTATGCAGATTTTATTAACTACTTAATCAATTCTTATATTATAACTTTATTATTACTAATTTAAGTTTCACTTAAGTTGTTAATAAAAATAGGATTGAATTTTAATTTTTATATAAATTCTCTATAATATAAATCAATAAAAATAAATTTTTTAATCTCTTGCTTACAGCAAAACATAAAAAGTCTAAAAAATAAATTCATATCCTATTTTTATTAACTACTTAATCTATTCTTAAAGAATAAAACTAATTAAATAAATTCAATCAATATTAAGTAGTTAATAAAATTTGGATATAAATTCTATATAAATTTAACATTAAATTAAGTAAATATTAAATATAATATTATGTAATAATAAGTAATATAAATTATTTAATATAAGGATTTATAATGGACGCAATACCAAATATTTCAGAAATAGATATTTTAATGATTAGTATTTTAGATAAAATACCAAATTGGAAGTCAAAATTGTATTATGAAGTTATAGATGATTCTGTATATCTTGAAGCATTAGAAGAGCAATATGAAGATTTAGTGGATATTGTTTATAATAGATTAGATAAATTAATGAATACACTTCAATAATTCAATAGTTCAATAATTCAATAGTTCAGTCATTTAGCAATTATTTTAATTGTTCTAAATCTTTAACTTTATTATATAGTTCTAAATTTTCTTTATTAAGAGAATTTAATTGAACTTCAAATTTTTCATTATGTGCTAATATGCACGCTCTTTTAAATACATTGCTAAGATGTTTTTCTTTATCCGAATCTTCAGTATTGTTAATTTCTATACCAAATTTAATCATATTATTTTCTATATAATATCCATCTAAATAATAATCAAAATCATAAACAATAAATTTATTATTTAAATAATAACACTTAAAATAATCAGAATAATCAGTAATTGGTAATATATCAGATTTAAAAATAAACATATCATCATCTAAATTTATATATATCAATTCTAAATTTAATTCAGGCGATATTTTATTAATAAAATTGTCTATATTAAATTTTTTAAATCTTTTATTATATTCTTTATCTGATAATCTATAAATTTTTAAATTCTCTAAATCAAGAAATTCTATCAATGATGTATCAAAATGATAATATTTACTTTTATTAATTGAATCTAAATAATCGGCTAGGTCTGTTGATTCTTTATCAGAATAACCTAAATTTAATATATAATCTTTTAATTGATTTGAATTTAATTTAGTGCTTTTGGTGTTTTTTGATTTAAATCTATTAATTAGATTAGGTGTTATATATGTGGTAATCATCGTGTGTCAATACCTTAGTTGCATTTAATATAATTTTTACAGAACAACCGACTTCATTGTTCTTAACATTTATTTTGCCATTGTTTTCTTCTATTATAACTTTATTTATATATAATCCATTGCCCCTATTTGAGCCTTTAGATGAATTAGATTCTTTAAATATATTTCTTAAAATTTCATTTGGAATTCCATTGCCGTCATCTTGAATTTCAAAGCATATTCTATCAGAATTAAAATATACAAGATTAAAATTAACTTCAGTGGCGTGTGCTTCTATTGAATTTTTAATACAATTTATTAATATACCTGACAATTCTGTATTAGATATATTAACTTTATAATCTTTTAATCTATCATCTATTTGATACTCTAATTTAGCAAGTGTTATTATAATAGCATTTAATGAAAAATCTATAATATCGTATAATGTATTATTATTTTCTTTTATTTTCTTATATTTGCTAATTTTTGCCATAATAATATAAAAATATTTAAAAGTATCATTAAAAATTTTAAGGTCTTTAGGTGTAAAAGATTTGTTATATTTTTGAAATAATTTATTTAAAATTGATATAGGCGTGCCAAGTTCGTGTGCTAAATTTTCTGTAATGATATTTCTTGTATTGTCAATTTTTTCAAACATATTTTTAGTGTTTTGGATATTTTCTTGCTGATTATTTTTGTAGTCTTTATAATTATTATATAATAAAATTCCTATTAATAATACACATATAATAATTAAATTTATTGTTAAATATCTTTGAACTTTATCTTCTATTGTTATTAATTCTTTTAATTCTTGCTCTTGATTTTCAGACAAGCAATCTTTATAATTTTTGTAAAATTGATGTATTTTAAATATATTTAATTCATCATAATCAGAATTTAATAAAAATAATGAATTTGCTGATATTAATATTACAAAAAATATTACAACTTCCATAAAAATTTTGCTAAATTTAGACATTAATTTATACTTTTTATACTTCTATAATTTTAATAATTTCTTAAATTTAGTAAGTCTTTCATCTAATGTAAAGGTCATCTTTGCCACTGATTTGGACTCTAAATTTAATCCTGTTAATTTTCTAAATTGATTCATCATTTTATCTATAAATGTTATTTCAGGTGACAATGTATTTCCTGTAAAAAATAGATAATCTAAATTTTGATTTTTAAGATACAAATATTCAAATAAATCTATGCCGTCTAACTTTAGATTATATTTTTTATTATCATCAAAATATATTTTTCTTACACCACCTATAATTAAATCTATTATTGCCTTTGAAGGGGTTATTTCAAATGTTTCACAAAATTCAATACATTTATAAATAGCGTCAGCACCATAAAAAGATATAATATTATATTTTTGTTTTGTTAAGTCTTTTAGGTCATCTTCAACAAAGGTGCAAACACCTAAAGAATCGTCGCATATTATAATAGTTTCTTTATCAGGGTTGTAATCAAAAATTAAATCATTTAATGTTGAAGGTTTTTGATGTTCTAAGAATAATTTAATATCATTATTGCACTCTATATTAGAAAATGAATATGATTTTAAATTATGAAAACTTAAGTATATAAAATCAGTAATCTTATTTAATATAGATGTTGTCATTTTAATCCTTTCATTTAGTAATTTGGTAATTTAGGAAGTTTAGGTATTTTTGGCTCTTCATCTGTTTCTAATGTTTTTGTGTTATCGTAATTTGATGTATTCTTTTGCATATGTGTAACACTAGGTATAATTGTTTTTGATAAATCTGTAACTTCTTTAGGTCTTATTAATATTGTTAAACAAATAAAGATTAATCCTATAAAAATTAATACATATTTAGCAGGTATTTCTTTAAGTTTATTAATAGTTATTTGATATATAGTTTCTGTTTCAGGTATTATTACAACATCATCATTTGTTGTAGGTGTTGGTGTAGGCATTGGCATACCTATCGGAATATCATTATAACTTGAATAGTTTGAATAATTTGAATAACTTGAATTCTGTGATTTATTTTCTAAATCTTCTAAGGTTTCTTGAAGATTAATTTCTTGTTCTGATAAAATTTCTAAGAAATCTTTTTTTAAATCTAAAATTTTTCTTAAACAATCATCGTGGGTCTGATGATAGAGATTATTTTTATTTTCTGAAGCGTCATATACTTCTAAGATAAATTGTATAATTTCTTTAAATTCAGGATATTGTGTTATTAATTCAATTAATCTTTTATTAAAATTATTTTTCTGTTTATTAATATCAATAATTTCATTTTCTAAATTTCTTTGAATATTGATTAATTGTTTATAAATATCTTTATACTTATCTATCATCAGACACCTTATTTCTTAGAACAAAATTTGCCAAGTAATTCTAAATGCTACTGAAGGTTCTTTAATTTTGCCTTTAAATGTTTTCATACTAAAAATTTTTGTGTCAGTAAATAAAGCACACTCTGTATATACTACACCTTGACCTGTTCCATTAAATGCGTCTTGTGCTATATTGAAAATATAAGTGATTGAAGGCTGTCCTGATTCACAACCTGTTACAATTACATCTGCTGTTGAACTATTTGAAGCACCATCAGCAATATCTACGGCTTTAGTATTAGAAATTGATGAACTAGGTGTAAAAGTTAATTCATTCCAAGATTCGCCTTTAGTTGCTATATCTGTTCCACAAAATAAATCAACTCTATTAGCATTAAATCCGTGTAGTGCAGTTTTAGGGATTAACACGTCATCATCTACGTGACCCTTTGTTCCCATTACAAATCTATTAATTATTGATTGACCTGCTATGCCACCTAATAAATTTGCAAAACTACATCTAGCAGAATTCATAATTAGATTGTGATTTTCTTCAGTGTCTATAACTTTTCCGTCTTTAAGTGTTTCTATTTTAAAATATCCACGAATAGGATTAATATTATCACTAATTTTATTTGAATTTAAATTCATTAATAGTCCTTATAATTATATAACTCTTTAACTATTTATATTTTAAATTATGTAAAGTAACTAATCTATTAATTAAATCAAAAGTCTTTTCTTTGTAATGCTTATCGTATTTTACAAAATCTATACCTAAATAAATTTGATTGTCTAAAACATATAATTCATCTAATATAGAGCATTCATCTAAAGTAAAAATTTCATTATTGTATTCTATAATATTATTTTCTAGTTCTCTGTAATTCTTTAATATCTTAGATTTCATAATTCCGCCACGATGTGCTATATTTATAAACTCTGTTTCTAAATTATGATTAATAAGAAAATTAAATTTTTTAAGATACTCATAATAAATTTTTTCTGTAATAGTATATTTAAATTTTTAATCAAATAATATAATAGAATAATCATTATCTGTTAAATAGTAATAATTATCTTTAGTATATTGTTGCATAAATTTATATAAATTTAAAGATTCAGTTTCAGTATATTTTAATTTATTAATACATATATCTATAAATTCCTGTTCTGATAAAAATCTAGGTTTTCTTTTAGTTAATATATATTGATATAATCTTGTCATACTTTTTATAGTTTAATTTTATAATCTGAATTAGGATAAACATTTTTAATAGTATCAAATATAATTACGTTAGGTTTGTTTTGATTAAAAATTAAATCATTATATTCATAACTTTTATTATAAATTATGTTCCAATTTGACTTAAATATGTTTAAATTTGGCTCTAAAACTTCAGATAATACACCTTTAGAACAAGAGTTATTATAATCAACTGCTAATACAATGTTCTTTAAATTTAAAAATCCTATTGATATTATCGCTTCTAATGTATTACCCATATTTAATTGAGAATCTGATATTAAAACAAATATTTTCTTATCAGGTTCTGCTATTGCTATACCTTCAGCAATACCCAAAGAATTACCTAAAGTATAATCTGCATAATCTATCCAATCTATTGAACTATCTAAACCTACGTTATTATAATCTTTAGGATAAAAATCATACATTCCATAAGGCTTGCCTATAAGTTTATAATCTGAATTTTGGATTAATTTAAGTAATACATTATATAAAGGTTTAACAGAATTATAGGATTTATCGTGTAATCGCTTGCAAGACATTAAATAACTCCTTTAAATTATTATCATAATTTAATTTATTATATTCTCTACCTGGAATTTTAAAATTTTTAAATCCTTGATTGATAAATCTAGGTATAGAAGTTTTATAATTTTCATTAAAAATATTTAATCTTTCTTTTAAGTAACAGCCATTATATTTAGATTTAAAAAATTCTTTATTTGATATATTTTTAGATATTATATCAAAATGATTATAAAATTCAGGACAATTATAACATCTATTATCAAGCAATATTTCTGTCTTATCAATGTTATTATATATTCTAGGGTCATCTTGATAATAACATTTTAAATCTGTGTCTAATTCTATTTTAGATATAACAGATTGTGTAGTTTTTATATTGCTATAATTTTGTTTAATATAATTTAATAATTCTAAATTTGATATTACTACGCTTGCGTGGATATCATTTAATATAGATAGAGATTTTAAACCTTCTGAATCTGATAAATCTATATAATAATTTGAAAAAGTTGCTGATAATCCAAAATTGTGTTTAATACAAAAATCTATTTGTTCTTGATTTATTGTATGTTCTAAAAATCTGCCACCATTAAATTTAGTATCGCCAAAACTATCATAAAATATAAAATCAATTCCTTTATATTGTAAGAATTTAAATCCTAATAAATTCTTTTTGATAATATCAAAATGTGATGATAAGCCTGCTATTCTAAATTTCATAAATATACTCCAAATCATTTAAACAAAATTTTAAATTACAACAATTATCACATTTATTAAATTCAATATTAAATAAATCATAAGTTAAACATCTATTAAATTTATTTTTTAAAAAATTATAATATATAACATTATCTTGTATATTGCATTTTTTAGGATTTTCAATTTTTTTAAATATCTCATAAAATTTTAAATTTAAATTAGTATTTAATCTGTTGGCAATACTATTTTTATCTTTAGGGATATAATCTAAAGTTTTTAAAATTTGTTTATTACCATTGTTGTTTTGAATTAAAAATATAGGATTTAATTCTGTGTTTATTTTTAATTTTCTTAATTTTTCATAATATTCATCAAATATAGGATTATCAGTTTCTTTCATAATACAAACTGAAATATTAAATTTAGTTCTTAATTTAAATATATTTTTAAGAAATAAATTAAAATCAATATAACTATGATAAGAACAAATTAAATTTATATTTGTTGAATTTAAACTTAATAATTTATTAATATTAATAGTATTTGTGAATATAGTTATTTGTTTATCTTTGAATAAATCTAATATATCGTCAAGATATTGTGATTTTGTCGGCTCGCCACCTAATATAAAAACTTTTTGGATTTTATCTTTAATTTTAATTAAATTTTCTAATCTAGGTTTTAAATCTAATTCATAATCTTTGCCATATAAAGAGCAATATTCACATTGTAATTGACAATTTTTAGTTAATAATATTTCCAAATCCATTAAATATTCCTGTATTTACAACAATTATTTCTAGCAGGACATACGCATTGTTCTAATTCACATTTATACAATTTATTTTCAGATATATATGTATTTAATTGTTCTAAATTAAATTTCTTTTCAGAACAAAATTGTTCTACTAATCCGTCAAATTTAACAGGTATATCAAAAATTTTATTATCACAATACCAATCTTTAAAAGTGTTTAATTTTAGCCTATAATTGTCTATTTCATTAAATTTATATACATTATCTGTATCATCAAAAATTAAATTTTTATCTAAATATTTGTATATTAAATCTAAATATAGTTCAAATTCTTTTTTATTGTTTTGTATAACCTTATTCTTATTAAATATAAAGTTTCCATAAAATTCAATATTGTTTTCTTTACAAAATTTAATATAATCTAAGTGTTGTTCTTGATATTTATTATCAAAAAGAAATGTAGTAAATGTATTGCAATATTGTTTATAATATAAAAGTGATTTATAAAATTTTTCATTTGTAGTTGCAAATGGATAAAAACTTAAATATATATTATCTATGTATTTTAATAATTCAGGTTTAATTAATTTTTCGCCGTTTGAAATTATTGTAATTTTATCTAAATTTGGTAATTTTCTTAATTCTGTTAATACGTATTCAAGGTAAATATATATTGAAGGTTCGCCACCTAATAGATAAATTTCAAATTTATGATTTACTTTACTAAGAAAATTTATAGTATTGTTTATATTAGATTTTGAACTAAATGTATTCCATTGATTTGTTCTCGCATAACAAAAACTGCATTTATAGTTACATATATACAATAAATTCCAATGAAATTTAATATTATTAGGATTATCTAATTTTGGATTTATAATAGTCCTAAATGTGTTAAAATTTAAAATCTTTAAAGCGTCTGACATTATTTTCAGTTACTCCTGAATTAGGTTTATATTTCCAAGTTGTTAATTTTCCTTGACATAAACATAATTTATTAGGACATTTCATCCAACAATCATTATTATTGATTTGTTCTATCGTTACACTATTCCAATTACAAAAATGATGTATTTCTGATGAATTAACAGGTATATCAAAGTTATTATTATGGCACTGCCAATCTTTTAACTCACTTAAATTATTTAAATATGAAATAACATCATCTATTTCTATAAAACTACCGTCTTTACGGTAAAATTTTTGTTCTTTTGGTCTATCAGGATATTTTAAATCTAATTCTTGTAAAAACTCTTTATAATCGTTATTAGTATTCATATAATCAGTTGCATTATGATTAAAAATAACATTAAAATAATAAGATATATTGTTTAAAACACAAAAATCAATCATATCTAAAATTAAGTCTTTTTCTTTAGCAGATGTAAGCATTATATTAACATTTAAAATTAAATTTTGTTGTTTAATTTGTTTTAATCTTGATTTGAATTTATCAATATCCTTTACTTCTGTTGGGTGGTATGTAATGTTCCAATTAAATTTATCCCCTAGTGATTTATGCAAGTTTAAAATTTTATTAAATTTTTCATCAGATAAATTATTATTTGATATTACTCCAAATACTCTAAGTTTTTCTAGTTTATATAATTCTTTTAAAATATATTCATAATAAGGACTTAATGTAGGTTCGCCACCTAATAATGCAACTTCTAAGGGTTTCTCAATTTGCTTTAATTTTGATAATACATCATTTATATTTTTTATATTATTTAAATTGTTCCATTTATCTTTTAATTCTCTAGCATAACAATAAGAGCAGTGCTGATTGCATATCATAATTATATCCCAATGTATGCGTATTGTATCATCTGCACCAAACATCATATATCTAGGTTCTTGTCTTTTATGGACTTTTTCTTGAATTATAAAATCATTAATATTCATAAATATCTCTTAAAGTAAAGTTATTATTTAAATTTAAGTGATTAAAACTTATATTGTCGTTGCCGTCTGTTGTTTGTTTATATAATAATTTATTGCTTAAGTGTATTGTATCAGTGTTTAAATTTTTAAATAAAAATACATCATTATCAATATAATTTCCTTTTATTATAGTATTAAATATTGATTTCTTAAATATTATTTGTCCTAGTTGAAAAAATTTAATATAATCTTTATTAAATATATTATTTAAAAAATAATTAAATTTATATGATTCTTTTCTAAACATAAATTTAGATATATCTTTTAATCCATATTCAGGATAATATAACCCTAAAATTAAATCTTTATCTCTGTTATTATAATAAACATCAAAGAACGAACTTAATAATATATCATCATCTTCTAATATATAAATATGTTCGCCGTGAGCGGAATTAATTAAGTGCATATAAACATCTGATAAGTCATCAGATTTAAAATAACTATATTTAATTAAATCAGATTTAAATTCTTTATACTCTATTAAGTCTGTTGTATCAGAATCATTATTAACTAATATTTCTAAGTGAAATTTATCAGAACAATTTTCATATTTAGATAATACAGACTCAACACATCTTTTAAATAACTTAGGTCTTTTGTGTGTTAAAATTAATATACTCAAATCTACCGCCACTTTTTGAACTCCAATCCGTCATTGCATTGTTTTAGTTTGCAAATAACATAATCTTTAAAATATAAGTTAAAATCTAAATCTTTTATATTAATAGGATTTATATTGTATTCAGGTTTAGCATAATCATTGCAACAATAAACATTTAAATTATTATCTATTACTAAATTTTGTGCTACACAACTACATTTAGTTAAATATAATTGCTCGTGATATTTTTTGTTATATGCTTCATCATATCCTATTATTGCACTATTAATTTTAAATTTATATTCTTGTTCTAAATAATTCATTAAATAAGGATATTTCTTTGAAAAATAAAAATAATCCCTATAATCAACAGGATTTTTAGTATAATCAATTGTAAATCTCATTTTTAAATGATTTGGTATCTCTTTTGCCAATAAATTAAATTCTTGTATAAATTGTTTTTCTTTATTATATTCTGTATTTATAAAACAATATCCAAGTATATCTAATTCTTTTAATTTTCTTAATTTAAGTATAAATTCAGATACATCTTGTTTGCCTATATGATAGGAACTACATATTTCTAAATTTGGCTGTTTAAAATTATTTAATCTATCTATACTTATACTTAAATTTGTTTGAATTTGAATTTTTGCTATTCTATTGCCTAGATTTTTATATAATTCTTGTATTATAAATTCTAAATTTGGATTTAAAGTTGGCTCACCGCCATAAAAATAAATAAAAATTTTCTTAAATTTTTCAGGTAATGTTTTTAATTTATCTAATACTAATAAACAATCATCATAATTCCATTGTTTAGAATTATTGTCGTATTCTTTACAGAACCAACATTTCTGATTGCATTTGTAGCAGGGTTTAAGTGTTATTTTTAAATCATATGGGAAGTATTGCTGTTTATCCAATAGTTCCCAATTCTTTATATTAAAATTCATATTTAAATAATAGTTAATTCATCAGGGAATTCATAAATAGATAAATCATTTTCATAATATCTATCATTTTCTTTAAAATATACCTTAATATGATTATCCTTAACTTTAGTATTTTGTTTAATTTTATAAAAACTAAGAGTCTTTGGCAAACCATTACGATTATCGCTAATATAAAATTCTACGTCTTTATTTTTTACTAAATCTAATATTTTATATAAATTTTTTATAGACTCATAATATATAAAATATGATTTAATTGTTCTTTCTTCTGTAAAAAGTTTTTCTAGGTCTGCGTAAAAAATATATTTTTTCTCTTGTGTAAGTAGATTTTCAAATACTGCATAATTATCTTTATACCTTAGAAATTTATAATAACTCCTTTCATAAAAATCCTTATCTGCATTAAATTCAAAGACATCACAATAATCTAATTCACTAGGTATTGCTCTTATTGACATTTTCCAATTTCTTTTAATAGTATGCCATAAATTTGAAAACATTTGAACTCCTATAATTATTTAATCTTTAAAATTTTATGATTATTTGTATGTAACTTCTTATTAAGTTTTTTCATAAATTTTGTTATTTTAGATTTCTTAATTTTTTTCTTAAGTTCAAAGGATAATATCCCTTTATCAAGCGTAAAATCAATATATTGAGATTTTGCAAAATCCTTAAATTCAACAGATTGAATATTGTCTGTATTGATAATTACATCATTAATTTGTTTTAACATTTTAATTCCTTTATATAAGAATAGTTTTTATTTTATTGTCATTTAAATTTTCCATTATTTTATTAACATCAATAATAGGCACACGACTTTCATCAATATTAAATTTAATAACTGTATTATCTGACATTCTAAATACTACTTTTGATTTTTCTTCAATATAGCAACAAATTACTTGTTCTGTGTTAATAATTCTATCATTTACGACTTTCAACATTTTGACTCCTTTGCGTGTTTAATATCTAAAATTAAATCAATAATATCATCATTTTCCTTAAGATTCACTAAATTATTTTTAATATCCGATAATCTAGTTTCTAATCCTATATCTTTGTAATTAATATTATAAAATTCATATGGTATTCCTAAATAGTCGCACTCTGCGATAAGTCTAGGCGAGCAATCAAATTTACGACCAACAGGAGTATATAAAAATTTATTAAAATCGCCGAATTTAACAGGTTTATTTGTAATATAATCAGATTCAGGCAAGTAATCAGAAAATATTAATAAATTTGGATATTTCACTAAGAGTTCGTCTATTTGCTTAAACTCTTTACAATTATGTGTAATATGTGCGAACGTTCTATCGGCTAGTGTTAAAGGTTTTTTAATTTTATCAAGTGCTATTTTCTTAACGTAATGAATAGAATTGTGCTTTTTAGGATAAATTCTTGAATCTTCTAAATAAATTACGTCATCAGGTCTAGTGCCTGCATTAGTATCAAATTCTGCACCACAATTAAATGCTAATTTAAATCCTAAAACTTTCTTATTATTGAAAAAATCGTAACTTCCGTCTGTATTAAGTGATAAAGGTGCATATACTAAATCAGGTGTTCCAAATATAAAATCATCAAAATTAAATTCATCTGAATTAATATATCTATTATTAATTATATTTCTTATATTATCAGGTTTATAATCATAAAATAAACATTTTACCTTTAGTTTAGATTTAAGAAACTGATAATAATCTAAAATTTCAAATAAGTGACCTGATATTCCGTGAATATTACGCCTATCATAAAAACTATGATATAAGAGCAAATCACAATCATCTGAATTTAATTTTAAAATCATTATAACCCCTAATAATCAAGTAAAACATAATCATAAAATTTACCCTGATATTCAAATCCATTAGTTAAATCAGGTTTATAATTATCATAATAATATTTTGTAATATAGAATTTATTATTATACCAAAAATACACATCTGCATAATCTTCTTCATCTAAATTAATAAAATTATTGTTTATCTGTATTATATCATTTTTAGAGTTCTGATTATCTAATATATCCGCTTTAAAAATTAGATTATTAATTAATTCTAAATTTAAGTAACAATTAATATATTTAAAATTTTTAAATATCTTTTCTAAATCCCATTGATTAACTATACTATACTTTTTCTTAGATTTTAAATCAAAATATTTAAGTCTGCCATCTATATTAACAGATTTAACTTTTAATATATCTACAAAGTAATTATATATGAATAGCGTTTCTGCGTCATTATAGCCGTGCTGTTTGACAATTTCATATAGGTTAATACTATCTATCGGAACACCTGTTAATTCTTTGCTATGCGTCTTACAAAACGTTTTATTGTATATAGAATCATTAGTCATTAAATGATATTAACTCCTGTATAATTTCGTCATTATATCTTAATTGTCTTTGATAGATATTTTCAGATTTTGCTTCATTATATCTATAATATGCTCCGTCTTTTATATCTTTAGAGATAAATTTAACTTTAATTTTAAAATATCTGCACTCGTGAAATAATCTAGGTTTTATATCAATAGAATCTTTATTTTGTATATAAATTACTCTATCGAATTTATCATAAAATAACGGCGATACAAAAGATTTTCTTTGTATAAAATTAGGTCTTCTTAGTTTTAGAACGCAATCGTGAGAAGTAACTAAAGTTTTTCTATCGTGTTTATCAATATCTCTTAATAAATCAAATCTAAATTTAGATTTATAATTAATCTCTAATCCATCAGGTTTTAAATGATTATATTCTATATAATATTTAACATTTCTACTAGATTTAAATGTAGAGCCTGATAAAGCATATAATTTACGTCCTAGAATACAAGATTCTTCAGTATAAATTAATGAATAATAATCAAAAAATAATATTTTATTAAATCTATAAGGTTTCTTAATATCAACATAAATCATATAATCAAAGCACCTATCATCTATATTTTTATATTTTTGTTTAATAAAATCTTTGATATAACTAAAATTTAAATTAATATTTAAAAATCCCCAATAAATGTGTCTATTATCAGATTTATCAAATCCGTCTTCGCCTAAATATCTCAATTCCCATAAAGTATAAAAATATTCAAATCCTGATATTATTGAGCCGTCTATATTACCATAAAAACTATATCCTGAATTTAATATTAAGTTAGAATTTGGATAAGTTGATTTATCAATTATAAAATGCTCTTTTGAATTAATCATAAAATTTGCTCCTGAACTCGATTATATTAGTTATTTTATCATCTATAATAGGATTTAATTTAATATCTTTAATTTGCTTTTCTACGCCGTCGCAAATATTAAAATACTTACATTTAAAACAATCTTTATTTTTGTAATAATGATGTTCCCTTGCATTTTTACAACAATTAATCATATTATCTAAAGTAGGTTCTAAATAATCGTATAATGCTGAATTCCAATCATAAATATCGTATATATGTTGAAAATATCCTACTACGTGTTTTTCAAATCCTATCATAAAGCAATAAGGAACATATCTAACATTAATATATTTTATTTTAGATTTTAATATAAATTTTTTAATAGGTTCTAATAATATATTATAATCAATTTTTTCATTATTCTCTGCGTCTGAAAAATAATTCAAAGGCAAGAAATTTAATTCAAAAGGATTAATATTTTCTAATAAATCAAAATATAGATTATCTATAAATTTATAATTAGAATTTGTTACAACTGCATTAATTCTTATTTTAATCCCTAATTCTTTAGCATTATTAATTGATTTTAAAATCTTATCAAAACTACCTTTAATGCCTGTTAAATTATCGTGTATTTCATTAACGCTATGAAGACTAAATAAGATTTCAGATAATCCTGATTGTTGTGCTTTTTTCATAAATTCAATATCTTGAAATTTAATACCATTTGTTAAACACGATACTTTAGAACTATTAGTGTTCTCTGATTTAGATTTACAATATTTGATAATATCGAAAAATTTACTATGTATAGTTGGCTCGCCACCTGATATATCAAAATCATCTGTATATTTTGATAAAAAATCAATTCTTGATTTAATAATATCAAAACTCAATTCTTTATCATTAAGATTATGCTTATAATAACAAAATCCACATTTAGCATTACATCTTAAGCCTATATCGACTTTTGCTCGTCTGCATATAGGCTCATTAGGATAGTAAATATCTTTAAAAGAAAACTTATTATAATTAATATCCACTAAATCAATCCTTTATAATCCTTATTTTGTTTCAGGTGTTACTTTATTTAGTAGTTGCAAATATAGTTCTTTTTTGCCGTGAAAAACAAAATCTATTCTTGCTATTAACAATTTATATTCTTCATCATTTTGTTTTAATTCATTGATTACTGAAGCAAGTTCTTCAGGTTTCAAAGCATAAAGCAAACTCATTAAAGGATTAACTTTTTTAAGTTCATCATCACTTACACAATTTTTTGCTTTTTCATAATCTGCTGTATATTCGCTAGGAATATTAATTGCTTTCATATGTTTTTCAAATTTTTTCAATCCAAGCAATGCTAGTTCTCTAATTTGTAGAGTATCAAGTTTTCTTTTATTGAATTCAGATATCAATATATTTTTATTTTCTTTAGGTGCTTTAGATATATCAACTAATTTAATTACATCTTTAATTGTAAATTGTTTATTAAAGTTATTATAGTAATTTTGAAATTTAAATGCTAATGCTTCGCCAATTCTACCTGAAACTATCTCAACATCAAAAGTTTGAGTTTTCTCAAACAAATCTATATATCTTGATAATGTAGCCCAACTTCTAGGAGTTGCAATTCTTGTTTGTCCGTCTTTAGGAACATTATACAAATCTCTAGGATTTTCGGCTATATAAGATGTAATAATATTATTAATCTTATTGTTTCTAGCCCAACTTAACCAAGATTCAACATCTAAACTTACTTTAACTTGCAAAAATCTATCTAATAGTGCTGGGTCTAGTTCATCAACGTAATAATCAAGACCTTGTTCTGATTCGGTTGGGTTTATTGCACCTACAACTAAAACATCTTTAGGAAGTTTATGTTGATGAATTTGTTTATCAAGAACAATTTGAAGTGCTGACGCTTTTACATCTTGTTGTGAGCGGTTTAATTCATCTAAGAATAAGACTGATTTTTTACCTTGTTTCTCTGCTTCTTTCATTCTGTAAAGCCATACAGGTTCAGTCCATATTGTTACGCCGTCTTGAATTGTTGGAATTCCGATTAAGTCACCTATTTCTTGATTGCCTAATCTTAGGTCTTCAAAGTGATAGTTGTTTTCTTCTGCATATTCTTTAACTACATAAGATTTACCAAGACCTGCGTCACCTGATATTAGAACACTATCACTTACTTCGTGAGCGATTTCTAAAACTCTTTTAATTTCTGATATTTTCATATCAATCTCCTTTAATCCTTTTAAATTATGTGAGAATTATAACACACTAAACCTTAAGATTTTCTTATGTTTTGGACGATTTTTATAAATTTTACATATAAAATTCAGGATATAATTTTTTAAATTTATCTCTTTTTGTTGAAACTTCTTTTAATTCTGTTCTTGCTTTTTCTATTGTTTGATTATGCCTTTTGATTTCATCTGATAATTTATTTTTATAACAATTAATTATAATATAAGTATCAGGCGGATTTTTAATTTTATTTTCATCCGCTGAACTATAATGTAAATATAAAATATCATTATAATAAAAAATTCTTATTAATACACCAAAATACTCAAAGACATCTAAGAAACTATTAATTTTTAATTCGTGTTCTCTTTCATAAATATATTTTCTTGTTTCTAAATATAACATAGCCTTTTCAGATGTATATAATCTTTCTCTAAAGAATTTTAAATTTGATATTACAGATTGATATTTTTCTTCAATTAAATAATAAAATGCTTCTAAATCTGAATTTGCATTTATAATTTCTTTGCCTAGAATATACTTATTAATTGTATAATCTTCATCAAATTTATAAGTATCTTCATTAAATTGATAATATTTGTTCTCTAATCTCTTGAATAAAAAATCGTGGGAACAATCACAACAATACAAATAATCATCAAAATTATTGCGTTTATTTAATTTAGATTTCATATTCAATTAGTCTTTCTTTAATTGAATTTATTATAGATTTAAATTTATCAGAGATAAAATCACAATATTTTGCATTAGAATCTGATTTTATTCTTTTTATTTCTTTATCAAATTCATCATATTTTAATGAAAAATATCTCATAAATTCAATATTATCTTTAAGTGAATATGTTTTATAATCTTGCGGACTATACATTTTAAAATTAAATAAGTGATATTGTCCGTCTATAAAGATATATTCTCTATTTTTAATCAATATAGTGCTAGAAAATCTACTTGATGATGTTACAACGTGTCTATTATAAAAGAAATATGTTTTTGATTCTTTATAAAAATATCTTTCAAAATATCTAATTGCTAATTTTCTATTTAAAATTGTTTTTCTTAAATGTTGCATTTCTAAAAATAATGATATTTGGTCTTTTACAACAGGATAAAGTTGTTCTCTATACCATTTATTATTTTTAAGTAATTCTTTATCAAACTCGCCAACTTTATCAATTAAATTTTGATAATAATTTTGTTTTTGATTTAATTCTTTATATAATTCTATTAATGATTTTCTAAAATTATCTATTTTTAATTTTCTAAATTTTTCTGTAAATTCAAATTCAGGTTCAGTTGTTTCTGAAATAACATAATTATTTTTATCTATATTTCTAAATCTATATCTTATTTCATCAGTATTTAGAAAATAGCACGCTCTAAATTTAGAATTAATAAAAATATATGCTTCAGTTAATACTCTTAATCTATTATCTAATCTTGTATTTTCTGAAGCACTATATGTATCATTAAACACTAATTTATAAAGAAAATCGTTGGCTATTGCATAAATGTAATACATTTAATTAAACCTATTTCTCATAAAAAGATTTTATATAATATTGCGGATAGTCATAATCAATCTTAACATTATTGTTGTCTAGCAAGAAAATAACGTGTTTAGGTTTTTCAGTCCAACTATCTTTAACTGATTCTATATATCCGTCAGTGATTACAATTATTACATCTGAATCTAATTCTTTAGCCTTTAGAATTCCTGGATAAAGATAAGTTCCGCCTTTACCTGAACGTTCAAATGTTTTAGTTTTTCTATCAAAATCAGAAACTTTTTTAACTTCTGTATCAACTTGAATAACTTTTAAACTTGAATTTGTAAGTTTGCAAATATGATAAATTTCTGATAATCCTGCATATATAAATTCATCTGCTATTGAGCCTGATACATCAACAATTACAGAAGTTGTAAAAGTTTTATTTGAGATTTTGCCACGCAAATCATCTCTATTCATAAATCTTCTATTAACTTTTAAAATTGATTGTCTTTTATCAATTTTCTTATTTCCTTGATAACGTCTTAATAATTGTTTCCAATTTAGTTGTGCTTTATCGTGAAACAAATCAAGAATTTCGATAATATTAGCAGGAATTGAACCCCTACCTTTTTCATTATTTTTTGTTGCGTCAAGTGCTTTTTTAATTGCTTCTCTAGTCATTGCTTTTGCAAGGTCATCTGAAGGAATTTTATTTTTGTTCCAAACATTATGTGTTCCTGCTTCTTTATTTTCTTGACTATTATTGTTTTCATTGTCGTTACTTTCATTATTATCATTTCCACTTCCGTTGCCATTACCATTGCCACCATCATTACCATTAGCACCTTGATTATTTTTATCTTCTTTTTCTAAGAAATCATAATAATATTCTGCTTGTTTCTCTTTTTCTAATTTTTGATTTTTTGTTAATTCCTTAAGTGTATTTAAAGAAACGTGTGAATTTGGTAGGTCTTTAGTTTCAATAAGTTGATTAATAGAACAATCAGTTGCATAGTTCCAAATTTTATGTTTTCTATTTTCTAAACGTCCTAATAAGTGTCCGCCAAGAATATGCAACATCTCGTGTTTTAACAAACCCATTACAATATTATCTGAATATCTTTCTATAAATTTAAGATTAATAGCAAGATTATATCCATTATCGAAATATACACCTAAAGTTGGCACGCTATCAGTAAATTTAATTCTACATTGAGTTATTAAATTTGCGTAAAACATATAAGTATCAGTGTATTTAATATCGTATAGCATTGATTTATAAACTCTATAAAACTTATTATTTGCGTCACGTTCTTGATTTAAATTCTCTATTCTTTCATCAAATGAAGTATAAAGATTTTTAATTTGTTCTAAAATTTCATCAATTACAGGAAGTTCTGCAAGTGGATTAAGTTTTTTTGCTAGTTCTTTAATTTCATTAAATTCATCTGTATCTTCATCAAGTGAAGTTAATTCTGTTCTAAGTTTTTCAATTGTTTCAGATACTGACAATCCGAAAATATCAGATAGTTCTTCAATGCCCTTAAATTCTTTATTTTCTGCTGTCTTTGTTATTTCTGTATTCATTTTCTAATCCTTTATTTGTTTGATAAGAGAATATTAACACAAATTCACTTAAACAAATCTTAATTAACATATGGATTTTTAAGGATTTTAGAGATATTAGTAATATTATAATTACATATTAAGAATTATAAATTCTTGCTTACAATATAAGATTTAAGAAAAAATAAAGTATAAATAGATTTAGCAAACTTAATAAGGAATTATCTAAATGGCAGGCGAATTTGCATTTACATTATCAGATATTAAAAAACAACTAGGAGCAGGTCTAGGTCTTAGAACAAACAAATATCTTATTGAAATGCCTATGCCAGGTGTTCAAGGTAAAAAATTAGCGATACTTTGTCAATCTACTGCATTACCTGAACGTAATATAGGTGTTATAGATGTTTATTATCGTGGAAGACGTTATAAAATGCGTGGCGAAGCAGATTTTCCTGGAACATATACGATTAATATTATTGATGATTCTAGTATGAAAATTAGAAAAATGTTTGACGCTTGGTGCAAATTAATTGATAATACAAAACCTAAACAAAATGGTGTATTAGGTATGTTTGGTGATTCTTTCGTTCAAGGTATGGAAGCAGTAGCAGGCGTTATTCAGGCGGCTCAAAATTTAAAATCTCAAATAGATTTTGATAATGGAGTAGGATTCTTAACTAATGCTTTCTTAGGAACACCATCAGCACCTAATTATCAAGTAGATATTAATATTTGGCAATTAAATAAACAAAATGATAAAGTTTATGGATATAAATTGCAAAATGCTTTTCCTAGTGAAGTAGGTGCAGTTGAACTTGACGACGCAAACGAGTCACAATTATCACAATTTAGTGTAACTTTTGCATATTCTGAATTAGAACCTATTGAACCTAAATCAATTACAAGAAAAATTATTGATGGTGCAATTGGCGATACAGGTCAAGATATTGTTAATGGTATAGAGAATTTATTTGATTAAATCACTAATTCCGAATAATTATTTTGAATAAAATTTAAACTTTGTTCTAATCTATCAAGATTTCTTTTGTGTGAATCAGCAACTCTTTTAAAATCATTTGCTTGTGACATAATAGAACTGCTGTTGGATATAATCAATTTTTTAAGTTCTTGGTCTGATATATTCTCTGATAGTTCTGATAGTCTTGTTACTATAATTAATTTATTTGTATCATCGATAAAATAATCAAATTTGCTAGTTTTTATAATAACATTAGATTTATATTCAGTATCTTTAACTAAAGTATAAGTTTTTCTTTTAATATATTTTTCATAAATTCTATTATTGGCATTATAATTTGATTTAGTAAATTTGTGACTTGTTAATAATACATTATAATGATTTTTAAGAAAAAATAAAAAATCTTTAACTAAAGTCATATTAGAATTAGAAAATTCTAAGACATCGCCGATATTATATTCTTTTTGATTTTGCTTTTCATAATAAGATTGATTAAAAGCATATTTATTAACAATATATTTGGTATTAAAAAATTCAACTATATTAATATTATAAGTATTAGAATTAGAAAATAATTTAATACTTCTATTGTTGTTTAATTTAACTAATTCGGCTATATCTTCAATTTGTATAAAATCTTTCATTATAATGCCACCTAATCCTTTACTTTATATCAAATATTCAGAATAATTATTGTTAATAAATTCAACTAATTTTAAATTTTTATTAATTTTTTCATCAAAATAATTAATAGAATTATTAACTGAATTTATTGTTGATTTATCTGTTGTGTTATTAAAATTTTTAATTAATCTGTTCTTTTCATCACTAAATCTATTAATATAATCTGATGAATTTGTATAATAAAAATTTATAAATTCTTTAAAACTCCACAAATCAAGTTTTTGATTCATTACGCCAACTTTAACAAATTTCATTAGTGAATGGCTATAATTATAATATAGAGTTATAACACCTTGAACTTTTATAAATCTTGCACTACCGCCTATTTTATAAACTTTTATTTTATCTGATTTCATATATAGTAGCAAATCTCTAAATTCTAATTCTTTTAGTGGCAACATATCTAAATCCTATAAGCACTTTATAAACAATATTCTAAATAATTATCTTTGATATAATTTAAATCTATTTCATATCTTTGTATTTGTCTTTTAATATATCTTATTCTATCTAGCCATTCATCTAAATTTTTATAATGCCTTTCTTTTAATATAGTTTCTTTAAAATAATTTTCATCTAATTGTAGGGTCTTTTTAAGTTTTTCAGATATTAAATTTATAATAATAATTTCATTAAAATTATAATCAAGTATATATTCAAATTTATCTTTTATTTCTAATAAATATGTATTTTTTGTATATTTAGGATAATATTCATCTAAAACAAATTTGAGTTTAAAAGTTTTTAATTTCTCTGCTTTCTTTTGTTCTGTTTCATAATGCCCTTCATCTACTTTTAATTGTTTATATAGATAGTTTAAAACAGAATTTATTTTTTCATAATAATCAGATATAAACATATTTTCATCACATTCTGTTGCGTCAGTGTGAATTATTGCAGTGTGTCTTAAATCTATGGCTTCATAAGCATTTTTTGAAAATTCAAAATCTTGTGACAAATTATTATATTCTAATCTAATTTTATTTTTATCGGCAGTGATAAAAGTCATCTTGCCACCTGATTTTAATAAATCTAAAATTTGAGTAAAGTTTAGCCTAGAGTCAAAATTACCATTTGCTTGTAGAAAAATCATTATTAATCCTTACATTGTGTATTCTAAATAATCTTTGTTTATTATATCCAATAAATCCTTTAATTTACTATAATTTGCAATATTTGGTTTCAATTGGTTATCATATTTTTCTAAACTTTCATTTAATAATTCATCTATTATTAATTTTTTTAATTCATATTCTGATAAATCTTTATAACTAGGATATAAATTTACTACTATAAGTCTTTTTTCATAAATTGAAAAAGATTGATAATACTTGCTTGGCTTCATAAGTCTGCCATCAAAATGTGGTATTGTTTGCAATTCTAATTTATAATTCATATATTGATTATGCTTTTGTATTGAATTTTCTTTTTGATTATTAAAGTATTTTATCATTTTAAAATAAGAATCGATTAAAAAATTTATTGCGTATATAAATTTTCTCATAAAATCTGATTTAGATAATTTAATATTGAAATCTATATCAATACCATATAAAGGCATTATTTCTTGCCTGCCATTTGGATTTAAAAAATTATTAATATCTGATGTTGTGCGTTCATAAAGTTTATTATAGCAATTAAAATCAGAATATAAAGTTGTGTCAAATCTATATATAGAACTTAAATTATCATATTTTATTTTAAAAGCAGTCATATAATCTTCATAAGGACAAGTATATACACTAAATCTATCGTGCAAGTTATATTTCTCTATTAAATCATAAAAACTTATAATATCTTGAATTGAAACTGCACTTGCTGATAAAATATTATGAAGTTTTGTTCTATCAGGTTCTATTGTAATAGGTAATTTTGTTTCCATTTAAAGTCCTTTATAATAAGTATTCTGAATAATTATCTGAAATAATATCCAATTGTTTCTTAAAATATTCTAATCTAGGTTCAGTTTTTGCAATAGATTCTTGTAATTCTTTTATAGGATTTAAATATAATTTTTCTAATATATGGTCTTTTATTTGTTTTTCAGTATAATTTTCATATCCAGGTTTTAATTCATAAACAAAGAAAATACCTGCCTTAATTTGTAATCTTTCAAAAATTTTAGTAGGAAAATATAAAGATTCATATTTTCTTGGCAAATAATCATTTATTATTGCTACTTTATAATTTAATGCTTTATTATATTGACGTTCTTTAGATTTTAGTGCTTGCACCTTATTATTAAAATTCTTTTCAAATGATTGAAATTTTGTTTCTAATTGTTTAGTGAATAATTTTATAAATTCTGTTTTTGAAATTTTTGTATCAAAATTATATGGTATTGTTTGTGTAGATGTTTTTAATTTACCATTTTCAAGTATAAATAATAATTCTGATTTTACTAATTCGTAAAAATTAAATTCTTTTAAATTTGATGTATATTTATAAATTGATTCTTTGCCGAAGTAAGTAACTTTAAAATAAACTAAACATTCATATTCTTCTAATGGTAATTGCTCTTGTGTAATTGATATAAAAATATCATCTTTAAGAAATTGATTATAAGATATTAAATCATATAAATTTAAAATATCTTGAAATGATAATTGATTTTGTTTTAAAATAGATTGAATATCATCTAAATTCTTTTGTGCTTCAAGTTGATACTTATTCATCTTGTGTTCCTTAACTTTTAATTGTGTTAGATTATCACACCTAAACTTATAAAAACATTAAGGAACACTTAAAACAAACTTAAATATTATTTTGAGTTAAAAACTCTTTCTGCAAATGCCGTAATTCCGCCACGAACAATTTTATCCATTGTTGTTGCGTGCAACTTAACTTCAGGGTGTTTTTCTTTTGTTGCATTAAATAATACAGATAATCCGTTTGTATATTTGTTGATATAAGGGTTATCAATTTGATTGTTTGAACCTATTACAATTAATTTACAACCTTTGTCAAGACGCGAAATTGACGTTCTAAGCGACGATTTAGAAAAATTTTGAACTTCGTCGATTATTACGACTGCGTCTGAAATTGTCCTTCCCCTTAATTCGCCTATCCACATTGTAGTAATATTATATCTCTCTTGTAATTCTTCTGCTCTTTTATCAATTAAATCTTCTGAAATTTGGTCTTTATTTGATTTATTATGATTTGCTTGTGTTAATTGTTGCTTTGCAATAAATTTCAAGTTATCGTATAGTGGGTGGTTATAAATAGCAAACTTTTCTTCAAGACCTGGTAAATATCCTATATCTTCGCCTTTGTCAATTGATTCTATCGAGTTTCTAATATATACAATCTTATTAAATTTTTTCTCTTTTACCAAACGCATTGCAGTCGATATTGCCAATAATGATTTACCACTTCCAGCAGGAGCATTTGAAATTATTATATTAGTGAAATCGGATATTACAGAACCCACAAATAATTTTTGACCTAAATTTAAAGGTTTTATATCTTGCTTATTAATATTATTTTCATCTAATTTATATAAAGTATCATTAAAAACTTGGTAAATATCGGTCTTTCCGTTATCAAATTTTATTATATAATTAAAGTTTTCAGGTTGATAATCTTTATCAAAATCATAAACTTTTGTTCCGTCTAGGTCGATATATTCATTTAATGACAATTCTTTAATAAAATGATAATCTATTTCTTGTGATGAACCTTTTAAAGTTTCTGCTTCTATATTTTCTGATAGTGCCTTTAATCTACACATTACATCAAAACTTATTAATATAGAATCTTTAAAATATTGACAAATTTCAATTATCTTTCTATCGTTTAATATAGTTGTGTTTCTATATTTTGTATCTGATTCAAATTCTTTTAAGTCTGCTACATATAAAGTAATATTGTTTGCTTTATTTGTTAATTTAGATAATCTTAAATTATCCGCTTTATTTGAATTTACAAAATCTAAAAGACTAGGATTTGATATTACTTGTATTTCACATTCATCTAAAAATCGTCCAAATTCACGGCTACGATAACCTAATTCATCAAAATTTGTTTTCTTTGTATCTAGTTCATCTAATGTTATACTAGGTAAAATTAAGATATTTTCATTATTATAGATTTTAAATATATTATTTAAATCATCTAAAATAATATTAGTATCTAAAATATATGTTTTTACCATTTTAATTTCCTTTAAATTTAATTATATAATTTGGTGTGATTAATGACAATCACAAGAATTTGCTATTTTCTCTAATGCTTTTTTATTGCCTTGTTCTAAATTCCTTTCTAGTGTTAAGAAATCATCTGTATTATTAAAATCTAAATCAGGATTAAAATGTATTGTATCTGCCAATACTACATTAAAATCGCCTGCTTTAGTTACAAGTGAGCCATTAACATCTATAAATGTATTATTCTTAAATTTGATATAGTTGCCATTTTCTGTTGTGTAAATATCAACTGCACTTAATAATGAACCTAATTTGAATAAATCTCTATCTGATAAATTATTTAAAAAATTTATAAAATTATTAAATTTATTTTCTGATATGTTGGCGAGTGCTGATAATTTTTCTAACTCTGAACTCATTTTTCTACTCCTTAATGTTATTAAAATCTTTGTTTAAAGTAATTAAAACTCTTGTATATGGCTGAATATAGAATTTTCCGTTATCTTCGTAATAACTTTTATTTTCTAATCTATTGGGTATTTCTAAATTTAAATATCTATTTAATACTGTTGTTTCGCTTGATTTTCCACTTGAACTATGAAAAATTGTATTATGATATTGTTTATCAAAAACACACCCATTTTTAACTGCACCTAAATTTACTATATTATATTGTCTATAATTTAAAATAGTAAGTGCAGATATAGGAACACCAATTACTCCGTTGTAATCATAAGGAATATCTTTAGTTTTATCACAATTTATAGCATTGTAGTTATCATATTTTTGGTGTAATTCAGGATTGTATTTTGTTTTAAATTCTCTAATTGGTAGTTCTTGAGTTTGATTGATATTAGTTAGCCATATAGATGAAACTCTTTGCAATACTCCGTCAGGTCTTATAAATTCGTAAGTTTGTTTTCCGCTGTAAGCGACCATTATCTCTCTCTCTCTCAATTTGCTAAAAGTATCTCTATATCCTAAAACATTTAAATTTGCAATAATTATAAATTTAACTTTTAAATCCATTAAGAAATTAAAGAATTCTTTATATAGAGAAAAAGGTGGATTTGTTACTACTATTATATCATCTATATTATCTGTTATTATATTAGAATTATATTCAAATAAACCTGATTCGATAGGCGTTTTAATCTCATTAATTCCGTCATAATCGTATCGATAAGGTTCATCAGATTTATATGTTGATATTAATCTTTTTAAACCTAACTTTGCAAAGTTAATCTTAAAAAATTTATAGAAATTGCTGAAACTAGGGTCATCGCAATTACAATATATCACTTTATTATTTAAATCAAAATTTTCTATACAATTTTCAATATCTATCATTTGTGTATAAAATTCATCATCTTTTGCCAACTTAGCATTATGCAAAACTTTTCTATTTTCTGTCATCTTATCTATTTGCTCCTTTTAAAGTGTTTCTATAATAATATACCATAAATTCTTATTATATCCTTAAATAAATATCGTTTTATTAATATTATTTACTCATAAATTTTATAAATTAAGCAAATATTAAGTTATCTTTAAACTATATTTAAGCAATAGTAGTATATAATTCTCTTGTTTTAAAAATAAATCGCTTAAAGGAGCAAAAATGACTTACGCAGAATACAAAGAAAACAGAGATTTACAATACAATGAAGTTTCAAAAAACTTCTTTTCAAATCATCTATCACATAATATTGATAAAGCACCTATTGAAAAAATAGTAGATGTTAATTTTAGAAAAGATTATTTAAGTTTTTCATATCAATTTGGAACTTTAAAATCAGATTATCTAGTATTTGAAGATGATATGAAATCTGATGAAATTTGTGATTATATAAGAGAAGTATATAATAATGTAAAATCAGAACATAAAGACGATATAAGATTTTACCTAGAATCTTTAATAGCAAAAAATATTAAATATTCTGATGTATATGCTAATATAATAGATAATATCAAATTAAGACAACACAAACTTTGCAATTTGCCAAAAGTTGTAAATGAAGAAAAATGCAAATATTCAGCAGGCAACGGACAATATACATTTACTGACACTTGTGTTTATATTCCTAATAAAAAATATAAACATTTTGATAGATTAAAAAAACAATCAACTGACTATACAAATATGTATAATGCAAATAAAAATCTTAAATCTCAATATGATAATAATCTTAAAAGATTAAACAGAGAATTTAGATATATTTTACTAGATGATTAATTAATAGTGTGCCTGATTAATTTCAGGCAACTGATTAAATAAATAGTATTATATAAAATTCAAAAGGATATTTTTATGGCTCTAAATTTAGAAATTCCAAATCTTAATACTTACTTAAATTCAGATTTACGTAAGAAACAATTTTTAAATTCTGAATGTTTAATAGAACAAAAATTAGACGGAGTAAAAATAAGATTAATAAGAATTTCTGATACAGGCGATTTTAAAAAAGATTGGCTAGTTTCATATAAAGATTATATTCAATATCCTGATGAATTTGATTATGCACCTAATACAAAAATTAAACAATCTAAATCATATTCTCAAATTAAAGTAATATTTAATCATTTAGAACATCTATATAAATTAAATACAGATTTTTCACAAATCCCTATTAATACTGAATTTTTTATTATGTTCTTATGCAATCACGATAAGCAACAAACTAAATATAAATTAACTCATAAATTAGTTTTAATAGGTTATGCCAACACTGAATATCAATTAAATTATGGTCGTATTTTATCAAATCCTAAAGATTTCAGAGTTCTAAAACGTGATTTATATGCTAAAATTTTAAAACTAGATACACCAAGAATATTATTTGCAGGATATTTAAATAATTTTGAAAACTCTTTATTAGACCCTGAAGTAGAGAAACAATATTTACAAATTAAAAATTTATTAAATTTAAATTATATAGATGATTATATTTCTAAAATTCAAGAACTATTTTTATCAATAAATTCAAAATATGGCGGAGCAGAAAAAGGTATAGTTATTATACAAAATGGACTATATTTTAAAGTTTTAAAATCTGAAATAACAAATAATATAATTAAACCTGATTTAGAATATAATAAATTTATAAGACTTACTGCACTAAATTTGATATCAAATATCAATTTATTTAATCAAGACGAATTTAATACTATATTAAAGCAAGTAGCAGATAATTTAAGAAAACTTAAATTTAAGGAATTTATAAAACAAAATAAAACTGACTTAGACGTTAAAGATGATATACATAACGAATATAAGAAAATATTAATCAAAAGAATTAAAAATAATAACAATTTCCTATTTATAGGCAAATTTAGAATATTCACTAAAGCACATTACGAAATAATAAAACAATCTCTAAAAGACTACGACAACGGCGTAATTTGTATTATAAATCCTAGTTCTGATAAACATACATTTGAATTAAGAAAACTAGCAATTCAAAAATGTTTCGGTGACAATCCAAGAATAACGATAATTTCTCATAATTCAGGATATTTAAATACTATATTAGAAAAATGCGATTTTATTCAGAAAAATATTAATACTATTATAGCAGGCACGAATAAATTTTATCAATATACTTATATATTAAAATCAAATCCTGATATTAATGTTAAAGAAATAAAACTTCAAAATATTAATGCTACTACACAATCATTAATAGATAATATAGATAATGAATTGTATTTTAAACGCAACACACCATCTGAAATTCTTGATTTATACCCTAAATTTAAAGAATTTTATACTAAGAATTGATTAAATAAGTAATAATTAAGATTTTAATAGTATAATAACATCATTATATACAGGAGCAAATGATGTTAAATCCACTAAATATTAAATTCTTTAAGATGTGTTGCCACGATATAGGCAAAGAAACATTAATTGATATATCTGCTAGATGTCCTGTTTGTGGCGATTCTAAGAAAAATAAATCAATTAAAAGACTTCATTTATATCATAAAGGCGGAAACGATTTTGTTAAATGTTTTAACGGCGATTGTCCTGTTAATACAAATATGTATAACTTCTTAAGATTATATTTCCCTGATAAACTTTATGATTATAAAAGGGAGTGCTTTCATCAAAAAATATTCTTAAATGATATTGATTTTGTTGATAAAGGCAATGATAAAGAGATTGTAGAAACTGATGATATACCTGAATTTAAGACTATTGATTTAGAAAATTTATTAATTCCCCTAGAACAATCTGAATTAGGTTTAAATTATCTTAAATCAAGAAATATAGATTATAAAGACTGCACGAAATTCGGTCAGTTTTATTTTATTAATACAGATATAATTATAGATGATAAACTTTATAAAATTCAAAACTCAATTGTAATTCCTTTTTACAGATTAAATAAAATTTATGGATTTTATTCAAGAAAAACAGATATTAAAGATTTTAAAACATTTAATTTAAATAAAGATTATAAATTATGGAATTGGTTTAATATTGATAAAGAACAACCTGTTTATATCTTTGAAGGAATTTTCGACGCTCTAAGTTCAGGCAAAACTAATATAATAGCACAATGTGGAATTGATATACCTGATGAACGTCTTAAAGAACTTAAAAATCCTATATTTTGTCTTGATAATGATACAACAGGAATTAAGAAAATGATTGAATATGCTAAAGATTATAATGTTTTGGTTTATCCTAGCGATTTTAATTATAAAGATTTAAATTCTGCATTACAAGATAATAAGAGATTAGAGATTAATAATTATATTCAAAAAGGATTTAAAGCAGTTATAGAATTAAAGAAACTTCTATAACTGAATAAATCATTAAATTTAAATTGAGTTGGCTCTATTATACCAGCCGTTTTTATATATTTTTAAACTAGGATTTTTCTGTATAATAGAGTCATAATATTTCATTTCTTCAATATCAAATTCTCTATCAAAATCATTTTCATCATAATTATTAATTGCTTGAATAGTTTGATTTCCTATTACACCATCATCAGCAACACCTACAACACGTTGTGCTAATTTAACTGCTTGCTTAATTCCGCAATTCACACCAAACATAAACATTTCATCACAAACTTTTTGAGAATTAATATAATTCAAATTTATAGAATCCCAATAATTTTTCTTGTAAAATCTCATTACATCTAGTGTTAAATCTTGATTTTTAGATAAATTTATACTTGCTTGTTTAATTGAACCTGTTTTTTGAATTTCTTGTTTAATTATATTCCACCATTGCCAACTAGGATTAGCAGTTTCATAAATTCCCCAATAAGTTAATCCTGTTTCATTAGGATTTTTATGTAATATATTAGCAGAATTATTAAATTCAAATTTTGCTAGAAGTTCAAAAGATTTATTAAAATCAGCCATATTTTAACCTTTCATTAAATTTAAAATATTAAAAATATTAAAAGAATTTTAAATGTGATAATCCGCCACTTACAATTGAACCTGAATTCTCATTACTTACGCTTGCGTGTAACGGCGAATTGCATTTAAATCTCACAGTAAATTCAGCAATTTGATTCTTAGTGCTATTATTAAGTGATAGTTGAGAAACACCTTCAATTAATGCAGATTGTGTTCCAAAGAGTAAAGTAGATTTTGGAGTTCCATTATCAGGGTCAGCGAATACCTGACAATTAAACACAACCTTATCAAAATAGTTATCTTTGCTTAAGTTATAAGCATTTACAAATTTTCTATATAATTCAAATTGATTAAAATCTCTAAAAGTCATTGTAAATCTAAACAATTCATCACGTCCATTATTATATCGCCACATATTACCTGAATAATCTTCAATAGATTGATTGGTATATTCAGGTGTTTCTATTGAAATGCAGGCAATATTAAGGTCTGTATTAGTTTTTTCAATAGAACCCCAATTTATTAAGTTACCAAATTCAGGGGTAGGGTGCAAAATAAATGAAAAGTTTGCAATTAAAGTCCAATTTTTCTTATAAACTTCTCTTACTGCGTCTTGAAGTAACAAAATTAATCCTTTATCCTAAGAAATTTTTAAAACTTGATGTAAAGAAATCAGTTGCATTTGATATTCCTGATGATAATTTATTAGATATTCCACCAAGTGCTGATTTTGTGTCACCAACTAAAGAATCTATTGTTCCACCTATTGTTGATTTAACTGCACCCATTACTGAATTAGCAATAGAATTTAAAGTGTCTTGTATCATTGATTTAATCTTATCGGCTATATCATTAGCAGACATAAATTTAGAATCGATAGTTGTAACTTGAAAATGTGAATAAGCAAATTTAACTGAAAATGTTTGCACTTGTGAAACAGATTCTGAATTTAATTCTATTTCTGATACTTCAATAGGAAAAACATTAAAAAATGTATTAACAGCAGTTTGTTTCTTTAATTCATAATCTAGTTGATAAATAGACATCGCCGAAACTAATCTATCTTCATTTGGCATATGTATATTATTGCCATAATTATAGTATTGTGACATTAACATCCAATTGATGAATAAATTTCTTAATAAGTGACTTTCATCATTATAAAATTCGCAAGACCAGGTTTGTTCTATTCTTTGCATACCTTGAATAGGGATTGTTCTGCCTTTATAATCTATTTCTATAATTTCAGTTGATAGTGAAGGAAATGATGTTGCCTTGCAATAAGTATCAATATCTTGTTCTTTTACAGATATATTTTTTAAAATTTTAGGCAAAAATATCATACATTTAAATTTGGTAGGTCTTGACATATCGCCGAGAACTTTATACATACCATTTTGAATTATATCTGACATTTAATCCCTTATTCAATTAATTAATTATTATAAGTGTATTTATACTTTTAAATTTCTGATTTGATATCTGAATTTTATTAACCACCCTAAGACTTAGATATTGCTTAATGTTTATAATTAATTATTTAATTTAAGTTTATTTTAAGTAGTTAATAAAATTTGGATTGAATTTTTATCTTTATTTGTTTTGAATTTATTTGATTCTATATTATAGAGATTTGATTAAAATTTAAATTCGTATGCACTTTTTATTAACTACTTAATATATTCTTAATTCTTATAATTAATTATTTTATTTAAGGTTAAATTAAGTAGTTAATAAATTTAGGATATGAATTTGTTTTTAGTTTTTGCCGTAGGCAATATATTAAAAAATGAATTTATATTAGTTTATATAATAGAAATATATCAAAAATTTAAATTTGTATCTTATTTTTATTAACTACTTAATTCTTATTTAATATGTAACTATTATATTAGTAATTTAAGTTTTGTTTAAGTAGTTAATAAAATTTAGATATAAATTTAAATTTTAATCAAAATTCTATTATAAGAAATAGAATAAATTTAATTTCTTTATATTATATAGCCAACTATAAATTTAATTTTGTATCTTATTTTTATTAACTACTTAAAATAAACTTAAACAAATTAAGATAGTATATCTGTAAGATAAGATTTCTTAAGGTTCGTTTAAGTAGTTAATAAAAATAGGATAGAAATTCAAATTTTATATAAATTCTCTATAATATAAATCAATAAATTTAATTTCTTTATTTTTATTAATATATTGCCTACGGCAAAAAAATGAATTCATATCCTAAATTTATTAACTACTTAATCTATTCTTAGTATCTATAATTAATTATTTAATTTAAGTTTATTTTAAGTAGTTAATAAAAATAGGATAGAAATTCAAATTTTATATAAATTCTCTATAATAAGAATAATAAAATATTAAATTTAAATTCATATGCAGTTTTTATTAACTACTTAATTTAATATAATATTGTAACTAAAATGTAATATACTAATAAAAAGAGAATTCCTATCTATAAAAATAGGAATTTAAAAAAAGTTAAGGTTTAAAAATAATAATTGATTTTTTGCTAACTTCTATTTTGAAGTCATAATCTTTAAGCAGAGTGTTTAAATTTGTATATATTTCATCATCTATTTTGTATAATGTAATACTAAATATTGCGTTTGTTTCTACAAAATCTTTAATTTTTATGCCTAGATTTTTAAGATTTTTCTTTAATTCAACAGAGTTTAAATCTTTAATAGGATTGGCAGTGGCTTCATTTATATATTCTCTATAATCTCGCTCTTTATCTTGTATTTCATCTATATCTTCAAGATATAAATTTTCAAATCTAAAATCCATAATATCTTTTACTTTAATCATTTATACTCCTATTTAAAAGGGGATTAATCATATCCCCTATATTAACACATATTAATTTATTTTAATCTTAAATTTATACATCTTAGTTTGATTTAATGGGTTTTCTGTAATTTGATACCTATTAAACACAAAATATTTCTCAATACCTGTTTCAGGGTCTTGTGCTTTTGAAATAAGATATTGATAAGGACTAAATATAATTGATGATACGCCTGATTCTATTTTAGAACATAATCCTACGTATATTTGTTCGTCATTAACATCAGGATTTAGATAAAATCTTACTTTCTTATAAGCACCTAAAAATAACTCATTTTCTTCAGATACGTTATTAAATCCTTGACCTAGTGGAATGCTTGCAAATTTGGCAGGAACTACACAATATGAACTAAAAGTCATATAGTTTGATTTATTGATTTCTGATACTATTTCTGTAATTCTCTTTAATAGAATAAACAAAGAATTTTCAGAATTAGTTGAATCATATGCAGTCATATTTAAATCAGGCATAGCAGTTGATTTTGTATTAAGAAATTGAACGAATTTCATATTTTCATCATTATCACTTGCTCTACGAACAAATTTTTCAATAAGTTCAAAATCCTTACCAAATTGAGCCAAATCATCTAATGCTTCTTGTGTAATATCTGTCTTAATTTTAGAAGTTTGTGCTTCTACTTTTATTTTGCCGATAGTCATCTTTTCTTGTGCGTAATCATAATTAGATACGAATACAACGCCAACAGGTGCTATCATAGGTTGAACTTCTGATATTTCATAGGCAAGTGAAGTCTTTTTCTTTTGCTCTATCATATCCATAAGTATTTTTTCAGTGTTTTCCATATCTATATTTTCAGATAATGGAACAATTTTACCATCTTTCTTGATATTATTAATCAAAATTTCATTTAGTGATTTATTCATTAGAAATAACCTTTATAATCAGTTTTAATTTAATTAAAACTATTTATCTAGTTTATTAACTTATGTTAAATCTTTATCACATAAATCTTTATATTCGCACCAATTACAAAATTTAGTATTCTTTAGGTAATATTCAGATGTTTCAATTTCTATAATAGATTTCTTAAATGTATCTAAATATACATCTAAATATTGTCTTTCTAATTCTAAAGTATTTTCTAGGCAATGTTCTACATATACATATCTAATTTTAATTTTGTCTATATTACTATATTTTCTAAAGAAATATATAGCATAAAATATCAATTGAGTAAAAGATTGATACTGCAATTCCTTATATTTACCTGTTTTATAATCTATTAATTCTAATATATCAGATTGATTAATTCTATCAACATATCCAACAAATATATGGTCTGTTTTACAAGGATTAATCCTAGAATCTAATTTAATCTGATATTCTTTAATAGATTTTTTAGAAAAAATATCCTTACCTATATCAGAATTTACAAATTTATCAATAATTTCTTTATATTCTAAGTCATTATTATAATTAGTAAAGTCTTCAAGTTCTAAAATTTTATGAATTTTAGAACCTTTAACTAATGCTTCATTATTAATAGGAACTTTAATCTTATCAATATATTTGTATTTAAATTTTCTATTACAATCTTGGTAACAAGAAATTTTAGAAAAACTATACGGACTATATTTCATATTAGGAGTCCATTATAAAATTGTGTCTATCATCATTTATAAAATTCCATAATTCTTTCTGTCGTCCTACATTTTTACACTCATTATTAGCCATTATACCTTCAACACTCTTATCATCGCACGCTAATTGATTTTTCTTGCGGTCAGAAATCTTACCTGAAATTCTTAATAATATTGACTTATCTTTTGACAAGTGGCTATATACTCTTGCTTCTTCTTCAATTTCATCAGAAGTCTTTTTATATCGTTTTTCAACTGCTTTAAGTGCTTTAATAACAGATTGTGGATTAATTGACTTATCTTCATATTCTTTTTTAAGAAGTTTCATACGCTCTTTAACAGATTTCATTTCATCTTCAAGGTCTAGCCATTTTTCAGCAAATTCACGTTCTGTTTTTTCAATAATATCAAAGTCATAAAATGTATAATCTGATTTATTTTTTGGTAAAGGTTTATCACACTCTTGCGGAACATCAGGAATTTCAACTTTATCTAATTCTTGTTGTGTATATTTAGGTTTATACTCTTGTTCTACATTTTCATTCAATAAAGTTTCTTTAATTGAATTGTCAGGTGTATCAACTATTGCCTGTAATGGCTCGTGTTGATTAACGTATTTTGGCTGTTCTGATATAGTGTTACTTTTTGTAACATTTTGTGACTCTTGAATATGTTTCACAGGAATTGTTGGTGGTTCATCAATAGTATCAACGTCTATAATGTTACTTTCTGTAACAACTGATGAACTAGGTGTATCAAGTCCTTCAAGTGCTTTAAGTAGTGAATCTAGTGTTTCATCACTTAAATCGTGTGTATTATTAGTTTGTGGATTTTGTGTGTTTTCCATTTGGACTCCTTTATTTAATTGTAGTTGTGCGTTTTCACGCTCTTTTTTTTGTTGCTCTATTTTTACTAATGCGTTAAATTCTTCTAAAGTTAATTGATGAACTTCGCCTGCACCACTTTCGCTGTAATCTTCATCTAATTCAAAATCTCTCACATCTGCTCCTTTTTCTAGGTAATCTCTATTTTTACAATACAAGTCAAATTTTTCTTGTTGTTCGTTAGATAATTGAAATTTAGAATTAATAATTTCTTGTTTTTCTTGTTCTGATTTATCAAGTAAGTTATTAAGTCTTAAATATCTCTCAATAATTCTATCTTTGTAAGTATATATTAAATTCTTATAATTTTCAATACCTGCTTCGTGTGTTCCGTCAGCCCAATCATCGCCTTCTGTATTAATATAATTCTGAACGTTAGGATTTACCATTTTTTGTAAATCGTTCCATTTACGCCACCATTGCACTCTTTCAGAGTATAACTGATTTTGCAAGATTTTATACTTTGCTTCTTCATCACGCTTTTTTGCACGTTCTAGTGCGTCTTTTGTGATTTCTTCTGCTATTCGCTCTTGCTCTAATTTTTCTTGTTGAATTCTTAATTTGTCTTCTTCAGTTAATACAGGCGGAAAAGGGTCAATAATTTTATGTTCTACATCAAATATAGTATCATCGTTAATTTCTTTAATTAATCCCATTTCTAAACTAGCAACTAATCTTTTAATTAGGTCTTTGTTCCAATCTAGGGCTATTCCGTCAATATTATATTTTTCGCATAAATCTCTTAGGTCTTTTTCATCTTGATAATGCGATACCATTACTAGGTCACTTCTCTTTTTGAACTCTAGGTCTGCTTGTCTAGGTGTAAAATATCCATAATAATCAAGTTCTTTGCCACTAGGTTCATATCTTAATCCGTTCCAATTTCCGTCTTGAAAAGGATATTTAAACAATACTGCGTCTATTAATCCTTGTGGTGTAAAATCAGGAATTCTACGATTGAAAAAGTCATTTTCTATACCATCTCTACCCATCTTATCGAATTTCCAATCTTCTATATTAAGACTTGGTAATTTTGGCATATGATTATGAAAAGCCATTTCACGTTCTAGGTCTAGTAAATTGTAATTGCACCAAAGATATATATAATTATTGCCGACAGGATATGTTACTCCTTCAGGTGGTCTAGGAATATTCATATAATCCCTATCATATCCGCAATCTGTATTTTCAGGTTTAGGATAATTATTTCTTCTTGTATCATATCTATCTAATTGCAAAAACTCTTCATAACTTAATTTCCAATATCTAGCACGATTTCGATACTGATATTCACGCATTTTCTTATCGTATAATTCTTTATTTGTATTTGCAAGATTAAGAAAAAATTTCATAGGGTCTTTTTCAAAATCTTCAGTAAGAAAATCAACGTGTTTAAAATCTTTAGTATAATCAATTTTAAAATGTTGAGTATAATTAGATTTAATATGTTCGTAAGAGTGCCAATCATCTTGATATATATCAATTAAATCAGATTTCCAGGGGTTATCGTCAGGATTATCATATTTAACCCAATCATCTCTTACTTGTCTATATAATTCTTTAAAATTCTCTACATAAATATCACGCTTTGCTTCATATTCTTCAAAAGCACCTTCTTTTTCTTCAAAGATTCTTTCATTTACAAAGCATACATCTTTTTGTAAATCCATAAGAAAAGGAACACGTTTATCAACATCATCAATTGTATATGGCAAAGGTATATTTTGCTCTACGTGTTTTTTCATATCTTCAGGGTAATTATATTCAGGTTTAGGGATTTCTAAAATCTCTATTTCATCTACCCAAGAATCATCAACATTTGAAGTTTCTGTATTCTTAATATTTTGCAACTCTTGTGTTTCTTGCATAATTAATCCTTATTGATTAATCTCTTCTATATTTTTAAGATTAATTATTTTTGAAATTCTAGTTACTTCTTCATTAAAATGTTCTAAATTATCAAAGAATTTATAAACAAATTCAGCAGTTGTTGTAACTTTTGCAGAGCCGTCTATATTAATAGGGTGTGTAAGATTATATACAATTTTTAATTCATTTTCTATTGTTTTAATGTAAGATATAAATTTGATTTTTACAAAAATTGTGGTAGAACCTGTTGTGAATTTTATATAATCTTTATCGTTGCTAAAATATGTAAAAATTTCATTTTCTTGATTTTCATCAACTATAAGATAAAGATAATCTGAAACCTGTTTTGTCCTGTAATTGTTAATTTTAATATTAATAGGATAATTAAAATTAATTGTTAGCCTTTGTTTTTCTTTATCGAAAATTACAACAGATACATTTTCTGTTGAGATTAAATAACTATTATATTTAAAAAACATTTTGTTTTCCTTTATGTTGAATTTGATAAAATATTACTATATTAAAACTTAATATAATATTAATTAAGTAGCATATCATTAATTATTTGAACTATTTTTGAGTTAATTCTATCAGAATACCATTTGTATTCGCCACCAAAATATCTCATTAGTGCAGATTCAGTTTGTGTTCTTGCTGATTTAAGTTTAGCACGTTTAAACATTTCTGTATAGATATATGCAGTGGCATTAATATTTGTGTCTATATCGAAAAGGTCTGATTTTGTTTGTGCTATATTGTTTTCTTTTAAATCATTAGACCACCATTCCCAAACTACACCACCTAAACCTATCGCTCTAGTTTGAATTTTCTTATTATCAATTATAAGATTAACTTTAGCGTGTTGAATATCTGTTTTAAATGTAGATTCAGTAAATAAAATTCCATATAAAATTAATGGATTTATTTTATATAAATCAGAATATTTAATTACAGAATTGTATATAATTTTTTGTTCTCTTTCTGAAATATAATCATATTTGGCTAAATCAGTTAATATAGTTTCTTTAGTGAATTTTAATATAATATCTGTTTTTAAATTTTCTATTATAGAATAGTTATTAATAAGAGTATTATTTAAATCTAATAATTCTGATTTTTTATTTTTTAATTCTATATCAGTATCTTTAATTTTAGAATTTAAATTTATATTCTTATATACTAAATCAGAAATTAATAAAATTCCTGATACCAATAATCCTGCCAAAACACCTATAATTATTTTTTGTATTTTAACAAATTCAGTTATTTTGCCATTTTGTTTTGATAAATCTATCAACTCATTTTCAAGTTCTAGCCTTGATTTTGATTTAATGTGATTGGTGTGTTTAGTCATTTGTAACTCCTGTATTCTGTATTTGATTTACTAGAATTATATATTATTGATACTTAAATTAACTTTAAACAAAACTTAATATTTTCTTAAAATAAATAGTAACTCTTTAACTTTTATATCTCTTTGATTAAGATTTCTTGAACCCCTATATGTGTTATAATCTTGTTCTAATACATCTAATTTGCCAATTTTTGATAAAGATTTAGTAAATGTATCATAATTTATAAATCCTTCGTTGTTATAACTCATTATGATATATTTTGATTTTATTTTAGAGATTAAATCAACTAATTCAGATTCTGCCTTAGATTTTGAATTAAATATACTTCTATTAAAATCAGTAGGAATTCCTGAAATTTTAGATATTTCGCTAGGTCTTATATAATCATTAATCAAATTTAGCATAAAGTAATTAGAGCCATAAGTATGTTGATTATATGGTGGGTCTATATAAGTAACATCGCAATTTTCCATATATCCTGCTACGTTTTCCGCATAATCTTTATAAATTATATTTTCAGTTTTGAAATTTGAATATACAGGCAATAACATTTCTATATCTGATTTAATTCTTGATAAACAATTTTGTGCTTTGCCACCATAACAACCTATTTTACCATTTTTATGAAATCCTTTAAATACCCCTGATGTATTAACTTTTACGCTTGCTTGATAAAGTAATGGTGCAAGTAAATAATCTTTATAATTAGGCAAAGTATCAATAAATTGTCTATATTTGTCAATAAATTCAGCATTTTTACGTGTATAAAATACTCTATCAGATTCAGTAATATTATTTTCATCTTTAGGAGCATATAAATCTAATATAAATGATTTAGAGTTATCAGATTTAAATTCATTAAATAAATGTTCTAAGTTTAAATTTAATAATTCATTATATATTTCTTTATTAATATTTAAATAACATTTATTAATAGTATAGGCGTAATTTTCTAAATCATTAGTTTGTATTTGATATGAAAATTGTTTAAGAAATCTTGAAACAACGCCTGAGCCTGAAAATAAATCAGCAGTTGATAATTTATCTTTACTCTTTTTGTTTAAGTCAGATTTTATTTGATTTATCGCTATACCGATAAAATCTAATAATTTTCTTTTATTGCCTATATATGTAATAAGTTGGTCTTGTAGAAAATCCATTTTTAATCCTTTAGTTTAACATTAGTTGTATTATTTCATCTTGGTCTGTTAAATATCTTGGCTGTATTCCATTTTGTAATAAGAAATTATATCTTAATACAGAGCCGTCCAAAATAGTGCCTAGATTATGAAATTCTATATCTATATTATGAAATTTACATTCATCAAATATTCGTGGGTGTCTATCAAAACAACCATTTGTCTTAACATATACTAATTTATAGATTAATTCAAATATATTAATAAATTCATTATTAGAATATTTAATTAAATTTTTTAAATTTGATTTAATCTTAATAGATTCTAAAGTTTCAGAATTACATTTATATAGTATATAATCTTTATTGTTATTGAAGGTCTTATGAATATCAAAATTCAATTTATAGATATAATTATTTAATCCTGTAACTTCCTTAAACTCGCCAAATCCGTGATATTCGCCTGTGATTTTGTGGATATTATTAAACTCGTTTTTAATATGATAAAGATTATCAATTTTCAAAGGTTCTTTAAGTTGGTGCAAAATCTTATTTAAATGGTGTGCGAACGTTAAAAGTTTATTAAATTTATACTTATGTAAATCTTTATAATCTAATTCTATAAAATTCTTAAAACAATTTGTGTCTATATTATATTTAGAAGTATAAAAATTATAATCAGGCAATCTGTTTGTAAAAATTAATTTAACTGATTTATCTAATTCCCAAAGTTTATAAAAATACTCAAAAGAATCTGCTGTTGTGCCATTTATACAAGAAACACCGCAATGAACCGCTTTATCTATTGTAAAACTACTACTAATAATGTTACCATTCATCTAATATCTCGCTTTGTGTGTCTATATTATAATTAATAGGGTCTGTCATAATTTTTAATAATTGTAGAAAATACTTATCCCAAATAGTGTCATAATCTATATACTTTTTAAATAAATTAGCAAATTTAACATCAGTAAATGCAAATATATTGGAATTTAAAGGATTTGGCTCAACTAGATATAACAATTTAACTTTATCATTTTCTTGAATTAAGTTAAAATTTAAGTTATTATCTAATATATATCTATTAGAAACTAAAACTGCACGTGAATTAATAGGTATAGCAATTTTACGTCCTTTATCATCATATTCTACTTTATCTAAATTATAATTAAGATTTGATACAGATGAAACTTTTGCTATTTTATCTAAATCTTGATGTATAAATTCATCTTTAACTGATTTTAACCATATTCTTAGGTCTTCATTGGATTTATCAAATAGTAATTTCATTCCTTGCGTAAGTTTAATTTTAGAATATTCAGGTGTAGATGATTTAACAATCTCTAAACCCATTTTCTTAAAATATGGCTCGTCTTCTGCATATCTTACCCCTTCCATATCATAAACACGCATTACATATCTTTTCTTTGCTACCCAAATAGCAACATCTGATATTGCTTCACGCTCTGCTTTAATCATTGAAGCGTCTTTGGCGTTTAATATATCTGCTAGTTCAAGATTCACTTCATCTACTACTTTTTGAATATTATTCTCAATAAATTCATCTAATTTGTCTATTTTTTGTGTTAATGTATCAGTTGGAATAAATAACTTTTTCGTTACATTTTCTAATTCATAATAGTTTGAGTCTGTATCTGCCCCTATTGTATAATCTACGTCTTTAGTTTCACAATATATATTAAGAAAATCGTTCATTCTCTTAGATAATAATTTAAGATAAAATCTTACTTGTGATGTAACTGCTCTTGCTATTTCAACATTAAATAATCTGAAGTGATTGTTACCTAATGCACCATATAATGAAGCAAGAATTGTCTTAACTGCTGATTGTAGGGTCTTTTTTGATTTTGCTATTTTAATTTGTTCTTGTAATAATGTGTTTAATTTTTCTGTTGATAAAGATTTTAAATCTTCAGGATTAAATTTAACTAAATCTGACATCGTAGTCCTTTTAATACTAATTTTTGATGAATTATATATTATTAAGTTTTAAATTATCCTTAATCTTTATTAAGCCATTATTAAGGCATTATAACATATAATTGCTTAAATTTTATAAAATTACAAAGGAGTAACAATGATTACATTAAATCCTGATAATGTAAAAACATATGATTCTAAGGCAAGTCTTTATAATCCTAAATTTATAGACTTTACAAAAGAACCGATGTTTTTAGGAACAGGTAGAAACACACAAAAATTCGATTTAATGAAATATCCTATTTTTGATAATCTTAACGACAAAATGCAAGGTTTAGATTGGCGACACGATGAAATAAAACTAACCCCTGATAAAATTGATTATGAAACTAAAATGCTTGAACCTATGAAGCACGCTTATACAAGAGTTCTACAAAAATTAATTTTCTTAGATTCTTTGCAAGGACGTGGAATTTTATCAAGTCTAGGACTAATTACAACTATTCCTGAATTAGAAAATTGTATGCTAACTTGGCAATATTTTGAAGGTGCTAAACACTCAAAATCATATACAGAAGTTTTAAGGGGTGTTTATCCAAATCCAGGTGAGATTTTTGATGAATCTTTTAAAATCCCTGAACTAATGTATATTGCTAAATCTATATCAGAACCTTATAATATCTGTTTTGAATTAGTAACAGAATATAATTACTGCCAAATAAAAGGTCTTAAATTTGATAAAATTAAAGAACTTAAATTAGCAATATTAAGACTTCTTGTTACTATTAATATTCTTGAAGGTGTAAGATTTTATTCAGGATTTGTTACAATATGGAGTCTTCACTATTCGCAAGGATTAATGGAACGCACAGGCAATATCTTACAATTAATTTGTAGAGATGAAAATATGCACCTAGCAATTACTCAAACTTTGCTAAATATCCTAAAAACTAAAGAAGATGAAGGATTTACCGAAGTTTATAATGAATTTAAACCTGAAATTCATAAACTTTATGAAGAAGCATATAAAGATGAAGAAGTATGGATAGACTTACTATTTTCTAAAGGTTCATTTCTAGGTATGAATGCAGATATTGCTAAGACTTATATTAAATATACTATTAATAGACGTTTAAAAGCAATAGGCGAGAATATATTATTTAAAGGATATGATACAAATCCTGTAAAATGGGCGGACGCTTATATAAATTCAGATAAAAATGAAGTCTTGCCACAAGAAACAGAAATTCTAAATTATAGAACAGATATTTTAAATAGAGAAGTATCAGATAATGATTTAGAATCTCTTAAAACTATGCTTTAGTTTAATTTAAGGGAATTTAATTTATAATTCCCTTATTGATTAAAGGATTACATATGAATACAATTAATATACAAGAACTTCCATTAAGTAAATTAGATGATTTATATAATAAACCAGATTATATACATATATCATTAGGATTTAATTATACAAATGAAATAATATTAATACTTACTATTAACAAATATTTTTTAAACCCAAAAAGCACAAAATATTTAAGATTTGATTTAAATGATAAAAAATTTAAAAAAATCACACTTACAAAAAATAATCAAATTAATGATGTTAATGTATGCAACACAATAACTGATTTTATAAAAGATTTTTCAGATAAAATTAATTCTAATATATCAGAAAAACAAATAAGATTATCAGTTTCTAATGAATCTTTAGAACAATATAAAACATATAAAGATATTGTTATCAATGGCTTATATAATGAAAATTTAGAAACACAATATGAATTACGTAATTATAGAGATAAATCAATATCAAAAGAATTTTTTAATATAAACATATCAAGACATATAATTTATATTAACAAAGAGCAAAAAACATATCAATTTAAAACAGATGAAAATGATTATAATACTATTAACAATTTAAAATCAGGATATATCAATTATGTGAATACTATGATATTAGAATATAATAAAGCAATAGATAAAATTAATGTTATTATTAATGATTATAATAGTATATTAAATAAATTAAAATCTCAATATACTGAAATTTTTATTTAATTAAAAAGGAATACAAAAATGAAAACTATATCAGATTTTAAGTCAAGCGGAGTATCATTTTCTGAACTTCAAAAACTATTTGAAAACTACAAAAGTTCAAATTTTGATATTATGTTCGGTAATATTCTTGATTTAAATAGTAGAATATATATTAAGCACTTTTGCATACATATAATATCGTCAATTAATTTACACGATTATGAAAAATTTATTTATGATTCAGAATTAAATTTATTTACTTATCAAGAAAAATTTGCAAATGTAAATATTATGGATAATAAAAGATATAGATGTTTTAGTGATTTGATGAATAGATTTTATAATGATATTGATAGAGTCATAGAAACTTCATCAGATGAATACAAAATGAATTTAGAAAATATAAAAAAGAAACAAAAACAAATTAAAGTTTTAGAGCAAGGGACACTAAATTTAAATATTAATAAATCTAAATCAGATATATCTTATGGGAAGTTTCTCACTAGCAGATATCAAGTTCATTTTGATTATTTAAATAAAGAATATTTGTTTGAATTTTATGGCAGAGATGATGATTTGTTTGGCGAATATGATAATTTAACTCAAAATGAAATTAATGAACTAAAAGATGATACAATATATAATTTAAACAAATCTATTGAATGTTTTACAGAAGAAGAGAAACTTCAAATCAATAAATTGTCAGAATTAAAGAAAACTAAAGAAAAACTTTTAAATTTATATTCAGAATTTCTGATTTAAGACTTTAAGTTTATATTAAATTTTTTATAAACATATTTTAAGTATTAATATTATATAATTCTTTTAAACAACAAAGGTATTAAAGGATTACAGATGAATACAATATTTTCAATAAGAACAGCACCCAACAAAATAAATCTAAATGATTTAAGTATCTTATTTAATAAAGATAAAGGTATTGAAATAATATATACTCAACCGAGATTATTTTTAAATACACAAGTCTTAAAAATAAAAATAAGAAAAGATTTTAGATTTCTTGCATATAATTATGATGTTGCCAAAGAATCATTTGAATTAGATTATAGTAATTATAATTCAGCACAAGACGGCGATATAATATGTAATAATCTAAATACTTTAATCAATGAATTTTATAAATCGTTATTTGTAGCAAACAATATAAGAAAATCAGATATTATAAAACACATAAACAAAATTAAAGAAAATTCTGACGATGACAAATATATACAAACTCTTGAAAATATTATAAAAGCAAATCAAGATGATATAAACAATAATACAATTTTAAGTGAAAAATTGTTAGAATACTATTCAGAATATATTGTATAAAGGAATACCAAATGAAAACAATAAATTTAGAACAATTGGATATATTATTTAAAAATAAACCTGATAACATAAATGTTTTTCTGGGACAAAATTGGAATTCTGATTTATTCTTGAAAGTATCAAATTCTAAATCAAAAAACAAATCAAAATTTTTTAAATTTGATAAAAATGAAAAAAATTTTAATTATGTTCCATATGATATAGATGAATATTCACATTTAAGAAAGCATAATAATTTGAATAGTTTTATAAAAGAATTTTTAGTATTAATTAAAAATAATATATCAGATAATAATGCAAGCATATACAACTCCAATAAAAATTTAGAAAAATACAACTTATATAAAAATGTAATGCTTACAGGCAAGTATAATGAAAAGTTATCACAAAGATATGCTTTGCAAACATTTGATAAATTAGTAGAATGTGATTCTTGTTATATAGACAAATTAGAAATTATAATTTATATGGATATAAAGAACAATTATTATCAGTATAAAGAAAATGAATCTTTTAAAAAATTTACATTCAAAGAATTAAAAGAAAATTATATTAAATATATAGACAAATCAATTTTAGATTACAATAGAATATTAGATAATCAATCACGAATAAAATTAGATTATGATTCAATTTTAGACACTTTAAGAAGTGTATATTCTGAATTTTTTATATAAAGGATTACAGCAATGAAAAGAACACTAAATGTTTTATCTTTAAATGACTTAATACAATTGTTATACAAATTTAACAATACAAAAGAAAGACTTTATTATAGATTTAGAGAACCTGATTATAATAAGTTAAAACTTGAATTGACAATTCTAACATCAGATTTTGAATATGATTTTGATTTTGAAAATAATGTTTTTATAATAAATTCTAAGCACGATGAATTACATAAAAATAGTCACAAATTAGATGAATTTTTAAATTCTAAATACAAAGCAAGTAAAGTAATTGATTCAGTTGAAGATGATACAAAACAAATAAAAAAGTTTTTTCAAAGATTTCAAGAATATTTAGGATATTGTGAAAATCACAGATTAAATATTATAGAAGAAACTAAGATTCAAATATATGAACTTGACGCACAAAAACGCTTAGTCAATTCAATTAAAAGTTTAGGCAGAATAACAGATTATGGATATCAAAAAATTAATTTATTTTATAATGATAATTTCTTGAATTTAAATAATGTAATTATTAATCTTTATGTATTAGATGATATTTGCGAATTAGAAATTATAAAGGATAATAAAAAAATTGCAATAAAAGATTTTTCTATAAGTTCAGTAAGTTCAGTGTCAGTTGATTATGTAAAAGACTTATTTAATAAAAAATATATTTCATTGACAAATTATTATCAAAATAAAATAGATTTATGTAATTTGTTCCAAGATAAAATTAATAATTCACGTAATGCAATACAAACTAATTTTTCGGAGTTTTTGATATGAATACAAAGTATAGAGTGAAAAAATATTATGAAATTTCAGAGTTGCCTAAAATTTTTAAAGATTTTCCTGATGAATATAACGTATTATGCTATATTTCATATGCTGAAAATGTAAATATTTGCATATATATTACTGATTTATATGAATCTGTTGAAGCAACGTATGTATTTGATTTTAAATCTAATAAATTTGTATTAAATGATAATGCTGATAGTTTTTATGGAATGACATTTTTAGAAGCACAATATTTAATAGAATATATTTATAAAGAATTAAATATAAAATATAAATCAGAAAACGCTCAATATATAAATTATAAATCAATATTAGATAATTATATTGAAATTAAAAATTTATTTAGTAATGATAAATTTACTGAAGAAATAGAACAATCTGAATCAAAATTTAATCAAGATTTTACATTAACAAAATCGTGGCAAGATATAGCATTTGATTTAGATTATAAAAATTTAGTATGTCGTGCAAGAATATCACTAAAATTAAAGAAAATTTATTTTAATTTTTCAAATAGAAGAAATTATAATTTTCATTGTGCTACCAAAGATATACCAAAAGAAATTTTATATTCTAAATTTATTAAAGAATTAGATAAAAATATAAAATATTATAATAATACAGTAAATTCAGCACGGAAATATATAGATAAAATTAATATTATTAATAAATTATTAATTGATAATTTTCCTGATTACATCATTTAGTATATTATAAATCATTACCAAGCCTTACTAGATAAGAACCTTTTTTATTTAGTAAGGATTCTATAATTTGTATAAAATTTTGATGTGTAGGCGTATATACTTTTAAATTTAAGAGTTTTGCTATTTCTAAATCATCTTTAATTGTGTGTCCTATATTAATAAAATCATAGCAACCTGTATGTCCTGCATTACAAAATATAATACAAGATTTATCTTTACACCATTGTGTGTTAAATTTAATCTGCTCGAATGCCTTATATAAAATAAATCCACAAACACCATATACTATTACTTTTTTGCCTGTATAGGCAAGACCACAAGCGATATTAACTAAATTTTGCTCTTGTATACCTAGATTATAAGAATTAAATGTTTTAAATGGAAACATATCAGCGTGTAAAAGATATATATTTTTATCTTGTAATTGATTTAAATAGTCAGATAGTTTTTTTCTCATATTAATGCTCCTATTTAGATTTATTTATAGAGATTTTTAATATCTAAATTTGTATCTGAATTTTATTAACTACTTAATGTATTCTTAATTCTTATAATTCTCTATTTGAATTATTTAATTTAAGTTTATTTTAAGTAGTTAATAAAATTCAGATAGAAATTTAAATTTTAATATTTTATTGTTATTCTTATTATAGAATTTATATAAAAATTTAAATTCGTATGCAGATTTTATTAACTACTTAATTCTTATTTAATATGTTATTTTATTATTACTAATTTAAGATTAGATTAAGTAGTTAATAAAATATAGATACAAATTTAATTTTTTGCCGTAGGCAATATATTAAAAAAAAATGAATTTATATTAATCTATATAATAGAAACATATTAGTATATTAAAAATAAAATTCAATCCTATTTTTATTAACAACTTAAAATAAACTTAAGAAAATTAAATATCGTGCAAATCGTGCATATATTTAAGATTAGTTTAAGTAGTTAATAAAAATAGGATATCAAATTAGAAATTTAAATTTTATATAAATTTTTATAATAAGAACATCAAATAAATTCAGAATTTAATTTTCATAAATTGTAATCCTAAATTTATTAACTACTTAATCAATTCTTATATTATAACTTTATTATTACTAATTTAAGATTAAATTAAGTTGTTAATAAAAATAAGATTAAATTTTAAATTTTAATAGAATTCTATATAATAGAAATACATTACTTTTATTGAATTAAATTTTTTAATCTCTTGCTTACAACAAAAATTTAAAAAGTAAATTCAATCCTAAATTTATTAACTACTTAATTAAAAATTAAAGATTAAAACTAATTAAATAAATTCAGTCAATATTAAGTAGTTAATAAAAATCAGATATCAAATTTATACTATAAATAATTATAATAAATTATAGGAGTTATAAATGGGTTTATATCGTGGTATAGTAGTTAATAATAATTCGCCAACAAAAGACGGACGAGTTCAAGTCAGAATATTTGCTTTACACCCTGATGAAGTAAAAGACGCAGATTTGCCCTGGTCTGAAGTTATGCAAACAATTGAATATATTGGCTATCACTCAACAGATAAATTTGATTCTAATGAAAAATCAAATCCTACAAATCCATTAACTAGACAATCAGGTTCAAGACGTGCAGGATTTGGTAAAAATATTATATTAGAAATAGGAACTTGGGTATTTTGTGACCTAGACCACGATAATCCTAATATGCCTATTGTTGTTGGAACTATCGCTTCACATAATGAAATAAATCCTAATTCTAGTCCTACAAATAAGCATATCCTAGAAACAATATCAGGACATTATCAAGAATTTTCAGATACACAAGGTTCAGAAACTATTAGAACACATCATAGGTCAGGAACAGATATTACCTTTATGCCTGACGGCACATTAAACACATATATTACAAAAGATGAATACACGCATATACTTAAAAATTCATTGACTAAAGTAGAGCAAGATAAAGTAGAGATAATTAATAAAGATTATACAAGACAAATTCAAGGTTCAGATGTTAAGCAAGTTGCAGGCGACCAATTAAATACTTCATCAGGAATTTGTAGAATAACTGCTGATACTATATTCTTGAATTAATGAAATTAGGAGTGTAAAGGATTTAAATTGTATTATACTATTAATGATATATTAAGAATTTATAATAGAAATAAAAATAAATTTAGAATTCAGAATAAAGATTTTACTTTTTATGATAAAATTTTTCAAGAATTGCAATATCTTGTTAAAATGATTAATAAATGTGAAAAATCAAAATCAGAAGAAAATAAAAATTTATTAATTAAATATTATAGAGAATTTGATGAATTTCAAATAAAATATCCTGAAATTTTAGTTTAATTTAAATTATACCACTATACGAGATGATTAAATTGTTGAATTTGAGTTGGATAATATCTGCCATTTAATATATAAGGTGTTTGCGTATATTTCTTTAATCTATCATTTAATTTAAAAATTTTAAAATTTAAATCTAATTCCATTTGAATAGTGTTAGTTTCTTTTTCTACTAAAATAAGATTAGAATTTTGAAGTTTAATATTTTCATTAGTAGTTAAACAAATTTTATATTTCTTATAATAAAATCCAAAGTAATATATTTTACCTATTTCATTACTTAGTTGCAGTGCGTGCTCTCTATTTCTTACCATAAAGAAACAGGCATAATTAGAATTTTCCGCTTCTAATAATGGTAAATTTGTGGCATACTTATTATAAGTTTTGATAGAATCATCAATAAATCTACGTTGCAGTAAATATGTGTCATTAGGTGTAGCAGGTTTAGTTATATTAACTAAATATTTTCTTAAATTATCAGGCAATTCATCATAATTAACTAATAAAGGATTAGGAATATCAAGATAAAAATGAAAAGGTGGTTTTGCTAAACAATATATATCACAATTTACACCATTATTGTCAAGTGCTGTTAAAAAGTGATTATACATTTCTATTGAATAGTAAGGGTCTAGTGTTATCATTAATATATCCTTTATGATTATATTTATACTAGACCCTAAGTCTAATTACACTAATTAAAGTTCAATAGAATTTATTTTATCTATTATATAATTAGGATTTTTAAGAATTTTACCTATATAAGGTATTAATCTATCAGAACAAGAGTTAATCTCTACTACATCTTTAGTAAATCTAATTGGTGTATTATCGCCATATGGTGCTAAATTCCAAAGAACTAACTTAACATTAGGATTTACTTTAGATTTATACTGATTATAATATTTTTGCAAAGAACTATCGCCGTATAATTCCATATCAGTAAATATAAAAATTGTATCTACTAATGTTTTAGTTCTGATTAATTCTTTTAATGGTTCTTCTGCATATGTTCCACCGCCATTACAACTTCTATTCATTAGAAAATCCATTGGATTTGCAACAACAAATTTGCAGTGACTAGCCCAAGTATAAGCAACTGATTTATCAGACATTAAAATAGATGTTAAAACTTTACCATATTTAAATGGTGTTCCGTCCATTGAGCCTGATTCATCAAGACAAAGTGCATAAACACCATCTAATTCAAGTTGTTCTGCTGATAATTTCATACAATAAAACAAAGTTTTTGTTAATTCTCTTAGTTTAAATTGGTCGAATTTAATATTTTGAATAGACTCCATACAATCATAAAATCTAAATGGCAAAATCATTGATTTTTGAATTTGATTTTTATCTTGTATTCTCTCAATAATATAATCATATAATTCAGGTGATTCTGTTAATATTTTTCTTATGTTTTTAATAAGTGCCATATATCCTAAATCTTTGATGTTGTCAAAAGTATATTTAACTTTGCCTGCATTTAAAGTTTGTGCTGTATTGATATTAGGTAATCTATCTTCAATAATTGCCTTATATACATCATCTAAACCTTGTTTATCAAATTTAAACTTATTTGGATTAGGTCTTGATAGTTTAACTATATCTTTAAGTTTAACTTGATTATTGATAGATGTGTATTTTTTAAATTGATAGAGATTAAATTTATTCTCTAAGCAATATTTCATAGCACGTCTAAGTGAATTTGCTCTTCCTGATAGTGCAAATTGGTCGGTCATATCATCAACTCTTACAAAAGACCTAATTAGCATTGGTTTAAGATATTTTTCAGATTTAGCAGTTTTGATTAGGTAATTTGCTAATACCTTACTAATATATCTAAATCCTAATTCTTCTCTTAAGAATATAACAGATTTAGCGATAAATTCTTTATCTAATTCATCAAGTAAAATTTCTAGGTTTTCTTGAACTTGTTTATTTGATTTATAGTAATTATCTGAATTATTAAGACAATTCATTACTATACTAAGAAAAGTATTATATGGATTTGTTCTTTTAAATGCTTTTCCGCCTGCTATATTTGTGACTGCTTCAGATGAAGTTGTTTTATTCAATGCTGACATTATCATACTCCTATTAAAAATTTGTATTATTATACAATAAAAAACTGAAAACAAACTTAATACTCTTAAACACTTAAAATACACTTAAATAAATTAATATTGTGAAAAAAGACCCTAACAATCGTGAATTAGGGTCTTGACTTCATTAGAAAGGAGGAGATAAGATGAAATACGCCTTGATGATAAAATCAAGAGTAAGTGGTCTAATGTTTTTATATAAAATTTCGTAACCCTAAAATTTTAAAACTACATCTTTTACAATGTAGAAATATATAACGTAAGTTCTTATGTTTATTGATAATAAAAGTGATGTAATTACTCTTATCAATTCATCAAGGAACATATTTCATCAACGACATAAATGCCACGAAAAGAACAGATAGTTTGATTTAAGGCTTGAACTATCAAAAAGCCATAACAAGAAAGGTAAAAAATGGTTAGCAAAAACTTATCTAAATTGATAAGTTTCTTATCGCTAATTAATAAGAAATCTTAATGATAAAATTAAGTGAAAAAAGTTTATCAGTTCCCAATATTGATGTAATTTCACTTTACAATTCATTAAGATTTCTACTTCCAAAAATCAAGGATAAGAAACTTATCATAAAATCAAGACCCTGAATTAACAAGGTCTTGTATAAACATTTTATTCTAAGTTTTGGATAACCCTAGAACTCCTTAACTTCCTTTTTATGTTTGTATTATAACATTAATAAACTTAAAAGAACCTTAAAATTTAAAATATTTATAAATTATAATATCTCTTTTGTTTTTGCATATTGCAACAATGCCAAAGCGTGTGCTTCACGCAATTCTTGAATATCTATTTCTACCTTTGAATAATCAGCCATTACCCATATTGTTTTTGTTTGTCCTAGTGTTTCACTTGCTATAATAGCGTCACACATATTTTGTCTTGCTTCTGAATTTGCGTCAAATACATTACCTTTAGAAGTAGTAACAACTAATTTATTGATTTCTTGTTTAAGATTAAATTCAGTTCTTTTAGGTTTTTCATAATTTTTAATCTCGTGCTTATAAATTAATTCTTTTAATTCTTGTTCTAAATCATTACTGATATTATTAATATCTAAAGTATAAGGAATCCAACCTAAATTTTTATAATTTAATTCAAAATCTACCCTTGTTTGAGAAGGATTTGAAAATCTAACATTTCTTAAATCTGCTTTATTATACATTACAATATCCTTAAAAATAGTGCTTTATTATTTTCAAGGTTTCCACATTGTCGCCAAGTTCCTATCATTGATGAACCTGTTGAAGTTCTTAATTTAGAACCTTGTATAATATCATTAAAATTTGTAGTTTCTGATGTTTCAAATATACCATAATATCCGACATCGCCTGTTACACCTGTTACAATAGATTCAATAAATTGCTCTTTTGTTGGTTTAATTTCGATATTACCTGAACCTACAATATTATTGTTATTGATAGTTTTAAGTTCTAAATTACCTGTTCCTTTAAGTGAAACATTATTAATAGACTTAATAAGAAAATCTGCTGTATTTAATTTTTCATTAAGTTTTTCGGCAGTTTCAGTTGATACAGGTTTATTTAAGTCTTTTGTTAAATCTATTTTTGTTAAATTTTGTTCTAATAAATCAACTCTATCTTTTATTGTTCCTAGTAAATCTGATAATTCAGTTGAACTTGACAAAGCCTTTAAATCTGAAATAACAGATTGAATATCTTTAATATATTGAACTAGATTTATAAAATTTGTATCTAGTTCTAAATATGTAAGAGTATCAAATTTAGTTTTTAATTCTAAATTTCTACTCTCTTTTAAAGCAGGAACATTATTAGAAGAATCAAGTGTTCTTAATGTTATTTTCATATTTGTTGCCTACAATTCAATATATTTTAAACTATTTATCTTTATCACTTGTCACTTGTCACTTGTCATTATATCTTTGATATGTTTATTCTTACCAAATATATCAAGAACAATATCATTTTTCTTATTATCTAATACATCTTTATTATCAAAAACTTTTTTTGTCTTTGTTTTTGGTTTTTCAATACCTTCAACACTATCAGACGTTTCACTTTTTTCAACGTTTTCAATATTCTCTGTCTTTTCTGTGTTTTCTTTGATATCAAAAATTGGCTGTTTTTTAGGTTTAGATTTGCTTGAACTTGAATTGACATTTTTTTTAAGTTTAGAATTTTCTTTTTCAAATGCTATGTATTCTTTAGCAGTCAATTTCTCGCCGTTTATCATTACGTGAGTAGCAATACCTTTTTTACACATTTCAAGAGTATTATACCAATATTCTTTACCTTCAAACATATCTTCTATTTCTTTATCTGTAAAGAAATTTGATAATAAATCTCTCATCCAAATTTTATATTGTTCTCTTTGGAATTTATGTTGTTTATCGATATCAGACGCTTTGCCCCAATATCCACCACTCCAATCGTGAAACATTATCATACTTGTTCTATGTGCTATACGTTCTGTTCCTAGTAGAAACATTAAAGCACCTGCTGAATATCCGTGATTGTCTAATATAGTAAATGTTCTATTTTGAAAATAGTTCTCAATTACATTTTGAAATCTTTGTAAATCTAGCAAATATCCACCTGGACTTGAAATTCTAACTTCAAGTGTATCGTAAGACTCGCCATCATACAAAGTATCAAATATTTCATCTAGTTTTGCGTCATCAAATTCATTTATAAAAAGACGATAGTTGTAAGTTACCATACCATCTTTTCTAAAAAGATTATGATTTTCTGAAGTTACAGAAGTAGTGGCATTTTTAATATCACGACCTGGTCTTCTGATGTTTTTATAAATTTTCATTAATACTCCTTATTAAATTATATATTATTTACACTTAAAATTTGTCAAAAATACTATTTTATAAAATTTGCCAACTCTACGCAACAAGCAGATAAAGTCAAATTTTTATCTCTTACATTACTTGATTGAAACTGATACTTAGCAATAGTTAATAAGATTTGTGGTCTTGCTTGCTGATTAAATTGATTTAAATTCTTATACATATATGTATAAAAAGAATCAGGATTTGTAACTAAATATGTTTCTTTTAATATTTCATCAAAGTTCTTATTTTTTATTTGTAAAATAAGATTATCGAATCCATCTAGTTTTTGAATTTGAGTTAAATCAACCTTAAGTGTATTATTAATTACAGATTTCTGTATAAATCCTACCATACCACGAACAGACGGATAATAAGTATTGATAATAGGTATCAAATCCTTTTTATCGTAACTTACTTTTTCTGTATCTAATATAAAGCATAATCTATTAAAAATCTGTTTAATTAATGATTCTCTATTTTGTTGTCCGTAGAATTCATCAAAATCATAAACTTCAAATCTGTTAATAATAGCAGGTATAATTTTATTGATATAGTTACAAGTTAAAATAAATCTGCAATTTCCTGAAAATTCTTCAATAAATCCACGTAATGCTTGTTGTGCTGAATATCCATCAAATTCATCGAGTATAACAATTTTATGATTATCATCAAAAGACTTATAACTTGCAAAATTTTGTATAGTTGTTCTTATAGTATCAATACCATTACTTAATGAAGCATTTAGAAATAATGTTTCTAATCCTGATTCTTTGGCAATAGCATTAACACAACTTGTTTTACCTGTTCCAGGTGTAAAAGAACTAAACAACATATTAGATAAGTTTTTAGTATCTACTTGATGTTGTAATTTAGTTTTAACTTCATCAGGTAATATCATATCTTGAATACGTTGCGGTCTGTATTTTTCGTAATATAATTGTTCTTTATCATTTATAATCATCTTATCGCTCCTTATTTAATTATTCTACTACATCAACACAATCTTTAAATAAAAATTTAAACTCTTCAGGCAATGCTTCATAAAGTTTATACGCTAGATTTCTTATCTCAAAATGTGCTGATTTAGATGTTCTAAGTTTTAGTAAATTTCTAAGTGACCTTACATTAATACTAAATGTTAAATCTGTTTTATAGCATTCAGGTAACGCATATTTAATTAAATCTTGTGTAACATTATAATTTACTGCATTATTAACTAATCGTCTTACATTTTCTAGTGCTTGAATAGAGCATTCATCAACATTATTATTGTCTGTAAGATTAATATATTTGCTTGCACGTTCTTTATCTTTAATAGTAAATTCAGGTTCATTTCTTAATTCTTTTAGTGTGTATCTAGTTGATTTAACACTATAAGAAGCAAGGCGGTGTCTTGTAAGTTCCATAAGATTAAGTCTTGATATACCTTGTATAAAGAAGTTAAATACGCAATGTTCCCCTACACTGCCGTGAAAATTCTGTAATATTACACGTTTTATCAAATCTAAATCTTTTTCACCTAGATTATCTGATTTATCGTGTGAATCCCAACAAGTCCTTATGGCAGTATTAATTACTTCTAAAGGTGTATAAGATAGTAGTTTAACTTTAAACATTATTGTTCCTTTTACTTTTTATTTTTCAATTTATTAATTTCTTCTTGCATAATTGTATCAAAATTCTGTGGTTTTGGTTTATTATTTTTTGGTTGTTTAATAGGATTATCATTTATATCAGATTTTTGAATCTTAGCGATGTCAGCAATTTTAGTATTAGGTTCTTGCTCTGTATTAAATTGCGTATATAATGATAATAATGTAAATAACATTTGTTTTCCTTTATTAAAAATTTAAGGTATTATAACAATTTTAATGTTAAAAATACCTTATAATTATTCATCAATAGTAATCATATAACATTCATCATCAAAGTGATTATAAAATTCATTTAATATCAATCTATTTGCATAATTATCTGTCATCCAATTTGATAAAATTGTAATTAATCTAATTATTTTAGAAGTCACATTAACCTTTAAAATAACTTTAAATTTTGATATTGCAAAGGTAATACAAATATCTTTATCTGTTTTTAATGTATTGTTTTCGATTCTTTGTATCATCACATTTATACCATTTTGAATTTTCTGTTCTATTTGTTCTTTTGTAAGTGATGTTCTATTTCTTATACGTTTAATTATACTATGAATATCTGAATGATTAATTTTTATTAAATAATCTTTGTGCCTAAGATTTAAAACTCGCTCTTTGTTTTCTTCATTTAAACTATTAAAATACATAATATTTAATTTCCCCTTCATCAATAAAATCAAAAATTTTAAAATCGCCGTCTTCTTTACATTTATTTACTCTTCTTGCACTATATGAATTATGATATTCAGATATAATTCCTATACCATATTGATAATTATCGTGTGAAAAGTTTTCAATTTCATAAGTATTATCAAAAGAAAGTAATAATCTAATATGTTTATCTGATTGTGTAAAGAAATATCTATTTTTATTATATTCAACAATAAAGAATTTATCTTTAATATCTTTACATTTCTTTAATAAATCTATAACATCAGATTTTTTAAATTTAGATTTACTAAAATAAACTTTGCGTCTATTGTAATGTATTTTCATCTTTGACTCCTTTAATCCTTTTTAATAAGAGAATTATATCAGATTATAACTTAATTAAAGTTTAAGTAAAACTGATATAATTCTTAAATCAATAATTTAGTAGTTTTTAATAATTAAATGCTTTGAGCCTTTGGTAACTTGCCTACCTTTTATATTGATAGAATAGTTTTTATCATATGAATCTACTATATAATTTTTATATAACTCTTGTATTATATCGCAATCATTTATGATTAGTAAGCATTTAGCAGAAGTTGATTTAAAGAATTCTGATAATTCTTTTTGAGAATTATTATCAAAAATAGATTTATCATCATTACCATATACATTATTATTCGTATCAACATATGGTGGGTCTAAGAATATAAAATCATCTTTATTAGGTTTAATTAAATCAAATAAAGATTTATAATCTAAATTATAAATTTCAGTGTTTTGTAATAAATCTGAATGTTGTTTAGTTAATACTTTTCTTGAAAAAGTTGAATTGTGTGAATATGGTGTATTTAAATATCCTTTAGAATTATAACGCATTAATCCTGACACAACTAATTTATTGATATAGTAATATAGTGTTCCTTGATTATAGTCACTCTCTCTTATACCATTAAACATATCCCTAAGTTCATAAAATTTTGTATGGTGTAAATCAACACTATAATTTTTAACTAATTCATCAAGTTCAGAACTTATTGTATTGTAATCAAATTTAACAGATTTATAGCATTCTATCAAATTTTTATTTAAATCATTAATAATAGCAGATTTTGGTTCTAAATACCAAAATACTGCACCACCACCTACAAATGGTTCTATATATCTATTAAAATTATTTGGTATATGGCTAAGGAAGTTTTTAATTTCCCTAGCCTTACCACCTGAATGTTTTAAAAATGGTTTCATTTAGCACAACTTTTATAATCTGCTTTATACCATAATTTCATTGCTTCAGGTGTCTTAAATTTAATCCATTTTTTCTTTTCAGGATTATATGCACCTGTTCTTGAATCTATTTCTTTAAATGTTTCAATCATTGCTTTAAATAAATCAAATTCGCAATAAGAATTATCAAGATTTAAAAGCATATATCTAATTGATTTATAAAGATTATATAAATTTTCATAAGTAAAATTTTTATTTAATTCATCTCTAAGTTTAATGATATAATTAAAATCTATCCATTCACGAATTTCGTTTTCATAACTTAAATCTTTTAATTCAACTTTAACAGAATTAAAACTAAATACAAGAATATCGCAAAGTGCGTCTATTTGTTCGTAAATATCTAGTGCTGAATAATATTCTTGGATTTCTTCATCTGTTAAATTAATATAATTAGATTGTTGCATTTCATAAGTAAGACTTCTCTTAGTCATCCAATTCTCTAACATTTGTGATAAAATATACATTTCTTCGCTAATAGTCATATTAATGCTCCTTTAAATAAATTGATAGAATTATATATAATTAATACTTAAATTTGTCTTAAGAAATCTTTAAATTTTTCTTAATTATAATTTTATGCAAGGTATTCCTGCATTTTCTAGGAACTTAATCCCACCTTTATGATTGTGAAGTATATCTTTATAATATACTTTTTCAATACACCCTAAATATACAATCAATGAAGCACATCTTATACAAGGTGCATATGAAACATAAAGATTATATCTTTTTGTTAAATCTGCTTTAAGAAGTGCTGATACTTCAGCGTGAATTACATAATCATATGTATTATTATTTTCATCACGCATTGGTAAATTGTTGGGTGCTTGATTAAATCCTTCATAAGTTTTTTGGAATTCTTCCAAAGGTTCTAATATACACCCAACTTTTCTAATATCTTTTGAGTGACTTGCCACATAATCTAATTTTTCAATACTAATCATATATTAATACTCTTAGAGATTTCTAAAATTCTTTGATAATCATCTGCTTCTAGTTTATCTTGTCTTAATTCTTTAAATCTAGGGTGCAATAATGAATAAGTATCAGAATTCTTAGATTTTGATAAAGCAGTAGCAATTACTGACATTATACGACCTAATAATTCATCTTGATTATTAGTTATATAATCTAGTGTTAAATCATCAAATCCACTGCATTGTCCTACTACTAATCCGTCTGATGATTCAAACATTACTGCACCAACTTTATCTGCTCTTTTACCATTTCCCTTAGTAAATCCTGTAATTTTAACATCTACATCAAATTCAGGTTTAATCTTTATTTGATATTTAGAAGTTTTATTTTCAAATTTAGTTTTAAGGTCTTTTAAAACACCACCTTCTTCGCCCTGTTCTATCCATTTTTTAGTAATACTAATTACTTCATTTATATTACTAACTTGAACTGATTTAACTAATTTAAGATTTTTATTATCTAAAGTATTAATATAATTAGATAAATTGCTAAATCTCTCAACATATGGTGTATCTGAATAACAATTTGAAAATTCATCTAATTCAAGATAATCCCACATATAAAAATCAAGTTCATCAGGAACAGATAAAGAATTTAAAATTCCATTAGATTCATATCTATCTTTTGCATTAGGAACTAATAATTCGCCTATATATGCACCATCAGGCAATTTTTCAAATAAATTAAACAAGTAAGGATATTCATAAGATTCGCCACTTCTTGAATAACAATCAACTCTATTATTATTTTTGATAAATGTTCTAAATGTTCCGTCCATTTTTACTTGTAGATATGCAGGATAAGATATATTTTTAACTTTATCCATTAGACTACAACGCATATACGGAAGTTCAAAGATTTTATCAGAATCTGAAACTATCTTATTAAACTCTTTTACACCTACACCTATTTTTAAATCTCTATCAATAATACATTTTAGGACTTTTTTATTATCAGGATTTAATGAATTGAATAGATTTTCTAAATATCTAATTGCACTGTTTCCTGTATATGTTCTATCACATAATAGTTTTAAGTCTATTATGCACTCTTCCAACGATATTTCATCAATAAACACATCAGGTTCATAATTTACTTGGGAACAAGTAATACCATATGAATATTTAACTTTATCGTAAGCGTGTTGAAACACATCAATAAAAAGTCTATTATCTTTATATTTCTCTAATACAGATTGTTTATGTAATCTTGAATTAGATTGATTAAATTCATTAAGTATATCTACAATCATTTATAGACTCCTTAATCTAAATTATTAAAGAATTTATATGTTTCGGCTATATCTGCATAATCCAAATCATTTAATATTTTTCGTTCATCTGCACCATATGAATCGACAAATGCAATAATTTGATTTTCTGAAGCGTCTATATCAAATTCATCTAGTGCGTCTGTAACTGACTCAATTGCTTGGCAACGTTCTGCTTTTTGTTTTCTAGTTAATTCCATTTTATAATCCTTTTGATTGTAATTTCTTTTGTAGTCTTATATAAGATTCTAAATCTTTAACAAATTCTGCAAGTGAATGTTTAAATTCATTTTTAGTATATTTGCTAAAATTTTCAGATTCAACAAAATCCTTAAATTCATCAGATATTTCTAATTCAACAATAAAATTATAAGTTATATTAGTTGTTTTAAAAACACCTATCTTTTCAACTGATTTGACACTTAGGCTTAATCCATCAATTAAGCCTTCAAACTTCCAATAATAAGACAATGTTGCCTTGACATATATTTTAGTAATTACACTTGTCATATTTTCATTTAACTCCTTATCAAAATTTGAAGTAATTATATATTATTAAATATTAAATTAAGATTAAGAATATCTTAAAATTACCTTAATTTAGTTAAATTTGTCGATAAAAATTTAATATAAATAACAATATGAATTCTTTATATGCTTGGAGTTTTGGCAACCTAAGACTTAGACATAGAGTTTTAAAATCTTAGCGATTTTATGTGATATTCAAATTTATTTTAAAGGAAAATTAAATGGGCGAATTATTGTCACCTGGTGTATTGGTTCAAGAAATAGACCACTCAACTATTGCACCATCAGTTGCAGGAACTTCAGTTGCATTTGCAGGTAATTTTACTAAAGGTTTTGTAGATACTGCTGTTCTAGTTACATCTTATCAAGAATTTGTAGATAACTTCGGCAAGCCAACTAAATCAAATTTTAATGATTGGTATCAAGTTTATAACTTCTTACAATACGGAAATAAAATTTATGTTTCACGTGCTTGTGATTTAAATGGAACTCTAAAAGAAACAGGATTGCAATTTGTTTCTAAACAATCAGAACTTAAAGATACTATAATTCCTTATGATATTAAATTTAAATCTGTTTCAGGTAAAGATGTAGTATTTGAAATAAAAGGCGAAAATTTGCCACAACCTAATGAAGAAATTTCAATTGAAGGTGTGCCTAGTAAAGTAATTGCAAAAACTATCTCAAATGATACTGAATACAAAATTACATTTAATGTTGATATGGAAAGTAAAAATCTTACTGAATCATCTGTATTTAATAAGGTTATACCTGCTAAACAACTACACGGAAATATAGCAAGTTTCAAAGGAACTAATGTATTTGAAATAGGTAATAAATTTGCATTTTCTAATGAAGTTACAGACCATAAATACGAAATTCAAACAATAGATACACAAGTTCAAAATGGTGTAAATTTTGTTGTTGTAACATATAAAGAAACAGAAGATGATGAATTTGTAATACCTGATACAATTTTAGCAAATGCACCTGTTTATAAACTAAACTTTACACAAAATGCACTAGCAGAAATTCCTGGAAGTTCTTATACAGGCAGTGCTTATGATATTAAAGAATATGATAAGCAAGACCATATTATAACAAATCAAGCAGTTTTTGAAGATAGTGCAACTATACCATTTGCTTTTGAAACATCTAAAGTTAAAGTGATTGCAAAATATCCTGGATTGGACGGCAACTATATTGATGTTGCTATTGCAAATCCTGAAGATTTTAAAAAGGGTAAATTTGTTAAAGACGGCATAGCACTTGATGATTTGTTTGAGTATTATCCATCAGCAGGCACATTTGGACTAATTGTTCTTTATAAAAATCAAGTTCAAGAAGTTTATACACTCTCACTTGATGAAAATTCTAAAGATTCTAATAATAAATCTAATTATATCGAATCTATTAATAGAACATCAAGTTATATTTACGTAAAAGTAAATGAAGCAAATCAAGATAAATCAATTAAAAGTTCTCTTGATAAAGAAATTATAAAACTTACAAATGGAACAGAATCTGAACCTGGATTAGATGATATTGATAATGCTTATAAAGTATTTGAAAATGCTGAAGAAATTGATATTGATATTCTAATTGCTAATGAGAAAAATCCTAGTTCTGCCATTAATATTGCTGAACTTAGAAAAGATTGTGTTGCTATTGTTGGTTGTCCTTTTGAAACTTCAGTGGGTCTTAAAGCAAATCAAGCAACTTCAAAATCAGTTCAATTTAGAAATGATTTGAATGTTAATAGTTCTTATATTTTCTTAGTTTCTAACTATAAGTATCAATATCTAAATGAAATGGACGCTTATAAATGGGTCAATTTTGCAGGCGATGTTGCAGGTCTTGTAGTTCAATCAACTGAAACTAGGGAAGCGTGGTATGCTCCAGCAGGTTTAAATCGTGGATTGCTTAAAAATGTTAAGAAAATCGCATTTAGCCCTTCACAAGGACAAAGAGATACACTTTATAAATCAGGAATTAACCCTATTACAATCTTTACAGGTCAAGGTTGTGTTCTTTGGGGTCAAAAAACACTACTTGATAAGCCGTCAAGTTTTGATAGACTAAACGTAAGACGTTTGTTCTTAGTTCTTGAAAAATCATTAAGCAAAATGAGTAAATACTCTCTATTTGAGTTTAACGATTCATTTACAAGAAATTATATTACATCAACAATTAATCCATATCTTGCTACAATTAAAGCAGGACGTGGTGTTCAAGATTATCTTGTTATTTGTGATGAATCTAATAATACACCTGATATTATTAGTAGAAATAAACTTGTTATTGATATCTATATTAAACCTACATATGTTGCAGAGTTTATTCATTTACATTTTATCAATAGCGGAACTTCTGATTTTAAAATAATTACAAGTTCTAACTAATTTAAAGAGTGATTGGGATTTCTCAATCACTCAAATTATTCTAACTACATTATATTAACTAATAAATACACTTATACAAAAATACATAAGGGTATTAAATGGAATTTTCAAAATATGGCTTAGTATTAGGTAAATGTGAATATCCATTTCCTTATATATTTAAATTAGGAACACCAAAAATAAAATTAAACATAAAATCAAAACCTATATATAATCACGAAAAAATACATTTTAATCAATATAAAAGAGATAATTTTCATATTTTTAAATTAATATTTTCAAAACAATATAGATTAGAGTGTGAATTAGAAGCATATACAGAGCAAATCAAATTTTTCAATTTAAAATCATTAAATTCAACACAATGGATAATTAAAAATATTATTGATAAACACAAGATAAATATAGATAGAAATTATATAAAAAAGAGAATTAAATATATTCTCAAAAGACGAAAATATATCAAATTTTAGGATTTAGGATTATGTATAAACACACTTTTTACGATGAAATTTTTAGAGATTATGCCTTAAAAGATTCTGAATTAGCAACAGAAACAAGAATTAATGCTTTTCCTAGAAAACTTAAAAAAGAAGCAAATGATATTTATAATAGACTTCAAATTATAGCAGACAAACCTTGTTTAGATTGGATAGATATTGAATTTTATGAAACAGGCGAGTTAGTTCAATATGAAAATAAGAAATATATAGCATTAAAAGATAATCAAAATAAAAATCCTAAATTAAAAACAGATTTTTGGCAAGAAATTAATATAAGAGATTTTACAAATTTTTATGCAGAAAATTATTTAGCAAAAGATAATCAAATTGAATATAATCCTGAATTAACACAACACGGCGAATTATCAAATGAATTCCACCCTGTAACAATTAAATATCTTAATGAAAGAATTAGGTGGAGTTTAGAGAATATTAAAGTTGCAAATGCTGATAGATTAGATGGAAAAGATTATAAATGGTTTGCAAGTAAAGAAGAATTTGATAAACTACACGAAGACGCAGTTTTACATTCAGAAGTTATAGATAATTTAACAACAGATAATAAATTTAATCCTTTATCAGCAAAACAAGGTTTAGAATTAAAAAAATTAATAGATAGAATTAATGAAATTTTAACTTCAGATGACGTAAGTTTAGATGAACTTCAAGAAATAGTTAATTTTATTAAGAAAAATAGAGAAAAATTAGATACTTTAGGAATTAATAATGTAATAGGACTTCCTGAAAAATTACAAGAATTAACAAATGTATCATCAAATGCAGTTCCTAAAGATTGGTGGAATTCTGATACATTTAGACAAAGAGTTGTAGCAGTTTCAGGCGATGGTTCAGGTATAGACGCTGATAAATTAGACGGACTACATAGAAAAGATTTTGTAACTAAAGATGAATTTACAAAATCATATATTACTCAAATTTTAGGAACAACACCTGGTGCAGGTTCAGGATTAGACGCTGATAAATTAGACGGATTGCATTCAACTTCATTTCTAAGACGTGATACTAATGATACACCTAGTATGGATAATATTTTTGACTTGGGTTCTACTACTGCAAAATGGGCTAATATATATGCTACAAATTTTCAAGGAACATCATTACGTGCTAAATATGCCGACTTAGCAGAAAAATATAAAACAGATAAGAAATATAATTATGGCACTATATTAGGAATTGATGAAAAAGGTATTATTACAGAATATAAACGAACCTTACCTAGTATGAAATTGATAGGTGTAGTATCAGAAAATCCTGCACTTAAATTAAATTCAGAATCTGATGGCTGTTATGTAGCACTTAAAGGATTAGTTCCTGTTAATGTAAAAGATATAACTAAAGTTAATATATCTGATTATATTATTGCAGATGATAACGGATATGGCATAAGTGTAAAAGATTATGATTTTAATCAATCTAAATTAGTTTTAGGTATAGTTGTAGAAATTAAAGATAATAAAGTTTATATTAAAGTATAAAGTGTAAGGATTTATGATGAATTATGAACTATCATCTAAACATAAATTTATTTTAAAGCAAAACTTAGATAAATTTAAACAATATTATAATATTAATTCTATTGATGAATTAGATAATATAAGAAATTTAGATAAATCATTTATTATTTCTAATGATAATTATAATAAAATTTTATCTGAAATAAATTCTTTGTTTAATATAAATCTTAAAAAATTAAATTTTGATTATCTTGGATATGATGTAAAAGATAAATCTCAAAAATATTATAATATTATTGAAATACTAGATAATATTAAATTTAATAATACAACAGGCGAAAATGGATTCTTACTTAGTAATTTTGATTTTAATAATATATTAAATAATCAAGATTTGTTTTATCATTTTGGCAGTCCTAGTTGTAAAGAACAATTTATTGATAAACAAAATTTATTTAAGAAAATGATTTTATCTAGTATAGATGTTATTGTTTATTGTAAAGAAAATAATAAAAAATTGATATTTGCTAGTTCGATGGGTGCAAAAGAATTTAATATAGAAATAAAATCAGAAACAGACCAAATTTTGCATAACGTCGGAGCAATAGCAAATTCATATGATTATTCTTATTTATTAAAAACGTTGCCTAGTTCAGATAATTTGCAAGATTTATATAATACTTATAAGAAAATAATAGAAGATTTAATTATAGAATATTTAGATAATTATATAATTTTAAGAATCCCTAGAGTTTATGATAAAAAATCTAAAAAAGGATTATTAAACCCTAATAACACTGATTTTGATTTAGAGAAATACCTAGATTTTATAACTTTAAATGATTTTAAGAAAGAAACTGAATATATTATTAATTCTAATTATAATGGTATATATGAATATAAATGTATTCAAACTAAAAAAATTAAAGATATATTAAAATCTTATAGAAATTAAATTAACATAAATTTAAGTATAAATAAAGTATAATAACTAATATTAAGTAAGAAAACTAAGGAATAAAATTAAATGTTTTTGTTAGAAAAATTAAAAAAGACTTTTTTAAAGCAACCTTCACAACAACCTTTAAATGTAAGTCCTAATAAAATTCAATCAGACCTAACTAATACAGATGATTATCTTGTATATAGGTCATTTTTCGATTCTGAATATAATAATCTAACAGGAGCATTAAATTCAGCACAAGTTTATAAGCAAGCAGAAAAAATTGATTTATATAGAAAAATAGCAGAATATCCTGAAGTATCAGACGCAATAGATGAAATAGTTGATGAAATTTGCTATACACAAGACCTAGAAGAATTTTTAAAAATAGAATGTGATACTGACAATAAGCAATTAGACAATGCAATAGTTGAATCTTTTGAAGAAATCTTAAAATTGATGAATATAGATAAAAATATTTATGATTTAATTAGACAAATTTATATAGACGGACAAGGCAATATATTATGTGAATATCACGAAGGAAAATTGGTAAATTTGAAATATATAGACCCTAAATATCTCACATTTGATTTTGAAAAAGGTGTCTATAAATATGTTGATGAATATAATAGTTTATATTTGACAAGAGTTTTACATAACGGACAACAAAGAAATTATAGAAAGACAACAACTGACGCAGAAATAATAAATGAATATAATATTGATGAAGTAGTGCATATAGATTTTGGAAAAATAGACAATAAGGAAGGTTTAATATTATCTTACCTTGAAAGAGCAATAAAACCTGCAAATATGCTTAAGACACTTGAAGATTTGCTAATTCCGTTAAGATTTTCACGTTCAATATCAAGGCGAGTATTCAACGTAGATGTATCAGATTTGCCAACTTCTAAAGCAGAAATGGCAATGAAAAAAATTCAAGAACAATTTAAATATAAGAAATTTCTAAACACTGAAACAGGCGAAGTTACAAATCAACAACATATTACAGGTATGGTTGAAGATTATTGGTTTGCTAATAGAAACGGACAAAAAGGAACTTCTGTTGATACAATTGATGAAACAGGTAACTTAGGCGAATTAGGCGATATTATGTATTTCTATAAGAAACTTTATCGTTCTTTAGGAATACCGACAAATAGAATTTCAACATCTGATGAAGATAAGAATTTTGATTATGATTCTAGCCAAATAACTAAGGAAGATTTTAAATTTTACCTATTTATTAATAGATTAAGAAAAATATATATTGATATGTTTGTTAATATTTTGAAAAGACACGTAATAACTAAAGGTATTATGAGTGAAGACGAATTTAATCAATATCAAGACAAAATAAAAATATTTTTCGTTGGCGAAAACTATTATTTAGAGCGTATGAAACTTGCTAATTTTGAGAAAAGATTAAACATATATTCATCTGCTAGAGATTATTCAGGAACATTATTTAGTGTTGAATATCTATATAAGAATATCTTTAAATTTGATGATGATGAAATTAAAGAAATGATGACTGAAATTCAAAAAGAAAAGAAAAATCCGTTGTTTAAACATTTATATGAAGAACCTATGGATTTTCAATAAAATTTAAGGGTTCTCAAATTTATAAGGATTAATATGGCAAAACAAGATACTATGCAAAATGTTTATAAACCTTTTCATCACTTAAAATTAGGCAAATCAATATATACTAATGAATCTGATACAGGATTAGTAATAGATTTAACTGCAAATAGAGTTACTATTATTAATAAAATAGGAACTATATATGAATTTATGGTGTTTGATAAATCTGATTATAATCCTGAAAAAGAACTTAAACCTTTTGTATATTTGCAACTAAGTTCTAAATCATTTAATAATATTAAGAAAACTATTGCTAAAATATGAGTTTTATTCAGTTATCTAATAAAGACCTAAATTGGCTAAGATTAAAATTATTAGAATTACAAGAAAATAAATGTGCTATTTGTGGCTGTGATGTAACAGATAAATCGCATATAGACCATAAGCACAAGACTTCAAAAGAAACTAATGGCGTAAATGGTGCAGGTCTTATACGTGGTTTATTGTGTCCTAATTGTAATTTACTATTAGGCAAAATTGAAAACAATGCTAAGAGATTTCAACGTGATGAAGATTTGCCAAACTTATTGCGTAGAATAGCAGATTATATTATAGAATACACAAATTATATACACCCTACTGAAAAACCTAAAATAAAGAAAATATCTAAACGACAATTCAACAAACTTCAAAAACTTGAACCTAAAGCAAAATATGGAACAGGTAAATTGACACAAGTTTTAGAGAAATTATTTAATAAACATTCTATCAATCCTTTTATTGATTAAAAATTTGAATAGTAATTTAATAAGGAATTCTCTTTTATTTAGTATGTTACATTTATGTTACATTATAAGAGATATTTAAGTAGTTAATAAAATTTGGATTATAAATTTGTTTTATGATTTTGCTGTAAGCAAGAGATTAAAAAATTAAATTTAATGTATTTCTATTATAAGAATTTGATTAAAAATTTAAATTTGTATCTGAATTTTATTAACAACTTAATCTATTCTTAATCTCTATAATTAATTATTTAGTTTAAGTTTATTTTAAGTAGTTAATAAATTTAGGATATAAATTTGTTTTATGAATTTATTGTTATTCTTATTATAAGAATTTATATAAAAATTTGAATTTCTATCTTATTTTTATTAACAACTTAATTTAACCTTAAACAAATTAAGACGTTATATCTGTAAGATAAAATTTCTTAAGTTTCGTTTAAGTAGTTAATAAATTTAGGATATGAATTTAAATTTTATAGTTGGCTATATAATATTAAAAATAAAGAATTTGAATTTATTGTTATTCTTATTATAGAAATTTGATTAAAATTTGAATTTGTATGCAAATTTTATTAACTACTTAATTCCTATTTAATATGTAACTTCTTTATCACTAATTTAAGTTTCGTTTAAGTAGTTAATAAAAATAGGATAGAAATTCAAATTTTTAATATAATTCTATTATATAGAATATCAATAAATTTAATTTTTTCAATTTCTATAATATATTGCTTACAGCAAAAAATGAATTCGTATCTGAATTTTATTAACTACTTAAATAAACCTTAAATAAAATAATTAATTATAAGAATTAAGTTAAAATAAAGTAGTTAATAAAAATAGGATAGAAATTCAAATTTTGAATTTATATATTTCTTATTATAAGAATTCTATTGAAATTTAAATTTATATCCAAATTTTATTAACAACTTAAAATAAACTTAAATATTAAAACTAAATCAAAAACTTAAGCAAGTTCTAAGTAGTTAATAAAATTTGCATATCAAACTAAAAATCAAATTCTTAAATTTCTTAAATAAATAGTAATATGAATAAGATTAAACCTATTAAATTAACTAAACTAAAGCCATTGAAACAATTGAAGGGCTTGAAGTCACTTAAGAAACTAAGAACATCGCCTGTTACATCAAAATTGCAGGCAAGATTTAATAAAGATAAAGTTTCTGAATTGAATTTTAAAGACTCAATTGCTAAAGTTAAGGATTTCTTAAAACAAAAAGCAGAGCCTACACAGAAAGTTTTAATATCAGGCAAAGTGTTAATGTATAAATACAATGCCAAAGATAAAACGCAAGTATATGATAGAACGCCTTTAACAATGGTATTATCAAAATCAAATACTTATATGTTAGGTTTAAACTTACACTGGTGTCCTTATGCAATGAGAAAAAAATTAATAGATTTTTTCATAAAGATTAATAGACCTAGAATTAAACAAGGATTAGAACCTGAATTAAATTATCATCAAGTTAAACCTGTTTTAGCAAGATTAGGATTCTATCCTGTAATAAGACTTTATATTAGAAAACGTATGTCAGCAGGTGCAATTGTTGTTCCTACATCAGCACTTTATGAAGTTATAAGAATAAAATCAGAAACATTTACAGGCAAGGCTGTATCAGCAGAACAATTGTATAAAAGAGCCGTAAATCAAGGTAAGAAATCTGCACTTAAAAAAGCAGAACAAAAATCAAACGTAAAATCTATTAGAGATAAATCTAATAAGAAAAACAACAATAAAAGATTTAAGAAAAAATAAAAAAAAAAGGATAATATATGACAACAAGTTATGAAGCAGTTAATAATCTAGTTAATCTTATTAAAACTGATAGTATCAGTGATTTCAAAGATGAATTTAGAACTTATTTTTTTAATAAATTTAACAATAATAGTTCAATAAAATTGTTTAAACAATCATTCAATGAATTAGAAGATTTAAAGAATTCTCTTGCTAAAATAAATAAGAAATTCGGCGAGTAAAACAATCAAATAAGGAGTAAAAATATGATTAAACCTGAAGTAAAATTTTATGATTTAGATATATTATCTAAACAGATTAAATTTAGAAAATGGATAGCCAAAGATAGGCGATTATTTAAAGAACAAGTATCTAGTGCTAATAACGACTCACTTAAAATAGGTAAAATAACTATTAATAATTTATTAATAAATTGTTTAGATACTAAATATCCTTTAAGTATAGATGAAATTAGATATATATTAATAAAAATAAGAGAAAATTCAATATCTGATGAAGTTGAATTTAACACTAAGTGTGATATATGCGGAAATATAGAAACACACAAAGTTAAAATTTCAGATTTGGTTAGTATATCTTATAATCCTATTAAAGAAATAATCATTGATGACATCAATATAAAACTAGGCGAGATTAAAAATATTGATTTCTATAATACAAAAATATTAGATTCAACAAACCCTATATTAACAGATTTAATTTTAAGAATAGAATCTATTAATTCAGAAATTGATTTTAGTTATGATGATTTAGTAGATTATTTTGATAATTTAGATACTGATATACTTGATAAAATCTTAGAAATTTATAATAAACATAGATTTAAATTAGATATTAAATTTAGTTTTAAATGTAAAAAGTGCCTAGCACAAAATAATCAAGAATATACAGATTTACCTGATTTTTTCCCTAGTAAATGGCTTGAAGCATAATGTTTAAACGTTTGAAATTATCTGATACAAAAGAAGTAATACTTAAAGCCTATAATACAGAATTAGAAAGAGATATATTAATATATACTTTATCTGATGAAATAGACTTAGACGGATTGTTTCAAACGTTATCTAATAATATACAATATATAAATTGTGATTATAATTCCTTAAATTTAGATGAAAAATTGCTAATTTTATATAATATTAGAAGTATTAGCATAGGCGAAGTTTTTGAAATTCGTTGCAAGTGTCCTAAATGTGGCGAAATAAATGAATTAGGTATAAATGTAAGTGAAATTTACACTAAATCTAATTTAGCCCCTGATTTTAAAGGATATAAATTAAATAATATTATTGAGTCTTCTGATGATATTTCTAAATTTGTAGATTTTGACCCTGAATTACTAGAAACTAAAGATTATGATGAATTAAAAGATTATATTAATAAAAATAAATCAAAAATAGATTATATACACTCTAAAATTTGTCACAATCCGCAATGTCAATGTAACCTTAATATTAACTTAAGAGATATAAATTTAGCAGTATCATCACTATCTGAAGACTCTTTGACTACATTTTATACATCTATTAATAAACTTGTATATGTTGGTGGATATGATTTATCAGGATTATACAAAGCATATCCTTATGAACGTTCAATGTATATAGGACTACTCCAAAAAGAAATAAAAGCAGAACAAGACCGAAAAAACTCTAATAAATCCTTACTTTAGCAATTTAAAGAATATCTAAGATAAATTATTATAATATTAAAACTCTAAATAAAGATAAAGGTTATTTATGAATAAAAAAGATGAAATTAAAGTATTAGATGATAGAGAACACTTATTATTGCGTCCGCAGATGTATATAGGTGCAGTAGATAAAACAGAAATTAATGATTTTGTTATTAATAATGACACAAATAAAGTAGAAAATAAAGTAGTTTCTATTGTTCCAGGATTGGTAAAAATTATAAACGAAATTATTGATAATAGTATAGATGTTGCAATAAAGACAAATTTTGAATATTCAAATATAATTAAAGTTAATATATCTGATACAGAAGTTTCAGTTAAAGATAATGGCACAGGTATTCCAATTAAAGAAAACAATGGTATTTATTTGCCACGTTTATGTTGGGGTTTTGCAAGAGCAGGTTCTAATTTTAATAATGATAATAGAACTCAAATTGGTATGAACGGCGTTGGTTCTTACACATCCAACGTATTTTCAACAAAATTCACAGGTATCACAGATGACGGAACAAATCATTATGAAATTACTTTTATTGATAATGCTTCTCAATTTGATGAAAAAATATCTAAATCTAAAAAACAAGGAACAGAAGTTATATTTGAGCCTGATTTAAAAAGATTTAAATTAACTAAAATAACCGAAGAACATAAAAATTTTATATATCAAAGACTTTTAAATTTAAGTATATGCTTTGACAAAATTACCTTTTACTTTAACGATAAGAAAATTAATACAAAGAATTTTAAACAATATATATCAATGTTTAATGATAGTTCTGAAATTTACGAATCTGATAATATAAAAATAGGTGTATTGCCTAATGATACAGACGATTTTAAACATTTTAGTTTTGTAAATGGTCTTAAAATTCCTGACGGCGGAATTCATATTGATTTAATATCTAATCAAATTACCAATATAATAAGAGATAAATTAATTAAAAAATATAAATCTATTAAGCCTGCTGATATTAAAAATAAATTAACTTTAATTGTTTTTATATCTAATTTTCCTAATCCTAAATTTAATTCTCAGACCAAAGAGAAATTGACAAATTCACAGAAAGAATTTAATGAATTTGCAGATATAGATTATAGTTTTGTTGATAAAATTCTTAAAAATCAAGATATTATTAATCCTATAATTGATTATTTCAAGATTAAAGAAGAGTTTAAAAATAAGCAAGAACTTAAATCTGCTACTAAAGTTAAAGGTAATTTATCAGATATAGAAAAATATATACCTGCTACACATACTAAAAAATATCTCTTTATTTCTGAAGGCGATTCAGCAAGTGGTGCAATATCAAGTATTATAGGTCGTAAAGAATCAGGATATTATACATTAAAGGGCAAGCCATTAAATGCTTATGATAGGTCAAGTTCGGAATTTGCTAAGAACACCGAATTAACAGATTTATTTAATATTATTAAGGCTGAAGATTATCAATATATCGTATCTGCAACAGACCAAGATTTAGACGGAATTCATATTACTACATTATTAGCAGGATTTATTGAAAAATATTTACCTGATTATAAAAATAGATTTTGTAAGATTAATACACCTATTAAATCTGTATTAAAAAATAAACTACCTATACGTTGGATATATTCATTAAATGAGAACTTAGAATACTCAAATTCAGACCACGTTAAATATTACAAAGGTTTGGGTAATTGGACTAAAGAAACATTATCTGTTGTATTAAATAAAGACGGACTAGACAAGATGATTGTTAAATTTGATTTCGATGACCCTGAAATTATAAATGATTTTCTAAGTTCTGAAGAATCCGATAAACGTAAAGAATATATTAGAAATAATGAATTTAGTATAGCCACCTTATAAAATTTAAGTTTAAATTTATTTGTTTATAAGTTTAATTTAAGTGATATAGTGTTATAATTCTCTTGTTTTAAAGATTAAGACTTCAAAGGAGAACAGAATGAAAAAGATAGTCTTACAAAATGCACCAGAGATTAAAACAAAAGTGTTACAAAAAGTAACATTTGATGACACAGAGTGTCTATTTGTTGAAGCAGGCACACAGTATATACTACTTACTGTTAAAGACAACAATCAATCAACAATGTATGCTGATTATAAAACACAAGACGGATTTAAAAATTGTCTAAAAGAATTTTATAACCTTAGAAATTACGTAAGAAAATCAAAGGGATTATAATCAATAATCCCAAAAGGTGTGTAACTTATTCACACCTTCTATTATTTTTCACTACTTATTCACTACTATAATTAATAATACTTAATATTGTTTTAATCAAAATTTTTATATAATTCTATAATTTAATTTTTACAAATTAATTGATTTTGCTTAGATAATTAATAATTTTTATTATTAAAGAATTTAACTTTATCAAAGTTTATGTAAATATATTTACGCTCAAAAATTTATGACAAAAGGAAATACAAAATGCTTACAGATTTGCAAATTCAAGAGAAGAAAGACTACATAGAACAATATATAAGTGCTAAAAATTCAGCAGATGGTTCAAAACACGACGCAAACGCTAATGTTACAAACAAAAATATAGCAACACTATCAGCAGAATTATTTAAGGATTATACAAGACAACTTAAGATTTCGTTAATTCAAGATAGAATAAGAGCAAGATTCGATGATGATTTGGCAAAAGAATTTAAAAGACAATTAGACGCAGGCGAAGTATATTTAAATGACTCAACAGGATTATCAATATATTGTAATGCTATATCTTTATATCCTTTTTTATTAAACGGATTAAAAGATTTAGGTGGCGAGTGCGACGCACCAAAACACCTAAGTTCATTTTGTGGTGGATATATAAATTTAGTTTATGCAATTTCAGCACAACAATCAGGTGCTTTAGCAACTGTCGGATTTTTAATGTGTTTTGATTATTTTGCAAGAAAAGATTATGGCGATAATTATTTAGAAACAGCAAAAGATAAGATAACTGCTGAACTTCAAGGCGTAGTATATAGTATTAATCAGCCTGCAGGTTCAAGGGGATATCAATCAAACTTCTTAAATTGGACTATATTTGACAAGTATTATTTTAATGCTTTATATGAGAATTTTGTATTTCCTGATATGACTAAACCTGATTATGAATCAGTTAATAAACTTCAAAAATTCTTTATGAAATGGTTTAATAAAGAAAGAACTAAACATATATTAACATTTCCTGTAATTACTGCAAGCGTATTAAATGACGGCGAAGAATTACTTGATAAAGATTTTCAAGATTTTATCGCTGAAGAATTAGCAGAAGGTAATTCGTTCTTTATATATAATGATACAAATGCTTCTTCGTTGAGTTCGTGCTGTCGCCTCAAAAATTCGATAGAAGACCAAATAAATGAATTTTCATTTACACTTGGAGCAGGTGGCGAAATGACAGGTTCAAAAAACGTAATGACTATTAATTTAAACAGACTTATACAAGATAAGCGAGATTTAAGAACAGAAGTAGATAAAGTTCATAAATATCAAGTTTCAGTAAATGATTATTTCATAGATTTATATAATAAAGATATGTTGCCTGTATTTAAAGCAGGTTATAATTCGCTTGACAAGCAGTTCTTAACAATAGGTATTAATGGTATCGTTGAAGGTGCAGAATATTTAGGATATAAAATATCTAATAATCCTGAATATATGAAATTTATTTCTGATACTCTTAAAGAAATATCAGATATTAATAAAGAGAATTCTAAGAAATATAACGTTAAATTTAATACCGAATTTATACCTGGCGAAAATGTTGCAGTTGTATTTGCAAAGAAAGATAAAGCAGACGGATATAAAGTAACTAGAGATTGTTATAGTTCTTATATTTACGCCCCTGAAGATGAAAATATTTCAATACTAGATAAATTTGAGATGATGGGTGGTAAATCAACAGAATATTTAGACGGCGGCTCAGCGTATCACTGCAATTTAGATGATTATCCTAGTAAAGAGCAATTTATTAAACTTCTTGAAATATCATCTAAAACTAAATGTAAGTATTTTTGTTTTAATATTAAGATAACTATATGTAATGATTGTGGTAATATAGATAAGAAAACATTAACTGAATGTCCTAAATGTGGAAGTAAAAATATAGATTATGGCACTAGAATTATTGGATATTTAAAAAGAATTTCTAATTTTTCTACACCTAGACAAAAAGAACACGCTTTAAGGTATTATTCAAAAGAGAAATAGAGAAATAGTAAGTGTTATATTACTCATATAATCAAATTGTATTACAAGAAGTTCCTGATGAAATTTCATTGGGAATTTCTATTTCAGGTTGTTCTTTAAAATGTAAAGGTTGCCATAGTCCTGAAACTTGGAATCCTAATTTTGGCAAACAATTAACTGAAACTGAATTTAATCAATTATTAAGTAAAAATCCATTTATTACTTGTGTTTGCTTCTTTGGTGGCGAGTGGAATTCAGAATATCTAATTAAATTAATCAAAATTGCTAAATCTAAAAATCTTAAAATATGCTTATATACAGGATTAGAATTAGATGACTTACCTAAAGAATTGATACAAGAATTAGATTATGTTAAAACAGGCAGATATATTGAAGAATTAGGTGGTTTAAAATCGCCTACTACAAATCAGAAATTTATTAGATTAAATAATTCTAGTAATTCTAGTAATTTACAATAAATTTACATTTATAAATATACACTTCAAGATTTAAACTACATTTAAAGTTAAATTGCTATAATCCTAAATATTTTATATAAGGAGCATAAGATGTTTGAAGAGTTTAGAGAAAAGAAATTGATTGAAATAGGTAAGGATTATAAGTTTATAATAGAACATATACTTCCTGATATTTTTGTTAAACAGCCTAATTCTAATGAAGTTTATATAAAATCTGTATTTATGAAAAAAGACAAAACAAAAAAATATAAACTTCTTAAAAAATTAGACTTAATTATTGAAGATTCAGGTAGAATTTATCTTACAGATAAATCTTACAGAATGATTATTGATACGTTTCAATCTGAATCTAAAGAAATAAATCTTACAAATTTTTTAGCAAATTTAATCAATAAATCAATTAATAGAGATTTATTTTTAAGAATTCTTGATACGTGTGAATATTAATAATTCTAATACCTAGCCACTTTATTTAATAGATAAATACATTTAATTAAATATATTTAATAAGGTTAATATAGTGGCAAATACAGGTATTATTCAAAGAAGAGAAAAGAAAGATTACTTTTATACCGATGAAACAAAACCTTTACAAGGCGAAATTGTTTATGCTATTGATACTGATGAATTTGGAACAATAAATTCAAATGGCGATATAGAGTGGATTCCACGTAAAGGTCTTGTAACATCAGTAGCACATAAAAATGGCGATGTAGAATTAGATAAAACAGATGTAGGCTTAGACCAAGTCGATAATACTTCAGACTTTGATAAACCTGTATCTAATGCAACATTAAAACTACACCTAGAACATTCAACTGATACAAAAAATCCACATAAAGTTAATAAATTTCAAGTAGGATTGGGTAATGTTGATAATACAGCAGATATTGATAAACCTGTTTCAAATTTAACTAAGCAAGAACTTCAAAAATTAGATGATAAAAAGGTCAATAATTCAAGAGTTTTAACAGATGTTCCTGAAAATGCTAAATTTACAGATACTACATATTCTATTCAAGACGGCGAATTATCTGAATTTAACTTTAATCTAGCAAGAAAAGATAAATTAGACAATTTAGAACATTCTAATTATGTATTAGGAACTCCTGCATTATCAGTTGAAGGTAGAGAAATTAAATTAACACGTGGCGACGGAACTTTTGAAACAATCCAAACACAAGATACAATTTATAATGATAGATATGTATTAGAGCAACTAGAAAATCTTAAAAACACTAAATTAGATAATACAATAATACCTGCTAATGCTAAATTTACAGATACTATTTATGATGATACAGAATTAAGAAATAAAATTAATGATTTAAATACAGAAGATTTAAATATTAAAAATACTATTAATACTGAAAATACTAAATTAAAATCAGAAATTAAAAAAGTTAAAGACGAATCATTACCTTTGCACGGCAAAGCAGACGACGCTAAACTTTTAAATGGTAAAAAAGTTAAATCTGATTATAGTATTAATGATGATGAAAGTCCTGCTAGTATTACAGCAGTTAGAGAAGTTTATTTAAATTCAGAGAATAAATTAGCAAAATCTGATATAGTTGATGATTTGACAACAGGTGGTTCAAATAAAGCATTATCAGCAGAACAAGGTAAAGCATTAAATGAATTAGTTAAAAACATATCAAAAGTTTTATCAACAAGTTCTAATGATATACAAGCAATTAAAGATGTTATAGAATTAGTTAAAAATAATAAAAAATTACTAGAAAATCTTAAAATAGATTCTATTTTAGGTCTTAAAGAAGCATTAAATTCTAAACTTAATATATCAGATTTAACAGGAACTAAAGTTTTAGATTTGTTAAATTCTAATGCAGTAAATACAAATCTTAATGCTGATAAATTAGACGGCAAAGATTCATCAGAATTCAATCAAGTAATTGGTGTTGATTATAGTTATCAAAAAGCAAATGTAGGTTCAAATGACCCTGAAAAATATCCATTTGTTACAAATTTAGTATCTGATAAAGGTGTAATAAAAAATGTAAATATTCGTGAATATAGTATATCAGATATTAAATCAGATTTTGGTGTTGATAGGGTTGATAATACTTCAGACTTAGAAAAACCTGTATCAACAGCAGTTCAAGCAAAATTAAATGAAATTAATAATAAAATATCTAATATAGGTAATTTGACAAATTCAATGACTTATAAGACTATTACAAATATTACAGAATTGGCAGGTGCTAAACCTGGATTATATAAAATTTCAAGTGCTAATTATAGTATAGCAGGACAAACATTTACAGATGATTATATTTTAAAATTATCTGATACTGATAAATTACATATATTAGTAGATTAATGAGATTAAAAAATTTAAGAAATTAAAAAGTTTAAAGAATTTAATGGATTAAGGATTATTTAATGGGTAAAATTTTAATAGAAAAATCAGGTATATTTACCGAAATATCAGGGGGAAGTCAAGAAACTCCACAGCAACTACTTGCTAAAATTTTAACAGTTGATGGTAAAGGTTCAGGATTAGACGCAGATTCTTTAGGTGGTGTTAATTATTCTCAATATGCACTTAAGAAAGATTATTATGATAGAAATATTATTAATACAGAATTATCTAAGAAATTAAATATTTCTGATTATAACAATGAAAAATCAACTTTTGCATTAAAATCAGAAGTATCAAATTCTAATAAACCTGTATATGTTGTTTCAGATACAGAGCCAACTGATAAAAATGTATTTTGGATTAAAGACGAACAAGACCCAACAGATAGTATAGGCAAATCAATTGAAGATTTAAAAAAATATAATGATTCTAATTATAATAAAATTGAAACTTTACAAAATCAAATTCAAGAGTTAAAAAAACTATTAAATAAACAAGGTTCAGGTTCAAGTGGTTCAGAGTCTGTAAGCGGTTCAAACGTTTTATCACAACCTAGACCAAATTTACTTAAAAATAGTAAATTTTTAATAGGAAGAAATATACCTGAAAAGGAAAATGTTGCTAAATTTGGAGTTAAATATCCTAACACCATAAATTATTTTAGAGATTCAATCGAAAATCTAAAATGTTATAGTGATGATTATATATGCGACTGTTGGTTTTTACATTCTAATTCTTATTTAAAGAATCTTAAAAATGTTTATATAAGTTATGATTTGATGAACGAAAATTTAAAAAAGGGTGACGGATTTAAAAGATGTTTAAGAATAAAAGAAATACAAAATGCAAGTAGTTCTATTTTTATAATGCAAAGAATGAATGATTATTATGTAGATGTTCCAAATGATAGAAATTATGGTGCAATAGTATCAGGCTCTATCGAACAATTAGATAGCCAATCGAATCCTGTTGATATAGACCACAAAATATATATTATTGTTAATCAAGTTGATGAAAGAATTTATAAAAGTGAAAAAATAAAATTAGATAAAGAACACATTATAGAAGGTAAAGATGGAACTAAAAAAATAATAAAATATAATATTTTAGAAAATTTGCCTGTTTTGATGACTTCAAAGCCATATGAAGCATATTTTGTAATAGAAATATCATCTAGTGCTGGTGCAACAAACAATATGCCTATAAGATTGAGCGACTTTAAATTAGAATTATTACAAAGTAAAGATGACCCTAAAATACCAACAGAACATACATTTTATGGTGGAAGTTATGATACAGATTTACTTTCTTGCAATACAGAATCTTTTCTTTTTTCTGATTATCAGTTATATTCTAGTCAAATTTATGAAAATTCAAAACATCGTCTTGTCATTTTTATGCCTAATATGAAAAAGTCATTTAACAGAAATCTTACTTTTGATGTTGCTTATCAAAATCAAGGCTCAGGTTACGGCAATTTTACATATTATACATCATCAGACCATAATTATATTATTTTTGAATATGGCTGTCCTTTTAAAATAGCAAATTTCAAATATGTTGGTTCTATGCCAAATGGATATAGTTTAAGACAGATGACCGAAAATTAATTAAGGATTAAATAAATGAATAAAATTAAATATTATAATAAAGATACTTTAAGATGGGAAAATATTGACACAAGATTATATGAAAATCATCTATATGTATCAAGAAAAACAGATAGTCCTTTTGGTAAAATAAAATTATTACCAAATAATAACAGGTCACGTGGAACATCATTTTCTGTTGCACTCACAGAATCAAATGAATTAATATTTTGGGGTCATCAAGAAACAGGAAAATTAGAAATAACAAAGCCAAGTATGAACGTAACTCCTTTTATTAAAGTTCCACTTGATGTTTTAAAAGAATTTGGCGAAAATGATATCTATATTAACAATATTGATACAGAACAAGACACTATTTATTTACTTTGTAATGACAATTTATATGCAATAGGATATAATAGTAATTATAAAGATACATTTGAAAGTAAAACAGCACTAGGTATAACTGCATATAAATTAGCCGAAAATGTCCGCAATTATTCAAGGAATTCACTAGGTATAGAACGTTCTCAAACAAATATGTTAATAGTTCATACCGACGGTTCTTTATCAGGATATGGTATAAATTCATATGGTTCATTGGGATTAGGACACTCAAACGAAGTAAAAGTAACAACAAAAATTCCTACTACATTTTTAGAGTCTAGTGACGAAATAATGAGTGCTATTGCAGTCACAGGTTGTTCTTATTTAGTCACCAAAAAAGGTTACGTATATTCTTGTGGTTATAATGCTAACGGACAATTAGGATTAGGACACAAAAACAATACTACTTCATTTCAAAAAGTTCAAATGCCTAATGGTAAAAAAGTTAATAAATTAGAAGTTACGGCAGGTTTTTATGTTAATGGAAATTCAAAACTTTTTAATGAGTATAAATGTGTAGCATTATGCGAAGATAATACAGTTTATACGTGGGGTTCAGGTTATTATGGAATAGGATTTGCTTCAAGTGACGATATTCTGACACCTAGACAATTAACAAAAGCAGAATTCAAATATGATATAGATAATGACCCAATAGATAATGTTTATGGTTGTTTTTATGCAAATTCTACATTTTTTAAAACAGAATCAGGTAAATTATTTGCGGTCGGATATAATCATTTCGGACAATTAGGATTAAAATCACAAATAATAGATTCAGCACCAAAATATAATGAAATTCAACAAGTTCCGCTTAATGAAAATCTTGAAGTTATAGATGTATATTCTATATGTGGCGAAAGTGGATTATATTATCAAGGAACATTATTATTAGTAAAAGATAAAAACACAAATAAATTTTATTTTTATTCATCAGGATATAATCTAAACGGACAATTAGGTTTAGGTGATTGTGATAATAATAAGTCAAAATTTGAAAAAATAAATTTAGAAATGACCGATGAAATTAACGGTGGATTAAAACAAGTAACAATTAATGGATTTGAATCTAAAATTTATATTCAAGTTTTATTTAATAATGGTAGATTGTATGGTTGGGGAAATAATGAATACGGACAATTGACAGGAAACTGCGTAACATTTGATAAAATAACAAGACCAATGCCTATTTTAGGATTAGTAAATTCAGCGTCTGATGATAGTTTAGTAAAAGAACAAACAATAGAAAATTTAAGAAATAAGATTACAGAATTAGAAAATCAATTATCAAATGTTAAAGGTTCTTTAGATAGTTATTATGATTATGATACACCTAATAATTCATTAAATTTTAAAACTAATATTAAAATTAAAGGAACATTACAAAAAGATAATTCAATAATTGGCGACCCTGATGAAGATTATATTACAACTAAATATTATGGCGAGCAGTTTCCAATACAATTTATGGCACAAATGGCAATGATAACAGGTGGAAGCGTTAATAATTTAGTTCTAAAAAATCAATCATATACATCGCCTGCATATACATTCCCAAATAAAACAAATATAGTTGAATTATATGAAACTGATTCAAATAATAAAGAATATAATAATTTTGTTATAACTTTTACAGATACACCTGAAAAATTACATTTAGAGCCTACAAAAATAGGTCAATCAGGAATTATTAAAGTTATTGGTGCTAAAAAAATAAAAGGATATACTTCAAAATTAAAATCAACAATACAATTACCTGTATTAGATGAATTAAACGATACAGAATATTTTAGTTATTATGTATTTTCTTTTGATGAAATTTTATTATCAAGAATTTAATTTATAAAGGACTAATAAATGTTATTAGTCCTATTTTATTTCTATATAAAAAGGAAATTTATGATTTATGGATTTATGAAAAGAAGACCTGAAAATAATCCACTATTAAAATTTACTAAATATCAGCGTCAAACTTTATCAAGATTAATTAAATTATACGGCGTTGGAAACCCTATTGCAGATTATGATGAAAATTATGCTAATTTATGTTTAAATGATGTTAATAAAACGGCTATTGCAATGACTAAAAAATCAGATGAGCCAAATAAAGCATTTTTAAGTTTTGGCAATGACACTGAACCTTTTGCGGAAGTGACTACTTCAGGAAAGAACGGACAATTATGCACTTTAGTTAAATGGTTAGATTTTTTTGATTATATGAATAAAATTAATTATGATGAATATAATGATAATTTACCTAATAATGATGTATTGACAGATGAAGAAAGAAATTGGTATCAAGATTATAGATTAAAAAGATATCTGAAACGTGGTAATCTTAATGTTATTGGTGAATATTACAATAATAGTAATAAACCTGTTATATATGGTAGTGATAGTTACACAGAGTTCAAAGATGTTTATGCAGGATTAGATGAAAAGAACAGGCTTATTTTATCTTTAGACGCAGAATTTAAAAAACCTATTATTTATGTGCTGGCAACTTATAATATTCGTCCAAGTGCTATAATAGCAGGAAAGACCACATCACAATTTGGTCTAGGACGATATTTAGACCCTGTTATATATAAAAATCCAAATATTAAGCCGTATATACGATTTACAGAAGAAGATAAAACATTATTAGAGTCTTTAAAAATAACCTTCCAAACAGGACAAATATTTACAAAAATTGTTAATTCTAATATTTTTAATTATACACATACATTAAATGGAAAAACATATCAGATTTATGCTACTTATTCTACTTTATCAAAAACTGATAATAATAAACAAATGTTATTATATTTTGATGAAGCAAAAACTAAACCTTTTGCAATAACAAAAATAATTTGTAAAGATGATAACAATTATGACTTAAATTTACTTTTTTGGATATTATAATAAATCTATATTTAATAATCCTTTAAGCAATCAAACATTATAATTCAGCCAAACAATATATTAAAAGGAATACAAAATGGCTGAACTATCAATGTTATCAAATCAAATTCAAAATTATGATAATATAGTAAATCTTAATATTGGATTTACTAAATCTACAAAAACTATATCAAAATCAAGAGTTGATATATATTCTTACAGATATACAGATTTTAACAATTTTAAACTTCACAACGCTTATGAATTGCGTGGAAGTTCAGTAGTTTATCAAAATAATAAACCTTTAAGATTTTATTATTCAGTGCCTAAATTTTTCAACTTAAATCAAACTGAAGAAACACAATTAAATATCATTAAAACTAAGAAAATATCAAAAGTTTATGAAAAATTAGACGGCTCTTTAATTCAATTTTTAAGACTTCCAAATGGCGATATAGTTGCTAAATCTAAAACTTCATTTGAAACTTCACAAGCATTAGAAGCACAAAGAATATATCTTAATACACCTGAATTATTTGATTTTATTAATAAAAATGTAGATAATTATAATTTATTATTTGAATATATATCTTATAATAATCAAATAGTAGTTAATTATAATGTAGATACATTAAGATTAATTCAAGTTAGAGATTTAGAAGGTAAATTTGTAGATTTGAATGATATTGATTTAGACCCTAAATTTATAGTTAAATCAGTAAATTTAACACTAGACGAAATCTTAGATATAGTTGAAAATTCAACTGATGATATTGAAGGATTTGTAGTATATTTTACAGATTCAACAATAGTTAAATTTAAGACCCTAGAATATCTAAGAAAGCATAAATTATTAACTAATAATCCAACTAAGAAAGAATTAGTTAATATGATTATAAATGAAACTATTGATGATTATATAGCAAATTTACAAGGAACTAAATATAATGCTATTTCAGAATTTAATTCAGAAGTAATAGAAAAAATAAATTATTATCAAAAATATATAAAAGAATTTGATTATTCTTTAGATAGAAAATCATTTGCTATTCAAAACAGAAATAATCCTGATTTTAGTTTATTAATGAGATGTTACGGCGTTACCGATGATAATCAAATAGAATCAGAGATTTTAAAATATATTGAGCGTAATGCAGATAATTTATTTGAGTTGAATTATATTGTTTCAGATGAATTTGATGATTAATATACTTTAAGTTTAGATTAATAATTCTCTAAGGTGTTCTTAAGTATTTTGATGTTATAATTCTCACATAACAAAGGAAAACAAAGGAGCAAGAGATGAAAACAACAACCCAACTACCAAAAGAATTAGCAGAGTTTGAAGCAATTTATAGAGAATTATTAATCAAAGATACTTTAGAATTAGTTGCAGATATTAGAGAAGAATATAATACATTAAAAGCAGAAAATCCAAGCAAAACAATGGAAATATCAGGTTATTTAATAGACAAATACAACAAATCTATAATAGATGAAGTTATAAGATTTAGAAGTAATAATCAATATTTTATAGACAAATGCACTAAACAATCATTAACTCTATTTTCAAATCTTTTAAATAAAGTTTCATCAAAAGTAGGAAATATCACTGATTTATCAAATTTAACAACTACATCAGGAAACAATGAAATAGTTTTAAATGGAGTAGTAACAGGACAAAATGGGTTGGTTAAAGTTCAAAGTATTTTAGCAGGCGGTCACGGAGTTCAAAGACTTCACATCAGAACTTTAATAAAAGAGATTAAATAAGGAGTAAGAGATGAAAAATTATCTCAATATGACTTCACAAGAGAAAATAGAATTTAGAAAAGAAATAGAGAAAGAATTAAAATCAGTAAATGAAATGGCATATTCAAGAGTAGCCTATATTTATAAAGTTTCAGAACACGATAGAAAAATAGCAGAACATCTTGTAAAAATATGTTGTTTTGATAATCCTGATGATTTAAACGGACACTATAAAGGCTTAAATTCGTGGATAAAACCTAAGCAAGGATATACATTAAAGCAAGGTAAAATAACCTTTGATTTTCTTTACGAATTGTTATGGAATGGTTGGTTAGATTCAGGTGATAAAATAAAAGAAATTGCCTTAGAACTCAAAAGCAAACAATATAAAAAAGTTAAATTATATGATAATATTGATTACGATATATTATATAATGAAATTACTAAAGTTATGACTAAGGTTGTTAATGATATGCTAGAGCATAAATTTAACGATATCAGAGATTATTTAAATCCTGATAACCCTGAATTGTTTGCAAAATATCACGATTAAGAAGTTTAATATGATAAAAGATTTTATAAACAGATTAAACAGTTTAGGATTTAATGAATTAAATGATAATTTTCATTTAGCAGAAATAAAAGAAACTGATAAATTGAAAATACAAACAATTAATCCGTGTAAATGTGCCATTTATATTGAACCTGAAATGATAACAATACCATTAAACATTAAGAAAATAGGATTTATTGATTCTTATATAGTAGATGAAATTTTATATTAAAAGAAATTGATAAGGAGTTAAGATGGGAAGTATGGGTGTTTTTGAAAAATTAATGATTTTTGCCACAACGTTGGTATTTGGTTTAATTGTTTATGTTATTTTTATTGTTTATAATACAGAAAATATAACAATTAATGGAATTACATATTATTGCAACGATGATTATTCATATTATTATGAAGATTTAGGCACAACATCAACATCATTTATACCTGTTTTTAATGGTAAAACAACAATGTTAATGCCTACAACTAAACAGGACACGATAAAAAGAACTTTAGATTATAATATTTGTAAAACTCAAAATATACAAAGGGATAGATAATATGAGTATTAAAGATTATATAATATCTAAAATTATAAGATTAAAAATAGTTAAAGATTTATGCGAGAAATCAAAAATTTTAGATTTAATTGAAAAAGATTCAAGAAATCTATTACCAAACACAATAGAATTATTATATGCAAATCCTGATAGTTTAACAAAAACAGATTTAATGTATAATAAAATGAAAATTCTTAAGAATTTAACATCACATATTTACAGAGCCGAAAGAATTAATTTTAAAATTACAGAAGATTTGCTTTTTAAAACTATTATCAATTATAGTTCAGAAAGAGAAGTTTTTAATTTTTTGTGTAATATGCTAAAGGAAACACATAAAGATGATTTTGATTTATCTGTAAGTTCTGATGATATAAGAAAAGAAGTTTATAAAAGAATTCATCAAATCTGTAAGTTAGTTTTAAGAAAAGACTTAGTATAATTCTATTTTAAAGAAAGGAATATAGGAGTTACGATGAAAACAGAACTTTATAATCAAATACTTACAGCAATGAAAAATATTGTTTATAGTGAATTAAATCAAGATAATCTTTATGATTTACTACAAGATAATCACGGAATTGATAATCCTTATCATCAAGAAGGTTCATTTTTAACACATCTTAATCTAGTTAAAGAGCAAGCAGAGTTATTATATCCTGATGATGAAATCTTACATATTGCTTGTTTCTTGCACGATGTTGGTAAGCCATTTTGCAAAGTTTATGATTCTGAATCAGGCAAAACATATTTTAGGGGTCACGAATCTTATTCAGTATTTGTAGCATATGATGTAATTAAATATTTGATTAATAATTTTAACTTTGAAATTTCAAGATTTGATTTATTAAGAATATTATCATTAATTCAAAGACACGCAGACCCTTATTCATTAGGAATTAAAAAATTAGTATCAAAATATACACGTGCTGAATATAATGATTTAGTCAAAATTCATAGATGTGATTCACTTGGCAGAACACCTGCTAAAGACCCTATAATTTATGATATTAATTTATTTAAAGAAAAATTTGAGTTTAATCCTAGTCTTAATAATAAAATACTTTATATGATAGGCATACCAAATTCAGGCAAATCAACATATATCAAAGAATTGACTAAATTTAACAACTTTAAAATATTGTCAAGAGATGATATTATAATGAATTTATCTAATACAGATGATTATAATAAAGCATTTGATGATGTTAATCAAGATTTAGTAGATTCAGAATATAATAAATTATATAATCTGTATATGCAAAATAAAGATAATTTTATTATAGATAAAACAAATACTACATATAAATCAAGAAATAAAAATATAAAAGAATTTAATTCACATAAAATAGGAATTTGTTTTTGCATAGGATTAAGTGAAATTCTTAAGAGAAATAATCTAAGAACAAACAAAAAACTTAATTTAAGTGTAATAAATAAATTTATGACGCAGTTTCAATTTCCATATAGTAATGAATTTGAAACAATTTATTATGTATTCGAGTAGGGAGTAAATATGCAATTAGAATCTAAAATTAATGGTTTAGCAGTTATTGTTACTATATTAATGGAGTCTTCAGATGATAGACTTACTATTAATATATTTAAAAAACATAATAAAGAGTTTTTATTAAGTTTAACAGATTATAAACACAATTTAAACAAATATTTTGATACACCTATATTTTAAAGTTTAAAAGGTTTAAATCTTGCCTGATAATACCACCAATACTGATAACACAACTAAAGGCTATATCGGATTTACAGGAAATCATTTATTGCTTAAAAATATAGCAAATCTTGATAATCCTGAATCCGCTCACAGATACCACACTTTAGAAGAAACTGAATTTAAGTATGACTTAAGCATTAATAAATCAAGCAATATAGAAATAGCAAAAGTTTTCTTAGATGATGGTTTTCCTAATGGATTAACTATTAATAATGATTTAAATTTACGTGGATTTATTAAATCTTTTAATGAGCAAACAGAACCTGTAACTATTAATGAGCGAGAACAACTTAAATTTAGTGGTGCTAATTTTTATAAAAATGGTAGATATGCAGGATATGAATATTGTTTTAAGTTTTCTGTAAATATACTCTTTAGAATTAAATTAGAGCGTATTGTAAGCAATTCAGGTTCAACAGGTAGTAATACATCAGGCACACAAGGTTCAACTTATACAGGCAACGAGAAGCCTGAATTTAAGTATAAGCAATTAGAGCAAGTATTTCCCTATCAGTTGCAGAACATTACAAGAGATATAAAGGGTAATGATTTTGATAGAGCCGATAAAACAGGTAGATTGGTAGGTAATATAATATTTTTACCTAATTATGCAGGCACTGATATTAATATCCCTAATAATAAATTATATCTTAAATATAAATTTTTTGATATTTCAGAAATCCCTAATTATTATCCAAAAAATAAAATTTTATTAGATTATTTTAAGAATTCAGATTTTAAATATTGTGAATTTAATCAATATTTCAAAAATCAAGAATTATCAGGAATTACGCATTTTCATCAAAATTATGATAAAATTGATAATATTCCTAGTTGGTTTGGTAATACTGATGAAACACAAAGAATTTTCTATTCAGGCAGACCACCTAAAGAGCGAGTAATTAATTATCAAGAATTAATTAATGAAGGTTCAGGTTTAATAACTGATATAGGATATTTTAATAAAAATAATACAGATGATTTATATTATTTTGGATTATTAAAAAAATCTTTTCTTATATTATTAATAAGAAATAATAATATTGACACTGCTATATTTACCTTTGATTATTTAAGCAAATTTAGTCCATTTAATATAAAAAGACAACCTATTACTGATTATGATACTATCAGGACAAAACGTTCAAAATTAAGAGATTTATCACGTTGGATAAACTTTAGAGATACACCTAGAATTTAGTTAATTTTAAGATTTATTATATATAATAGTGAAAATGAATCAAAGGAGTTTAAAATGAAATGGGCTGATTTTTTATTAAATAAAATTACAGAAACAGATTTGTTTGAAATGGCTTATGAAAGAAAAGTCATAATAGATAAATGTAGGGATTTATCATCACAAATTTGCATTCATATAGTTAAATTGACTTGCTTTAATAATCCTGATGATGTAAGGGGTCATTTAAAGTCTTTAAATGGTTGGATATGGGATATTTATTTACAAAAATTAAAGACACCTAAAAAGAATAAAAAATTACCAGCAAATGTGTATTATGATGAAATATGGTTTAATAGAGTTGATGATTATACACAATTAAAAGATATAGCCAAACTTTTAAAAAGAACTGATTATAAAAATGTAAAATTAAGAGATGTAAATTATAGTGATTTGTATGATAAATTGTGTGAGATGATGAATAAAGTTTGTTCTGATATAGAAAAAGATAAACTTAATTCTGTTGAATATTATTTTGATAAATGTAAAATTGATTACAAATAAAGTAAGTAAAGATATTTAAAAGTTTAAATTAAAATTTAAGATTTATATTATATAATACTCGAAAAAGGTTAAAGGAGTGTAAGATGAAGACAGAAATTAAATCATTTTCTGGATTTTTATTTAAATCAGAAATATCAGAAGCACGCACCAATAGAAAAGAGATTATAAATTTTATGAAAAATATTTCTAATCAAATAAGAATTCACTTTGTAAAATTAACTTGCTTTGATAATCCTGATGATATTAGAGATAAAATTTTTGATTCTTTATATACGTGGTTTAATGAAATTCGAAAATTGAGAATTTATAGTTTTGATAAAAATAAAAGACTTCCTGAAGATGATTATTTTAAATACATTTGGGCGGACAAGATACGTAATTTAGATGATTTTGAATACTTATTTTTAGAAGTTAAAAAGACATATAAAGAAGTGTTGCCTATACAAGATTTAAAAATATCTAAAATATATTCACAATTAACTAGATTATCAAAAGAGTTATCTAAGGGATTATCTAGGAATTTCTTATGTTCGCCTAAATCGTATTTTGATTGGCATAAAAATAATAGAGTAGAATATAAAAGATAAGGAGTTTAAAAATGCTAAAATTAATTGACAACACAATAATCAATACTAATTCTATTGTTAAAGTTTATTTTATGAATTCAAAATATTTATGTATATCTGATAATACCAATCAGACACTAACTTTTATATTAAAAAATCCAATTGATAAAGAAGATGAAAAAGACGCAATGAGATTAATATTTAATCAAATTCAAGATAATAATCTTTTTGAAATAAATATTGATAATATTATAAACGTTTTTGATGTAAGTAGGGATATTGATTAATGCCACCTGTAACAAGACTTAATGATATGTGTAGCGGACACGATTCTTTTATACCTAGTCCTGTAATTCAGGGTTCTGATAATGTTATTACAAATAATTTACCAACATTTAGAAAAACAGACGCAGTTCAGCCACATCCTAGTCCTAGTCCAAGTCCGCCACACCCTAGATTTGGTAAAGCAGGTTCAGAAACTGTATTTGTTAATAATTTAGATATTATGAGAATAGGTGATGAAATTTCTTGCGGTGGCGTGGCGATTCAAGGCTCTGGGAATTGCCTTGCAGGCGGATAATATTAATTAAGGAGCAAATTTGAGCGTAGCAGGAACAATTACAAAATTAAATAAAGCAAAACAAATTAAAAATGATGAATTTTATACAAGATATGAAGATATTGAAAAATTTATATCACAATATTCAGAACATCTTAAATATAAAGTTGTATATTGTAATTGTGATGACCCTAGTTTCAGCAACTTCTATAAGTTTTTTAAGATTAACTTTACAAAGTTAGGTTTAAAAAGATTAATATCAACATATAAATCTGATGAACCTTATAGATACGATTATGATGGGATTAATGAGATTAAAACTCCTATTGAATCAGGTTTATTTGAATATAATTCAGATATAATTAATGAATTTAAACAAGATATTATTGTTATAACAAATCCACCATTTTCATTAATGAGATTATATATTAATTTCATAATGAATTTAGATGTTAAATTTATGATTATTGCACCTGTAACTATAATATCAATAGTTGAATTATTTGATTATTTTAAACAAAACAAAATTTGGGCTTTAAATCGTGATTTATTTAGAAAATTTATTACACCTGATAATAAAATTGTAGAAGCAAATTCTAATTTCTTTGGCAATATAGAATCTAAAATTCCTTATTATAAATTTACTAAGAAATATAATGATAAAGAATATCAAAAATATGTTAATTCTGATTGTTTGTATATTAATAAAACTGAAAATATCCCTTATGATTATAAAGGATATATGGCAGTTCCTTTACCTGCTTTATATATTTTAAATAAAAATCAATACAATATTGTTGCAAACACTAATTGCAGAAATATTTTTAATGAAATAATTGTAGAAGGAAATCAATATAAAATATCAAATTCAATAAAAACACCTACAAAAGCATTATCTAAAAGATATTTTATAGAATTACCTGAAAATCAAAAAATTAAATGTGATTATTATATAATAGAAAATAATGATAAATTTAAAGATAAGAAATTTATAGTTCCGTTTGCAAAGATTATAATACAATTAAAACACTAAAAATTTTTTAAATAAATAGTCTTATGAGTAATAAGACAGATTTAAACAATACCATTGGAATGTCAAACGACACCTATCAGAACCTAAAAAATATTATTGCATATAGAGAATCAGGGGGAAATCAATTTTCAGTAAATTCTTTAGGTTTTATGGGAAAGTATCAATTTGGTGCAGAAGCACTTGCTGATACAGGATTTATAGATAAATCAAAACTTCCTAAAAAAGGTCAAAGATATAGTGGTTGGCAAAATGACTTCTTAGCAGATGATAGCAATTGGACTATTAAAGGTGGTAAGCAAGCATTTTTAAATAATGTTGATTATCAAGAACAAGCAATGGATAAATTGCTTAAATCTAACTATAATCAAATTTCTAAAAGTATTGGATATACTGATGAAAGTGATTTAAGTGGTAAGTTAATGGCTTCACACTTAGGTGGATTCGGAAATACTAAAAAACTTTTCTTAGAAGGTAAAGGTTTTAAAGACGCTTACGGAACTGATATAATGCAATATTATAAATTAGGTTCAAAAGCAGGCTCAAACGATGAAACTTTATCCTATTTACCTAAAAAGTTTCAAGGAAAAATAGCAAATCCTGAATTTTCAAACGCATATATAGCAGATAATAAATCAACTATTCCTACTGCACCTATTGGCGATAATATAAATGAAAAAGAATCGCCTAGTGATACAGGAAATACAGGAAATATATTTAGTAATATAGGTAATAGTATAGGCAATTCTGTATCAAATTTCTTATTTGGTTCAAAAGGTTTAGACGGATTTAATTCAGAATCTATGCAAACTCTATTAATGGGTGGTGGATTATTAGCAAGTGGTATATCAGGATTTTTTGGTCTTAATACACCTATGATAGATGATGATGAAATTGAAGATGATGAAGATTATAAAGATGATAGAAATAATGACAAACAAAATAATGATATTAAAAACTATGAAGAAAACACAAAACAATCAAATTTAGATTTATTTCCTAGTATTATAGATAAAATAGCAAATTCACAAGAACAATTAAATACTATAATAAAATTAAATCCTACTGCTGATAATACACCTTTATTAAAAAAACATTATGAAATTAATAAGAAAATTCAAGAAACAATAGATGATTATTATAAAGATTCGTTCGACGAGCAAAACACTAATATTTCATTACATAAAGCACAATTAGGCGGTGCAATAATAGGTGCAGGAGTAATGAAAACTATTGTTAAAAAGGTTAAATCTAGTATAGGCAATTCAGGTGGATTAGGAATAGGCGATTTCTTAAAAGGTGGTGCTACTGCTTTAATAGGTTCTAAATTGTTAAAATCAGTATTTAAACCTTTAAAATTTTTCTTTAATCCTAAATTGCCTAAATTTATAACATCTCTAGGAACTTTGCCAACAAAAATAGCAGATTTGTCAAAATCTCTTTATAAGTATATTAATAAGTTTGACATCAATGGACTTAAGACTTCATTTCAAAGTTTTAAACAATTTGCTGAATCTAAATTTAAATCATTAGGAACACTTATTGATAATACAAAGGCAACATTATCTAAAACAATTAATGATATTAAAGCAAAATTTAATAAACCTAGCACTCCTGCACCAAAAGTTGAAACACCTAAACCTAAAGTAGAACCGATTAAAAGTGTTAAACCTGTTACAAATATTAACACTCCAAAAGCAGTGCCAACAGCACCTGTTAAAGAACAAGGATTTTTTAGTAAATTAGCAGATACAGCAGTTAAATACACTAAAAAGGGTTATGATTATGTAGCAAGTGGTAAATTAACTGATGATATTGTTAAAGGTTATAATTATTCAAAAGATTTTATTGTTAAGACAGCCGATGATGTGGCAAATTTTGCTAGTAAGCAATATAATAATGCTAAAGCAGGATTAAATTTATTAAAAGATAAAGCAACTTCTTTTATGTCTGAAAAAGTATTAAAATATATTACAAATATAATACCACCTAAAACACTTAAAATTATAAAGGCAGTCAGTAAGAAAATTCCAGGTGTTAGCCTTATTGCAGGTTTAGCATTTGGAGCAGATAGATTATTAGCAGGCGATTTTACAGGTGCAGTTGTTGAAGTTTTAAGTGGTATAGCAGGCAGTTTTCCTGGATTGGGAACTTTAGCAAGTATAGGATTAGATAGTGCATTATTAGCAAAAGACGCAGGAATGTTGCCTGATGAATTTAATGAAGCATATCAAGATTTTAATAAATCAATTGAAGGTTCTATATCATCAGTTAAACAAGATAAAACAAGTTTAGATTCTATTAAAACACCATATTCAGATGAAATTAATGATGAAGTTGAAAGAATAGAAAAATTAGATAAACAAGATTTAATAAATGATATGAATAAAACTATACAACAAAATCAAGCAAATATAAATTCTGATAATATAGAAAAGCAAGAACGAAATTTACCAAATATTGACAAACCTACACAGACTATAACTATTGTCAATTATGGTGGTTCTGATACAAATGTTAATGTAAATAGTAGTGATAAACCTTCAATGAATTTATCAGATTCATTTTCATATTAATAATTTAAGGATATAAAAGAAAATGCCTATATCAGTTACAAATCAAGCAACTAAGAATTCTGTAAATGCTTCAAATTCTGCACCAACATATATGTATTTTCCTGTAACTATGGCAAATGAAGAATTTGCATTGAGAAAAGTAACTTTAAAAATATTTGAATCTCAAACATTATTATCAGTATTTGATAATTCAGGGGAAAAATTAGAACAATTTACTAAAGAAATTCAAGAAAAAAATGATAAGATTTCTCAACAAGATGGTGCAGTAAATAAAATATCAGAAGCAATTAATCAATATGGCAATTTAGTAAGAGAAATGAAAAGATTAAATGCTAAATTTGAATTTAGTATTGTATTGCCTATTCCTAATGAATTATCAGATGTATATTCACACGATTATGGCGTAGAAAATGGATTAATCGGTTCTATCGGTTCAGATTCTATGGACTCTGATAAAGATGATAGTAAAGGTATAAAAGGAAAATTAAAAAAAGCAGGTGGTGCTATTTCAGGTGCAACAAAAGCAATGCTTGGTGATTTTAATGCAAAATTAGCAGGGTCTTTAGGAAAACAAAGAAACTTACTAAATCCTGATTTCTTCCAAAATTACAGGGGTTCAGCACCTAGAACATTTACTTTTACATTTAACTTAATTCCTAATTCTAAAAAAGAAGCGGAAGATATGGTTAATATTATATTAACTCTTAAAAAATATTCATCGCCTAAAGTTACAGCAAGTTTTCTAATGACTCAACCTAGATTTTTCTGTATAGAATTTGGCAATCCGCAATTAAATAAGATGATTAATGCTTTGCCTTGTGTTTTACAAGAAGTTAATACAAACTATTCCGCAGGCGGATATGTTGATACAACTTTAGACGGAATGCCTAAATATGTATCACTTCAATTAACTTTTGCTGAATATAGGGCTATTGATTTTGATGATTGGGATAGTGTTGATTATGGTTCATATACTAAAATTCCTGAGAAATAGGATTATTAAATGATATATAAAAATGATAGAGAACAATTAAAAAATACAGTATCAGATTTTGATTATTTTGAAAATTTAGACGATTCTAAATATGAAGATTATAATTCGCCTGTATATAAGAATTATAAAGATATTAAAGATTATCAAGTTCGTGATTATACTTCACTAGATTTAAGATTTATTATAGAAAATAAAGAATTATCTGAATTTCTTAATGATAGGGATAATGTATTTTTTGTTAATATAGATAATAATTCATTACTAGAAGAAATATCATATAGATACTATAATAATGAAAACTATTGGGATATTATATTATTAATTAATAATTTAGACCCATTATTTTCACTTCCTTTTGATTTTGATTTAATATATAATCTTGCAGAATCTATTACAGAAAATTATTTCAGTAGAAATAAATATGACCCTTATTCAGGTAAATATACAGATGAAACAAAACTTAGATTATTCAACATATTAAAAGAAAAATTAAATAAACAAAATGAAATTAATAGAACAATTAAATTATTAAGACAAGAGAGAATTCAAGATTTCTTAAAGATATTTAATAGTTCAGCAAGAATTAATAACGGATTTCAAAATTAAAAAACTTTAATAAAGTAATGAAGTAATAAGATTTAAAAAATTTATAAGGTTAAAAATAATGGGATTTGAAGCATTATCAGTCAATTCACAAATATCAGCAGTTAAAGGAATTTTAACAGATAAAAAATCTAATAAATCAATAAATTTAAATCAATTATTGCTTAAAAATATTGAGATTTCTTATTCAGGCGTAGATATTGAAGGATATATTATAATTGATGATATAGCCGATATTAATAATGCTTTAGAATTAGGTTCAGACGTTGAAATTCAACTATATTTTAAAGATTTATTTCAAAAAGAGTATTACAGAACATTTATTATTACAGGCAAAAATACTATAAAACAAGGCAATAAAACATTACTTCAATACTCAATTAGAGATATAATATCATATAAATTAGATAATATATTTAAGGCTAAATCTTACAATTCTGTTAAAATTTCTGATATATTTCAAGAGTTTTTACAAGAAGTTAATGAATATATAACAAAAGATAAACTAAAAATAAATATAGAACAATCGAAAGAGCGTGCATTATATTCAGTAAATCCTAGCGTGTCTTTTCTTGATTTTATCACTAATGATTTAGAGCGTGAAGGATTTATTGTATATCAAACAAGAGATTCAATAAATGTCAAATCAGCACGAAATTTAAAAGTTTCTAACTTATCTAAACAAAAATATAGATACATTGACAAAACTAATAATACATTTTATCAATATAAGATATTTGAATATAAACAACTAAATTCATCAAATAGATTTCAACCTAAGACTATTTGTTTAGTTTATAATCCTGCTACAAAAACTATGGATAAATTTCAACAGAATTTAAGTGATATTAGTTCAGATATCCAAATATCTAAATCTACTCCTAAAGCACAAGAAACATCAGGTGTAAGATACACAACTAAAGAATACCTTGATGATAATTCACTATATGCTGATACATTTAAAAACTTTGTAAGAGAATCAGGACTTGAAATAATAGTATCAGGCGACTTTACACAATCTAATCAATACAATATTATTGAACTTAAGATTTCAGGAAATATCAACGTTAAAGAATCACAAGACAAAGGCGACACATCTTTGTCAGGGAATTATATAATTCTTAAAGTAGTTGATAAAATTGTATCAGGCACTACATTTATTCAAAAATTAATACTAGGTAGATTATAAATCTGAATTTTATTAACTACTTAAACTATTCTTAATTTAAGTTTTATTTAATTAGTTAATAAAAATAGGATATAAATTTAAATTTTTATATAAATCTCTATAATATAAATTCAATTAAATTCAAATTTTAAATTTGTATCTGAATTTTATTAACTACTTAATCTATTCTTAATCTCTATAATTAATTATTTAATTTAAGTTTTATTTAAGTAGTTAATAAAAATCAGTCATAATATTATACTCACTAAAAATATATAAATAGAGATATAATATTAAATTATAAAAGGAAAAATAAATGATTAATTTTTACGACCATATCGAAGGTGACAAACTAAAACTTCAAAATCCTAATGGCGATGATTTTATACTTGTTGATAAAGAGCAAGCACTTGCTGATATTAAATCACTACTAAAGAAAAATGCAGAGTTTAAAATTCAAGCAGATAAGAAAACTCTTAAGAAAATTGAAGAAGATTTGAATAAATCAGAAACAGCAGTAAGTTCAAGTTCAACAACAGAAGATTCTAGCACAACTGACGAAACAAGTGGCTCAACTCGTGGTAACAAGAAAAAGAAAAATACAGATCTTAATCCTGAAACAGAAGAAATACCAACACCAACAAATCCTGGTAGAACTGAAGAAATATCATTAGCAAGTGAATCAAGCGAATTAATGGACCACCTATAATAAGGTTTTCTAATGATAATTACACTAGCATTTCAGAAAATTCCTGATGATAATATATATTCTAAAATATTTTCTTTTATTATCAAGAAAATAACAAAATCTGAATATTATCACGTTGAGTGCTTTTTCAAATCTAGTGGATTATTCATTAGTTCAGATATTAGAACAGGGGTTGTAATAAAACCCCTTAATCCTAATTTGTCTAATAAGTATGATTATTTTGATATTAAATTTAATGGCAGAAAATATAAAAACCTAGAAAAATATCTATATAAAATTAATAATTCTAAATATGATATAAAAGGTATATTTCTATCACAACTTTTACATCTAAAATCAAATAAATCACAATCAGAAAATAAATTTTTCTGTTCTGAATTAGTATCAAATATATTAAAGAAATTAGGATTAATCTTAGATAAAGAAGATTATGAATATAGTCCTGAATTGTTATATAGGGAATTAAATGCAAAGAAAATTATATAATGATTATCACGATTTAAAACAAGTTGATAATAATGAAGAAGCAATTAAAAATTCTATTAAAAATATATTAACTACAAGAATAGGAACTTTACCTGGTAAGCCTACTTTTGGAAGTGAATTATATAGAATTATATTTGAACCAATAGACCATATCACTAAAGACATTATTAATACATATATTATAGGTGCATTAGTAAAATGGGAAAAAAGAATACAAGTTACAGATATAGAAGTAAAAGAAATTCCTGAATATAATAAAATAGTAATTAATATCAGTTTCAGTTATGTAAATTTTGAAAATATACAATCTGCTTCTGTATCAATTCAATTTAATAAGATTTTATAAAATTATAAAAGGTTAGAATTTATGGTAAAGTTTTTTAAACAAACAAAATATTACAATTTTATCAAAGAAAAAAATATTTTCAATGGCGATTTATTAAATGAAAATAATCTTAATAATGCTATTAATCAACTCAAAAAAGAAATAGATAATGCTTGGTCTATATTACAAATTTTAAGAGATGATAAGCCATTTGAGTGGCAACCTAATATTGAGTATCAAGAAGGCGAGATTGTTTATTATTCAACAAAAGAAAATCCAACATTAGATGATATTAGAAAATCTTATTTTATTGCTAAAGAAAGGGCAGATGGTCTTGATAAGAATTATGCAAAAGTTCCTACAAATCAACCTTTATATTGGGATAGAATAAGAAAACTTGATTTAATTCCTGATTTTGATTCTGAATCTTATATTAAATATACAGGTAATGTTGATTGGACTCCTTCTAAAGATTCTGACCCTGTATCACTTAAATATTATAGAGATAATCTTAATTCAAAATTAGAACAAACTTTAAAAGATTATATAGCATTTGATAATGAAAAGGTATTTTTGCCAACAGGAAATTATAATCCTGTTCCTAAAATTTATGTTGATAATGCTATTAATACAATGGCTACAACAGGAACAGCACATAATGCTGATTTTCTAAAAGGAATTGACGGCAATTATTATGTAAGAGTTGATGATAATAATAAACTAATAGCAAGAAGTTCTGATTATAACTATATTAGAACAACTACACAAGGATTTTTACCTGGTGCAAGTTCATCAACAATAGGTAACTTAGTTGATAAATTTAGAGAAATGCACGCTGAAAACTTTATAGGAACTGCTTTACAAGCAAAATATGCTGACGTTGCAGAATATTATGAATCAGATAGAGATTATGAAGCAGGAACAATTTTATCAATTGGTGGTTCTAAAGAAGTTACAAAATATAGCCCTGATTTACCTTTAGCAGGTATAGTATCTGAAAATCCTGGATTTATACTTAATAATCTATTTGATAAAGAGCATAAAGTTTTAATAGGATTAAAAGGTAGAATTTATGCTAATACCACACATAGCATAGCAAAATCTGAATATGTATATGTTAATGAATTTGGCGAACCTTTTGGAAGTAATGAAAAATTAAGAGATTATGATTTATTAGGTATAGCATTAGAAGACTCAAAAGATAATAAAGTATTATTAAAAGTTTAAAGGAGTCTTAAATGCTTGATTCACCTAAAGTAATAATACAAGAATTTGATGGGTCGTTAAAATCTGCTCCACTTGGTAATGTTGTTACATTTTTTGCAGGATTCTTTGAAAAAGGTGCTATTAATACTCCTATTTCAGTTACTACACCTTTAGAATTTAAACAAACTTTTGGTCGTGCTAATGCTAATAATTATAATGATTGGTATCAAGTTTATAATTACCTATTATATCCTACCAATCCTAATATTATAGTTGTAAGAACAATTAATCAAGAACAATCATTTAATGCAACTGCTAGTGTTCCTTTTAAATCAAGACCAATGTTTATTAAAGATTTACAAGATTTTGAATTACAATATGATAATTTCTTGGAACAAGAAAATTTTATAAAAGTTTGTGCTAGAAATCCTGGTGAGTGGGGAAATTTATTAGAAGTATGTATATTTACTGCTAAAGAGTATATAGAAAATAAAGAGATTAAAAAAGGATTTTATGCTAAAAATATAGTTAATTATATTAAACAAGGTTATTATTGTATTGCTATATTTAGAAAAGATGTATTAGTAGAGAGATATTTAATTAAATTTGATGATTATGAAATAGTAAATAAAGAATCTAATTATATCTATATAAAAATGAGATTAAACGATTATAGAATATATGATGGTAATATTTGGTGGGTTGATGGAAATGAAGAATTAGCCGACGGCAATTTACCTAATAATAAAAAACCTGTGTTTTATGGCTCAAATTCATTAAAATTAAAAGATGGTGTATCAGTAGAACCTAGTTTAGCAGATTTAGATGAAGCATATAGTATTGTTGATAATACAGAAGAATATGAAATAGATTTTGTAATTGGAAATGAGAGAAATTATCATTCAGCAGTTAAATTAGTTGAAAAAAGACGTGATTGTGTTGCATTTATAGATACAGATTTAACAGATATTAAACAAATTATTAATCAATCACAACAATATTTAAGTGAATTTGTATATTTTACTGCTAATAAGAAAAAGCAATATGATTATTTTAGAAATAAGACCATTTATACGTCAATAAATGGCGATATAGCAGGATTAAGAACACAATTAATCAATACCATAGGCACAGCAGAATCTCACTCTAAAATCAAATATAACCTATTAGAAGCCATTGATATAAAAAACAAATTTATGAATGCAGAAAAAGATGAATTATACCAAAACAACATAAATTTATTAACAAGAGATAATAATACTATATATTTTCAGGGCGAGAGAACATTAAGAAAAGGTTTCACAAGAGATTTTACAACAAGATTAATTCTTAATAAAATAGAAAGAAAATGCACCAAAATAAGCAAATATTTTGTATTTGAATTTAATGATACATTTACTAGAGAAGCATATAGTTCTCAAATTAGGCAAGTTTTATTAAGTTCAAAATATGATAATGAATTGGAAGATTTTAAAGTTATATGTGATATTACAAACAATCCTGATGAAGTAATAGACCATAATAAAATGATATGTGATGTTTATATTAAACCTAAATATTTAGTTGAAGTTATAAATTTAAGATTTACAGCACTATAAATTTGACTAAATTTAAATGATTTAAATAAATAATACAAAGAATAAAATTTAAAGGTTTTTATTAATGAGTAATAAAATTAATGAAATAAAAAATGCTTTAAGAGCAGGTGCGAGAGCCACAAAATATAGAATATCTTTTACATTTCCTAATGCAATAAAAACGCAAACTGACTTAAGGGATATATCAACTCTTGCAAAGGCGGCGAGTTTTCCTAACGTAACAATAGGACAAATAGAAGTATTTAATCAAGGTAGAAAAATTGTAATTCCTGGTGATACTTCATATGATAACTCTTGGACTGTAACTTTTTATAATAACGAAGAACATAGTATTCGTAGAGATTTGCTATTATGGATGAAAGCAACTGATAACTTCCAAGCAAATACACATAGCGGTATGCCTGCTGAACTTATGGTGGATATGTCTATTTCTCAATTAGATTCACTTGAAAAAGAAGTTGTAAAATATACATTTCATAATGTTTGGGTTTCAGAAGTCGGTGCAGTAACAGTGGATGCAACAAGTGTAGATACACTACAAGAATTTGACGTTACCTTTGTTCTTAGTGATTGGGTTGTTAATTCAACTGATGAATTTTCACACCCTGATAAACTATTTAATGCTCCTAGCAAAAATATCACTTCAAAAGACCAATAATTTAAAAAACTAAGGGGATTTTGACAATCCCCTAAATTCCTATTATTTAATCAACATTTAATTAAATTTTAAGTTTATTCATATATAATTCCGTTAAAACTATTATTTAAAAGGATTAATATATGGAAACAGCAAAATCTAATATCAACTTTGATGAACTTAGAAAAGAATTTATATCTATTACAACATCATCTAAAACACTAGAAACAATGTATAATAAATCACGTTTAGTTGATTTAGACAAAGTTGGTGTAATGCTTGCAGAAACAAGAGAACGTATTAATACATTAAGAAGACGTAAAGGATTTGTAGGTTCTGTGTGTTCTAAACTTCCTTTAATCTCTAAAATAACAAAAGTTACAACAATAGAAGCAAATTTACAAAAATCAATTAATGATTATACCACTGAAATGGCTGATATTTTTGATAAAAAGTATGATGAAATTACGCAATATTTAGATACTTTACAAAAATTACAAGACCAATTTGTCAATGAAATTAATAATATTAATTTATTTGTTAAGAAACTTGAAAATTTAAATGTAGGCAACTCTTTATCCGACCAAGCCAAACTTTTAAAAATACTATCAGAAGCCAAAGCAGAAGCAATAAGAAAAATATCAACATTAAATTCATTAATTAAACCAACCATTACACTTGCTAATGAATTGATAGTTAATATTAATAATACATTACCTATATTAAAAGATAAAGTTTATACAGAACTTAAAACTTTAGTAGGATTAAATTCATTTAGAGATTCTGCCAAAATGTTAAATGAATTTAAATCTCAAATTGTAGAACTAGAAAAACTTAACACTAAGGCAAGAACTGAAACATTAATAGAAATTCTTAATTCTATTGAATCTAATCTAATGAGTAAAGAAGACTTTGAAGAATTGGATAAATTACGTTCAGAAAGTGATAATGAAGTTAAAGAAGCCCTTAAAAATTTAATGAATAAACAACAACAAAATCAAAAATATATCCTAGACAAATATAATGATTTAGATAATACAGGCAAATTAATTGTCAAAAAAGTTGATGAAGATTATATAGACGCAATGCCTATCGAAGCAGATTCTAATAGACCTGAATTTTTTAATTTAAGAACAAACTCTTAGACTCTTAAGGGGATATTAAATGACTCCTGTATTAGATAGTTTAGTTAAAATTTTATCTGAAATTCAATCTATTAAATCAATATCAAATTTTGAATATATCAATAAAATTAAACAGAAAAAATTAGATTTACTATATTTTGTATTAAATAAATTTGATTTTAATAAGTTATATTTTGAATTGTTAAATTCAAATAATTCATTAAGTAGAGATTTAATATATTATAAAATATTAAAATATAAAATATTTGAATATACACCATTTAAATTTATAATTAAACTAGGCAATACTTCTAAAGATTTATTATATTTAAAAGAGTTAAATTATCTAACAACTGCACCATTATATACAAATATTTATTATGAAAATTATGATGAATTTGATATTAATGAATTGGTGTATTTCTTAATGAGCGGTTGGCAAAAACAAGATTCTTTTAAACATTATTTAAAAGAATTTCATCAAGTTAGAGCAAATACTAAAAATGATGATTTATTAAAAAATAAAGAATTTATATATTTGTTATATTTGTTTATAACTAGAGATTATGAATCAACAGAAATAAAAGGTTCAAGATATTATTCAGATAGAAATTTAGTGCCTATTATATTAACAAGAACATATAATAATTTTTCTAATAAAACTATAATTTTCTCTAAATCTTTAAGAAATAATTATTTTCTGATAGACACAAATTTAACTGATTAAAATTAGTAATAAGGATTTAATAATGATTTTAGTAATAATAAGTTTAATTATATCATTTACATTAGGTCTTATTATTGGCGAATATATAAACAATAGGTCAAATAAAAATAAAGAATCTAAAGAATTAAATAAAACTTATGATGAATTATTAAGAGAAATTATAGGCAATGCGATGTATAACACTTATCAAGATGATTTAGAAAAAGTTAAATATAGAAAACAATATTCATCTTTTAAATATTATGTAAGAAATTATATAAATATAAATGATTACATTAAAAAGTGTTTAAATAAAAATTAAGATTAAGATTAATTTAAGTTTAATAATAGTATAATTATTACATAAATTAAATTTAAGAATAGTATATTGAAAGGATTATTTTATGGATTATAGAAAACAAACCTTCACACACTACAAAGCACACGAGAAATTATTAATGTCTTATGTTGTTACTTGTATGAGAAGACTTACCTATAAGAAAGAAAAATATAAATCTTCAAATTTTGATACTAGATATACCTTAGATTTAATTAAAGCAGAAGAGAATGATATTAGAAAAGAAATTCAAAGTAAAAATATGAATTTCCAATATATTAGAAAAGTAATGACAAATATTGAACTTGAATTGACAAATCCGAAATCTGATGAAAAAATTAAAAGACAAATTAACGTAATTGAAAAATCGCCATCAATGATATATCTATATGACTTGTTTTTGGAAGTTGCAAATTCAGTTCCTGATAAGTATCTAAAAATTAAAACTTCAAGAATTCCTGATGAAGAAATCCAAAAATATGAGAGAATTCAACAAAAGAATAGATATATACAAATGAGTTCCCCTAAACAAAAAGCAAGACGTGAAGCAAGATATAAAAGGGAAGAACAAATTGAAAAAAGAAGCGAATACGTTAATAATGCTTTAATTGAGTGGGTAAAAACTAATCCACCTTTGTTTCCAGGTGACACAAGAAAAGAACTTTTAAGACGTTTTGATATAGAGCAACGCTTTATTAGTGCTAAAGTAAATGAAATGTTTGAAAAAGACCCTGAAACAAAGAAAATGTTTTTCGAGAATGAAGAATTTGCAGAACAAATTTCACTAAAATTAACTAATTATATACGTGAAAAATGTGTTGCAGAATATAATAGATATATGCAAAGAAAAGACCCTGATAATTTCAAACCATATGTCTATAAGCCAATAGTTTAATATTAATAATATATTTCTAATATTATTACTCTAATAATTAAATAGGAGTAATAATGATTAATTTTGCTGATTTAAGAAATTCAGAGCAAGATTTAAACTTAGATAAAAATTCACGCCAAAAGCACGATTATACCTGTGAATTAGAGTTAAAATCTCTACTTATACGTGAAAAAAATTCAAAACTAGAACTACAAAATAACTCTATTAGAACAAATAAAAGGATTAATGAATTAATAAATTTATTTGTTAAATTAAATACAGATAAATTTCAGAAATCTTTAAATTCTAAAAAAGTTAAATCTCTACAAAACAAAATTAAAGATACTATTATAAAACGTTCAGAATTAGTTTCAATAGATAGAAATTCACACGAAAGATTTGGCGAGATTATATTATTAATGATTAAAAATATATTAAAGAAACCTAATTTTTCAGGCTATACTTGGAAAGAAGATTTTTATTCAGACGCAACATATAGAGTTCTTAAATATCTACACAATTTTAACCATACTAAAACATCAGAAAAAACAGGACAATCAGTAAATGCTTTTTCATATATCAGTCAAATTATTCATAATTCAATAGTTTATATTATTAATACAAATAATCAAGAAATTGATATTACTGATAAATTATCGCAAACTGAAGGCGAAGAATTAGGTATAGAAAAAGTTAAAACACTTGATAAAACATCTATATCAGAAAAAATAAATGAGAAATTTATAATCCAAAAACAAGATTTAAGCAATACTTCACTATTTAATCTATTATCAGAATTTGTAGATTCATCAAATTATGATAAAGATTTTAATTATAGTTTTGAATATCCAAAAGACTATTTAATTTCATTAGATGAATTTGCAAAATTAAGAGATATTTTAAAGGGTAATATATCAATTATAAAGGCTAAGAAATGATAACTAATGTAACACCTAATACCTTTAATAAAAAACCGTTTAAGAAGTATTTAGAGCCTATTATAGATGTTTCCGAAGACGGTAAAATTTTATGGTCTTTATATCATTATCTTAAACAAAATTATAATGATTCTATATCTATTACTGATTTAATCTTAGAATTTTGTTCTGATTATAATTTAAATGAAGAAGAAATAGGCAATTTAATTACACAAGATAGACAACTATATAATCTTGTAAAAGTAGATTGCAAGCAACGCAAATTCTTTAAACCTGAATTGCACTCTTATTATAAACCTAGCAAGAGAAAACATAAATTTATGTAATATTAAGACAAGTAATTGTATAATAGAACAATAAAAAGGAGTTATAATATGGAATTTTATTTAATAGGTGTAGGATGTAATTTACTTGCATTAATGGCTTTAATACTATTTCTAATCGTTGCAACCTTTTTCTCAACAATAATTAATAATTATAACTTATCAGAAATTGTGAGATTTAGCGTTGCTTATGAAAAACAAAAAGATGATTTAATAAAGAAAAAGACAACATTTCAAATTTATTTTAAAATATTCAAAATTATAAGTATATTCTTGCCATATGTGTATGCTGTAATTGCGTGTTATACATTTTTGAAAATACTCTATCAATGGACTAAGCACAAAACATTTTTAGAATTTATCTTTAAAGATTATTTTGAATTAGAAGTTTAGTTTATAATTTTAAGTTTAATTTATTTTATCTATAAGGTTAAATTAAGTGATTATAGTATATAATTCTCTTATATTTAATCTAAAGGATTTAAGATGATTACAGAATTATTAGATTTAAGCGATTTAAAAGAATGTACTAAACAATCTAAAAAATCTATTTTCAGAAAATTTTTGTGTTTATGCAAATTTTGCAATAATATTTCTCTTGAAGTATTAATCAGTGCCTTGATAGGATTATCATTATCATCGTTTGTTATATTTTATTATATAATTTGTAATAGTTGTAATCTTAAATTTTAATAAGGAGTGAGATATGGAAGCAGGACTTTATATTATTATACACAATATGTTTTCTATTTTTATCAATTTATTCTTTTTTATGTTGATATTATTGATGTTGTTGGCAATGATTGTGATTTATATCTATGTGATATTAAGTGTTCTTATTTTTATATCATATAATTTAAAATTAAACACTCTATTTAAAGTGTCATCTAATGCAAGAACATATATGAATATGTCTTTTATGTATATTTATGGTATTTCTAAAGAAGATATTAATGAATATAAAAATAAAAATTTAATTCAATAGGTAATTTAAATGTATTTAATGAACGTAATAGATAAAATAATTAAAATTATAGTTTTTGCAATAGCAATGATAATATATTACTTCCATACTATAATAGCAGTTATATTTTATCTTTTTATTATTTTTATAATAAAATGTTTTACATTAATTTACAATATAATTTTAAAAGTATTTAAATACATAAAAAATATAAGTAATTTTAAAACAAAATAAAGCAGTAAGGACTTAAAATGATTTTTACATATAATGAAAATTTAGGTTACGGATATGTAGATAATACAAAATTTACAGAAAAACCTGATTTAGGATTTGAATATGATTGGCTATATGTCGATGATAATAATGCTTTGTATTCAAATAATTATAAATCAGATATACCAAAAGCAATAAAACCTGAATTTTTAGAAAAAATTAAAGAAACATATGATAAAATAAAAACTAATAAAATTTCAACTGATGAATTAGAGTTATTATTTGATAATTCAAGTTCTATATCAATACAAAAGGATTAACAATGGCAGGAATTGAAGATATTTATTTAAGTTTATTTGATAGTTTGCAAGAAAAAGCAGGTCTATCAGGTTCAACATTTCCATATACTGATATTTACACAGACAAAAAACAAAATGCAAGAATAGATATTGCATTACCAGGTTATCAAAAAGAATTAATTAGTGTAAGAATAGACGGAACATCACTAATTATAATTGCGAAAGCCCCTGAAGTTGAAAAGGGTGTTGTATATGTAGAACAAGGAATTCTTAAAAAATCAGTCAAAAGAGTTATAAGACTTAGTTCTTATTATCAAGATGGCAAAGTTACGGCAGTCTATAAAGACGGAATTTTAAGTATTAGTGTTGCAGAATCAGAACATAAGCCTTCAGATATTAAAATTCTAGGTGCTGATGATTTTGATGAAATTATCTCTAAAGAAGATGTTGATAAAGCAAATAAACAAGGTGAAAAAGAAAGTAAAGACGACAAAGATGATATCAATGAAATTATCAATATTCTTAAATCTGATAAAGGATTTATGGAGTATTTTAACAATCTTGATAAAGATAAATTTATGAAAGATATTGAAAGTTCTTTAGATGAACTTAGAAAAAATTTAAATAGTAATACAACAGCACACACTGAAACACATACTGAAGTTGCTGAAAATAGTGAAAGTGCTGAAACAACTGAAGAAACAACAAGACCAAAACCTGTATGATAAAAAAATAAGGGATATTAATTTATCCCTTACTTAAAAGTCTTTACTAAATACTTCTGATTTATTTCCGTGATAATCTATAACTTGCACTGAAACCCTTGTTGTTCCATAATTTGTATTAGAAAAATCAACAACTTTAGTTCCATTTGTTCCTTTATTTGCACCTTCATAAGTCCATAAAAACGCAAATTCATTCCACTCTAATTTATTGTCTTTATCATTAAATAAAACTTCTAATTTATCTTTAACTCTAATAATATCTTTTATTTCAGGGATAGCCTGTTTATCAAAATTATACTTAATTTGTTTCTTGACTTCTTTATCAAATACTTTAGATTCTATTAATGATTGCCTGTGATAATCTGTATCATTATGTAATTGATTAAAAAACATATCAACTTGTTTAATAACTTTTTGCTCTTTAATGCTAGGATAGATATTGCCTTTTAGTGTTAGGTTAAATGTAATAGTTACTATATCTTTACTATAATCTTCATATTCTGTTTGTTCTATATCAGTGCTATTTAGAATTAATGATATTGTTTCAGGTTCATTATATGCTATTTCTTGCACTTTAAAGGCATAACTAGGATTAAAATATGATACTATTTGTTCTAATATCATACTTGCTTCATTCATACCCCTACATTGTGCCACTAATCTATAATTAAAGTTATAAGGAATTCTATTATATTGATAATTAAGTTTCTCGCCGTTAGGAAGTGATTTGTTAATTTTTACAAGTTTAGAAGTAGCACGTTGATAAGCAGGCTCTAAAGATTCAAAATAAAGACCTAATCTAGGTAATATATTTGTATTTCCTGTATAAATTTGTTGTGGTGTGTATTGTTTTAAAACATTAGATTTTTCACGTGATGTAAATTGAATAGGAACAATTGTTGATTTAAGATTTTTCTTAGAATCTAAGTATTGAACTTCTATTTCATTAAATAAATTTAAGATACAAGCAGTGTATTTCTTTAATGTTTGATGATGAAAAAACATAATAATCCTTAATCCTTTTAATATGTGTATTTATTTAAATTTTATGATATCCTATTTTTATTAACTACTTAGAGTTTGTTTAAATTATTAAATTAATTATTTAATTTAAGTTTAAATTAAGTAGTTAATAAATTTAGGATTGAATTTTATTTTTTAGGATTTTGCTGTAAGCAAGAGATTAAAAAATTAAATTTATTGATTTATATTATAGAGAATTTATATAAAAATTTAAATTTCTATCCTAAATTTATTAACTACTTAATTATCAATTAATATGTAACTTCTTTATTACTAATTTAAGATTAGATTAAGTTGTTAATAAAAATAGGATTAAAATTTAAATTTCAATAGAATTCTTATAATAAGAATATCAAATAAATTCAAAAAATTAAATTCGTATGCAGATTTTATTAACTACTTAAACGAAACTTAAGAAAATGTATCTTACAGATATACTATCTTAATCTGTTTAAGGTTAAATTAAGTTGTTAATAAAATTCAGATATAAATTCAAATTTTTAATCAAATTCTATATAATAGAAATACAATAAATTTAAATTTTTTATTTTCTTTAATCTTTTTATATTATTGCCTACGACAAAAAACTAAATTCATATCCTATTTTTATTAACTACTTAAAGAAAACTTAAATTAGTAATATAATAGTTACAATGTAAAAATAGATTAAGTTGTTAATAAAATATAGATATAAATTTAATTTTCAATAGAATTCTATTATAAGAAATATAATAAATTTAATTTTTTTAATCTCTTGCTTACAGCAAAAACTAAAAATGAATTCATATCCTATTTTTATTAACTACTTAATACTAACTGAATTTATTTAATTAGTTTTAATTTTTAAGTTTTATTTAAGTAGTTAATAAAATCTGCATATGAATTTAAATTTTTAATCAAATCTCTATAATATAGAATCAAATAAATTCTGAATTTAATTTTCATATATTGTAATCCTAAATTTATTAACTACTTAATTAATCCTTAAATAAAATAATTAATTTAATAATTTAAACAAACTTTAAGTAGTTAATAAAAATCAGATATCTAAACAATTTAATAAAATCAAATAAATACTACTATAAATATAAAGAAATCAAATTATTAAGGATTCAAATTGAAATTAATGTATGATTTAGAATCGCCTAATTTTTCTGTTGAAGAATCAATTAATGAAACAACAGGATTACCTACAAAAAAATATAAAATAAAAGGTATTTTTTCTACAATAGGCGAGAAAAACAGAAATGGTCGTATTTATCCTAAACATCTTTGGGAAAAAAATGTAAGAGAATATCAAGAAGTAATAGAAACAGGCTCTATCAATAGATTAGGCGAGTGGCAACACCCACCAAGAAGCAATATTGACCCAATGAAAGGTGTAATTGCTATTGATAAACTTTACATAGACCAAACAGGAAAATACGTAATGGGTGAAGCAACGCTTTTGGATAACGAACAAGCAAGACAACTAAAATCACTTATCGATAATGGTATTAAATTGTCCGTATCAAGCAGAAGTCTAGGTTCTGTAAAAAATGGTATAGTTGAAGATTTTAAACTTATTACTTACGATGTTGTTGATACTCCATCAGATTATAATGCAACAATGAATGGATTAGTAGAATCTTATCAACTTAATGAAGGAATTTTAATGGATAAAGAATTTGATATAGTAGATGATAAAATTGTAGAAGTTAATTCAGGTAAATCAAGCAAAAAATCAAATAAAAAATCAATCAAAGAAGATGACACCAAAGATACTGAAGATAAAGAAACTAAAGATGAAGTTGAAATTTTAAACGATGATGAAACAGATGATACTGATAATACTGATGATACTAAGAATACTGAGAAAGATAAGGAAGATGAAGACAAAGACGATAAAAACGACAAAGACGAAAAATCTGAATTATCAGAGCAAGACCTAAATAGATTTAATCAAGAACTAAAAAACAAGTTTAAAGAATTATTAAGTTCTTTTTAATATAAATTTAAACTATTTAGATAAATAAAATAAAACTATAAAAAAGGATTATTTAATGTTAGAGAAGTTATTAGAGTCAATAGATTCTAGCATTCTAACTGCTGAAACAAAAGCAGAACTAGAACAAATGTTTAATGAATCTGTTGAACTTAAAGCGACCGAAATAGCAAATACAGAAATAGCAGAAAAACAAAAAATATTAGAGAAATCTTATAATGAGAATTTAAATACTATAACTAAGAAAATTGTAAGAAATCTTGATAAATATGTTAATGAGTCTATCAAAGATGTGGTAGCAGAGATAAAATCATCACTTAATGGCGAACTTGCTGTTAAACGTGCTGAAACTCTTGCAGAAGCATTTGATGTATCATTGCTTGCAACAGGTGTAAATGTTGGTAGAATTCAAAGTGAAATTTCTGATAAATCTTATCAAACAAAACTTAAAGACTTAGAGAAAAAATATAGTTCTTTAAGTAAGAAATATAAAGATTTAACAGAATCATCTGAAACAATGATACAATATGGCACTATTACAGAACTTAAAGAAGGTTTAAGTCTTGTAGAGCAAAAGAAATTTGAAGAATTAGCAAAATTGATTAAATTCGAGCAAACATCTGATTATTTCGATAAACTTAAATCACTTCGTGAGAGTGTAAAAGGTGTTGCTGATGATGTTAGAGTTGAGAAAAAAGAAATTAACGAATCTGCAAAACCAAGTTTAGATAGTTCAAGTTGGAAAAGATTAATATAATTTAATAGTATTAATCTAATTCTTAAAAAATTTTTAATAAAATGATAAATATAAATATAATAAACTAAATTAAAGGATTTTATAAAATGCTTAATGATAAAGATTTGAAAATGCTTCTTGAAAGCACTAAAGCACCAATGCTTAGTGAAGCAGATAAGTCAGTAATGACTATTCTACTTAACAACACAAGTGCTGAAATAGATAGACTAATGAACGAAAGCACCGTAGCAGGCGATATTTCACAATTTACGCCGATTATGATGCCTTTGGTAAGACGTGTTTATCCAACCCTAATCGCTAATGAACTTCTTGGCATACAGCCAATGACAATGCCAACAGGCTTCATTTATTCATTGGTAAATAGATATACAGGTAACGGCAAACCTGCAGAGCAAACTGATACTGCTAAAGCAGGTCAAATTCTTGAATTTGCTAATGTTGCTGATGTTCCTGCAAAAGGCACAGCAATTACAGGTGCAACAAGTGGTGCAACAGGCACAGTAATTTATACAGAAGGAAAACGTGCTTTAGTTAAAGTAAATGGTGTAATGTTCCAAGTTGAAGCACTTACAGGCGGTTCAACAAGTAACGTAACAGCAGTTTATACAAACGAAGCAACATTTAAGAAAATTCTTAAAAATTATACAGGTTCAGTAACAACAGCAGTTGGCGAGAAACTTGCAACTGATATGGCTGAAGTTGGATTCGGTATTGAGAAAAAAGCAGTTGAAGTTAAAACAAGAAAACTAAAAGGACGCTATACTTTAGAGATGTATGAAGACCTAAAAGCACAACACGGACTTCTTGCAGATGAAGAACTTATGAGTCTAATGAGTGCTGAACTTCAATCAGAGATAGATAGAGAAGTTGTAGATTTCGTTAATAGCAACGCAGTTGTAACTCCTAACGCATTTGCTCCACATAGTGCAGATGGTAGATGGGAAATTGAGAAATATAGAGCAGAAGTTATTAAAATTGCTAATGAAGCACGCCAAATTGGTATTGATACAAAACGCGGTCAAGCAAATATAATTCTTTGCAGTCCAAAAGTTGTAACAATGCTAGAGCAAGTCGGTTCATTTAGAACAGCACAACAAGATTCAGCAGTAGTTCAACCACTATCAGGCGGTGTTGCAGGTATATTTGATGGTAAATACAAAGTTGTATGCGACCAATATGCTACAAATGATTATGCAACTCTACTTTATAAAGGTGCTGATAGACGTGATAGTCTAGGATTTTTCGCTCCATATACACCACTATCATTCATCAGAGTAACAGATGTTGAGAGCGGACAACCTGCACTTATTCTAAGAACAAGATATGCACTTGATACAACTCCGTTGAATCCTGAAGCATATGCTAGAACATTTGGTGTTGATTTCGCTAATACTGCACTAGCAAAATAATTTAACTCCCCCTTTAAGGGGGAATTTTAATCTATCGGCTTAAACCACTCGTGAGAAATCACAACATAAACTAAAGCAAACAATCCTAAAACAATTAATCCTGCTTCTAACATCTTATATCCTTAAATTTTAGATTTTAAATCTGTTAATATAATACTATTACATATTAAAATAAATATAGAAAATAATATTGAAATTAAACAAAACATTTGAAAATCAGTTATCATAATTTATCCTTATTAATAGTTATAATTAGGTATATTATAAAAGATATTACAATACACTCTAATAAATCAAAATTACCTATTATATCCATAACTATTCGCTCAAACTAAGATATAAGCAAATAATAGCACCTATTAAAAATATAAATTGTAAATTTGTCATCTTAAACTCCTTTATTCTAATAAAAATTCATAAACTAAATTACCACAATCATATATACGTCTATAATCATTATTAAACATATTTTCTGATTCGGACAAATTATAATCAAATAAACTTAATTTATCCTTTAGTTTGTGTTTTTGAAATTGATTTCTTGATAGTAAAGTTAATGTATTTTTCTTAAAATAGAAATAATTAGGTTCAGTTTTTCTTAAAAATTTAAATCCTAAAGTTTCATAAATTTTGCCATTACTAAAACGTCTATTAGCATATGTAATTATTGATTTAGGACTTTTAGTGTTATAATTCTTAATAAAATAATTAAATAATTTGCTTGCACCACCAATAACTGAAAATCCTGATTTATTACAGAATCTGATTAATTCATAATCATAATTCTTATTAAATCTAGGTTTAGAAAAGGTCATCACTGATACTAATTCATTATTATAATATAATCCTAAATTTATGCTTGCATTGCAATAGCCTTGTAAGTGATTTAAATTAAGAAATTCAACAGTTTCTGATGATTTTAACTCTTTAATAATACATTTTCTTGCATAAATTCTATTATTAAGACCTAACTTATTTTTAATCATTGATAACCATATATCTAAATTATCAGATTCAAATATATGAAATAATGTATATCCTTTTTCTAAACATAATTCAGTCTTTTTTAAGTGATAATTCTTGTCTATATTCTTAAATTTAGAGTATTTTAAAGACCCTTGTGAATGATACATTAAACCGTTGTATTCTATCGCTAATTTAATATCAGGTAATACAATATCTAATTCTAAGGGATTAATTAAATTTCTATCTTTGTGTATTAAATTAACATTATATTCTAATAATTTATTCATTAAATTTAATTCTGTTTTATAATAAGGTTTAATAGGTTTAGTAATACCAAATAATCCCCTATATTTTAGTTCTGCTGATTTATCTAAATTAAAATATTCTTTAAATTTATTATAATCATAAAACTTTAAATCTGTAAAATTCTCTAATACAAATTCAGAGTTTAAATTTTCAATATTAGTAATATGGCGTTGTGATTGATGATTAACATTATATCGTTCTAGGCAAGTTTGCTGATGTTTTTCTTGATTATTATAGTTTATATCGTTGTATTTTTCTAATTTAGTTTGCTTAGATTTTTCTTTTGTATCTGATAATTGAAATATATTATCAATATTATATTTCTCTTTAATAGTTTTCTTAATTTTATCTGAAAAATCAAGTGTTCCGTATTTTTCTAATTTAGTTTTATTTGCTTTTTCTGAATTGTTATAAAGATAGCCATATTTATCAATTTTGCCTTGTAAGGCACGTCTTGTCTTTTCTTCTTGTGATAGATAAACTTTAGGCTCTTTTTCTTTAGTTCTTGATTTGTTACTACATACAGAACTACAAAATTTCTTAACACAATATTTGCCACAGTATTCACATTTGTTTAAATATCCTAATAAGTAAGCACGAAGTAAGTTATAATCATAAATATCAAAATCTAAATTTAAATTTTTTAAATAATCTATATAATCTTTATTATCATAAATTTGTGATTTAGGTCTTCTTCTATTGATTAAATCAATTATTTGTTCTTTTATATCCATTATAAATCCTATTATTAGAGATTTTTAATATTATAATATAATTTTATTTAAATATAATTGAATTTGAATTTTTGTAGTATAAATATATATGTTGTTTAGGTTGCTCCTTACTAAACAACGTAAGGGTGTTTTGAAGCACCCTTTAATTATTTTTAATTGTTGATAAATTTAACTAAATATAAAAATAGTATTAATAGTATAAGAATTATTACACAACTAATACTAAAATTTATAAAATCTATCATACAACACAACCACCTGAACCACAACCTTCTTGTTTTTCGTCAGAAATTCCGTCTTTATTCTCAATAGATAAGAAGTTTTGATAATATAAAGTCTTTAGACCATATTTATTAGCAGTTAAAATTTCTTTAATAATTTCAGTTAATGGAACTATATTGTCTTTATATCTTAGAACATTTGTGTATTGATTTGTTGATATTGATTGGTCTATAAATTTCTGAAATATCCCTAAAAATTTAAAATAATCAATATTATTAAAATCATCACCCCAAGCAGTAGTATAATAATTCTTAAATCTTGCATATTCAGGCACTAATTTCATAATTTTTGTCGATTTGTCGCCTTTAATTGTAACTAATTCACGTGGTGGCTCAATTCCAGATGTTGAATTGCTAACCATAGAACTCGAAGCATATGGAGCATTTGCTAAGAGCGTGGAGTTCCTTAATCCGTGTTCTTTTATAGATTGCCTTAGTGTTTTCCAATCCATTAAAAGTTTAAAATTAGTTTCTTTATTGTTTTTATATTCATCAAATGTTAAATATCCATCTGAATATTTAGTATCATCGTATAATTCACATTTGCCACGTGTTTTGGCTAATTCATTACTTGCTTTAAGTAGATAATAATAGCACTTTTCAATTCTATTATGTATTAATTCACGTCCTTCAGTGGTATTGTAAAATTTCTTATTTTTGGCTAGATAGTGAAATATATCAGAGTGTCCTATACCTAGTGTTCTTCTCTTTTTAGCAGAATACTCAACTTCAGGAATTAAATAATCTGAATAATCTATCATATAATCTAAGAAATTTACAAGATAATCACAAACTGCTTCTATATCATCATCTTTTGTATATCCGTGATTAATACCACCTAAAATACAAGAACCTATTTCAGGTGTTCCTAAAGAGCCGTCTAAAGGTGTTGAAGGCACTTGAATTTCACAGTTATGAACTAATATGTTATTTGCATAAAAATTATGATTTTCTTCAACTTCTATATCATAAACTTCAGTTGCAACTTTTATTTTTTCAATTTTTATTTTCATTTGTTTTTAACTCCTTTAATATATTTTGCATTTTCTTTGAGAATGTTCGAGTTGGTCTTAAGTTATACTTTAAATATAAAATATTATACAAACCATTTTTACCGCCACCAAAATTTATAAATCTAAAATCAGGTTTTAAATGTATTGGTATTTTATCATTATAAATTTTTCTAATTACATCTAAATATGGTATAAGATTATATTTTTCAAAAAAGTCATCATAATAAGAAAGAATTTCATCATCTGTAACCTTTGAATAATTTGTATTATTAATTCCTTTTTGTGAGTGATGATTTACAATATGATATTCTTTTTTGTCTTTTATATCAATATAAACCTTTTCATTTGTCCTAGTATCAATAAATGAGTGCATTCCTTTTGTGTGATGAACCCATTTTCCACTAATAACATTTGGATTATTTTTATCAACTTTACCAATCAATTTGCCTGTTACTGAATCTTTAACAATAATTTTATTTTTTAATAAATTTCTTAAAGTATTTAATGTTTTATCTGAATGATATTTCTTTTCAATTCTTAATTTATATGCAATATTTCGCCTATAAGAATAATTACGTCTTAATTTTTTATTTAATATAGTTTTGAGTGTAATATCCTTCTTTGTTATTGTATTTAATGAAAATCGAAAAGCATAATAATCATTTATATTTTCAAATACTTTAAATCTTAAAAAATGAATAAAAATATGCTCTTCAGGTAATAATTCAACTAAATTATCTAAACTATTATCTATTCCTTCATATTTTGGATTGATATGATGTTTTTCAGTATAGATATAATTGTCAAATAATCTGATATCATTTTTATCTCTTTTTGATAATCGTTCTTTTGGTGTAGTTGATTTAAAATAATCAATAAATTTATTGTATATATTCAAATAATTCATTAAAATTCTTCATATATAATAATATCATCATATTCATTAAGATGTTGTGCTTCAACATAGCCACGATTTTTAGTAAATATTTTATGGTCTGGAGTCAATAATAATTTTTTGTTTCCTATTGTTAATTTAATAATTTCTTTTAATCCATTATTTTTTGTTGCTACAACTCTTTTATATTCATTTTTCTTTGTCTTTTCATTATAAGATAATACATAATCATCTTTACAAATATCTTTAATTTTCTTAATTCCTTTATCCGTTATGATTGGCGTATCGCCTTCAAAACAACACAAATTTGAATTATAAACAGGATTTTTCCAAGAACCTTTATACATATTATCAGCAAATATCAAATATACTCTACCTGTAAAAGAGCGTTCAAATAGTATTAAATCTAATAATTGATAAGCATTTACTTTTTTCTTATCTTTTTTAGGTATTTCTTCGCTATATTTTTCATATAATTTAGCAAATTCTTCTTCATTGCCAAGAACTTCATATAATCCTGGAACTTGATTAGGGTGGAATAAATAAACATCTTCTTTATTTAAGGCTTTTTTAAGAAAATAATTATTAAGAATAATTGTTTGGTCTGTGTGTCTTGTTCTAGTTTCGGCAGTTCCCCTAGTATCTTTAAGTTGTGCTATTAATTCTATTTCATAATGATACCAAACGTTATTATTGTTTGAACTTCCAGACCTTCCCTGTTGGACCATAGCAGTTGTGGCACTTTCGTAAGCCTTAAGTAATGGTAATACACCTGTGTGTTTCATTCTACCACCAATATCAGCGTCTATACCACGAATTCTACTTGAATTAAATCCTATACCTGCTTTAGAAGCAGTCATTCTCAAAAATCTATCTAACGCAATTGATAAAGACTCGACAGAATCGCCCAAATCAATAACATTACAACTTATAAATTTCTTATAATTTGTTCTTAATCCGTTCATAATAGGCGTAGGCAAAGATACCATTTTTTCTGATAAAAATTTATATCCATTTAAGATATATTTTTTACGTTCAGGGTGTTCTGCAAATACGCACAAATTTAGAATCATATAAGATTCTTGCGGAGTTTCAATAACTTTACCTTGCTTATTCTTAATTAGATACTTAGTATAAAATTGATTAACAGATATATAAGATAATGTTTCATCTTGTTTATATTTAATTTTAGAGCCGTAAAAATCTAATTCATCTTTAGTATATTTGTCAAGTAGAATTTTATCGTAATAACCCTTTTTAACACGCTCAACTATATATTCATAAAATGATTTAGTAGGTTCATAAGAGCCATAAACTTCTTTTCTTAATTTTTGATTTAATAATCTTCCTGCAACGATTTCATAATTAGGTGTTTCTTCAGAAACCAATTCATTTGCTGATTGTATTAGTGCTTTTTGAATATCCAAAGACTTTGTATTATTAGATATTCTAATACTAGCATTCATTACAACATCAGAAACTGAAACACCTGATAATCCTTCACAAGCATATGCTACTTTTTCATTTATCTTTTCTGCATTATACGGCTCAATATCGCCATTTGTTTTAATGATATTAATTGTATTGGTGTTGTTTTGTTCTTGCATTATTATCCTTTTAACTAAGTTAATATTGATGAATTATATATCAATAGTATTTAATTTATGCTTAAATTTAGTATATTTTAAGATAGCAGGCAGATTTATCAGTTACTTTATTAGCAGTTTTATATAATGAATTGCCTAATAAATTTATATTGTTATCTTTATACATTAAAGAGATTAAATAACAAAATTTAAGTCCTTGCAATTTAGCACATAATCTTATAGTATTGTCTGAATTTGATTTTGCTAATTCAAATAAATTACAGAATTCATCAAAATTTAGTTTTGTTGTAGTATTTATAGACGAACTTGGTGCTGTTTGTCTTGATTGATTTAATTCTGATACATTAAGATAATAATTATAGAATTCTTTAATATCATCTAAAGTAAATTGATTAAAATCAAAATTATGATATTTCTTAATTGAGTTAATTCTAGTAAGATTATAATTTTGATAAAGATTATCAATTATATTAACTGATACTTTACCTAAACGTCCGTCGGTTTGCTTACCATCTGTTGTAATTTCTATTTGTGTTATACCAACTTTAGAAGCAGGAAATAATCTGCATTGAAACCTTAAATATCTATCCTGATAATTCTTAAATTTAAGTGTAAAACTACCTATTTCTTGTGTTTTAAAGATACTATCTTTGTTATCAGAAACTTCAAAATCGCAAGGCAAGTCTAATAATTCAAATTCATAATCTAAATCAATTTGATTAGGTTGATTAAAAACTCTATACTCGCCGTCAGAATTAGGATTTATCTTTTTAAGAGATACAGAAACTAAATCTAAATCTCTATGTAATATATAAAGAAATGAATTTATTTGTTCTAATGTATTGTTTTGTAATAATAAATTTAAATTATCTAATATATAAGATTTCTTATTTTTTCTTATACACACTATATCAGCAGGATTCCAAGTATCTTTACTTAAATTAAATTTCTTAGATATATTTAAGTAAATATCACATATTTCAGAATCATCACAATCCACGCCTATAATTTCAAAATCATTAATATTATCTAAGAATTTATCTAATAATATAGGTGTTCTTAAAAATGTATTATACCATTTATCATAACTAGATTCATCAAATTCAAAATCTAAGTTGTGGGATTTAGATAATTTGTTTAAATTATTAATATCAGGGATATAGTTATTTTTGTCTAGTTGATAATTTTTAATTGATTGTATAGTTGCTAATTCAGTGGCGGAACTAAAATATTTTCCTGAAGCATTATTAGAAGTAAATTGCGATTTATCAATATCCGTAAATTTATAATTTAAATTATCAGATTTAAATATTTTCTTAGATAATACATAATCAATAAATTCTTTTTTATACTGCTCTGTGTAATTCTCATTTATAATCATTTTAAGCAATGTTATATCAAATGTATTACTAATAGATACATCAGAATTATTAATACGTATTAACTCATTATTTTCTATTTTTTCAACTAATTTATCTATATATTTAAAATTGTGTTTAAATTTATCTTCTGACTTAAAATTAGCCATTAAATTAATATCCTTATTATTGACTACAAATTAAATTATAGAACAATAGTGTAAAATTTATACGTCTAAAATAAGATTAGGAATATCCAATAAGTTATTATCAATAATATTAAGGTTTTCGGTAGTGTTTGAAGTATCAGAATTATCAATATTTTCAGTATTTTTAGTGGTATTAGTGAATTTATTAAGGCTCAAAGTATCGTCACCAAGTAAGGTAATTTCTTTATTTCCAACAGATAAATTTATATATCCTGTTGTAGATGTTTTGATAATAGAATCAAAATTTAATTCAGATTTTTCTGATAAAATTTTATTATTCTTTAAATCATAAACATTGCCTATAATTTCATTGATTTTAATCAATACAATTCCTTATCTTACTTTTAAATTTAAAATCTATAACTAATAATAATTATATAATTTTAAACCTTAATAATCTCTTACATTCTTTATACTACATATTTATTTATAATTTTTAATATAATCTTTATAGAATTCATCTACTTCATTAATTAAGTCAGATGATAATAATGAAGTAAGTTCATCAAATTTTTTATGTGCTTTAAGAATTTCATCTTTATCATCATATGTAGTAATATGATTAATTCTAAATTTAACTATAAATAAAATCCCTTGCTCTTTAGATAAATTTGTAGGTTTTAAGTTACCTATTTTGTCTTGTGACAATATAAAATCATCATCTGAAATATTATATTCATAGCAAAGGTCTAATATATTATAATAGATTTTAACAGGATATTGTCTTGAAACTAAAATCATTTTGAAACTCCTAACTTAAATTCTGAATTCTCTTTAATTTTATTAATCTTTTGAATTTATCATTAATCCCATAATCTTGATTTGCGTCTTAATTCATTCATCAAAATATCATATACACCATTATAATAACGTTCAGGGTTAGAACCTTCATAATCTTCATTAATAAGAATATCTAGGCACTTAATTATTATTTTAAGGTGTTCTTTATCTTTAATATCGTTAATATAGTGTGTTTTTTGAACCCAATTTCGCTCTTTTAATTCATACATACGTTTTAAAATTTGATAGTCGTAGGCATAATCATACCACCTATAACACCATATTACTTTAAAGAAATAAATCAAATTGCCTATACCATATATAATATTATAAAATAGATACTTAATATTATCAAGTATATTAATAAATCCGTCAAAAAATGTAGGTTTTCTAATTATTTCATAATCATCGCTTATTTTATCTTTATCAAACTTCTCGATTGCTTCATAATATTTTTTTATTATTTCTAAATCAGATTTAGTCATTTTATACTCCTTAAATGCTTAAATGTTTAAGTCTTGTTGAACTAATTTAATACTATCAGACCATAATTTAATTGCTGATGTATTAGTTAATAAATCACGTTGTTCTGATTTTGCTCTTACTTCATCGGCTAATTCTTTAATTTTCTCAAATGTTAATGAATATATAGGCAGTTTTAGCAGATAATCATATGAATTATCTTGTTTAGGTAATTTTAATTGTTCTAAATCATTTACTATATCTTGCTTAGGTCTTTTTGATATTATAAGTTTATTCTCTATTATTAATTTAATAAATATAATTTTACTCTTAAGATAATTTAAATTTTCATTTAATATAGATAAATCATAATTCTTTTGTTTTTCTTGATATTCTAATCTAATTTCTTTATAATAATCTAAGATTTCTTTAATATTATTAAAAGTTATAATTTTATTATTTCTATCAATAGCATTAAAAATTTCTGTTACTTTTTTACGCAGTTTAAGAAAATCTAATATTTCTGAATCTGATTTGTCCTGATTTTCTAGTAATTGTATTTCAAATAAGAATTCATCTTTTGTAGAATCTGAAAAATCTTTAAATTTGATTTTCTTATCTTGTGTTAATTTTTTAAGAACTGATTTGTAGCCTTGAAAATCATATCCAATAGGTATTTCAGTTATAGTTAATTTAGATTTATTTTTAGGGTCACGTTTAATAATACCTTCTATAATCCATTGACAAGGATTTTCCCCTTGTATAATATTTCCTTTAAATCCCTTAAAATATGGCTTTAATTCTAATAAATCTTGCTTTTCTTTAGGACTAAACAAATATGTTAAACATTCAATTGGATTTCTAGGTAATATCTCTTGTTTAAATCCGCTTGATACGCCTGAACTTCCATTAATTGCCAAATATGGCAAACTTGGAACAAAGAATAAAGGCTCAATTTTAGTTCCTTCAAATTCTTGTTCTATTAATACATCTCTTATATCAAAAGTATTAAATAATACGTCTTTTCCGTATGTATAAATGTATCTTGGGGCGGCAGGATTGTTAATAAATCTTGTTCCAAAGTTACCTGATGGATAAAGTAAATTAATATTATTAGTGCCTACATAATTTCTTGCTAAAGTAACTATTGGATTATACATTGAGCCGTGCAAGAATTCTGTAAATGCTTGTGCTTGTGAGTCAAAATGTAGAACTTTTATTTCATCTTTGATTTTTTTCTTTAAGCAAAAAAATAAAATTTTTCTTGATGTGTTCTTTTGTCCGTCTATTGCTGAACCTATCATTCTAATTGTAGAATATGAAGCATAATTGACGGCTTCTTCTAAGAAAAATTGCTTTAACGATTGTGTTCTCATTATTAACCTTTTTTTAATTGATTGTCGTATTATAAGTTAATTTCGCTTAATTTAATATAAAATATTTATAGTGTTAAATTGGGATAATTAATTTGTAGAAATAAAAAAATGGAAGTCGTATTGCAAATTGACTTCCATTATCAAATAAACGTTTAGTTCCACCTATTGGAGCGACAAGTTTTTAATCTTACTTAATTTTTCACTCCCACCACTCTTACTCGTCGCCTTGTTACACGTGATTAATCGGCAACTTCATATTCGATAGTGTAATTATATATTAGAAATCCTTAAATTATGCTTAAACAACATATTCTGTAAATTCATTTTTTAATTGATTTTCTAATTTTTGAATTAAATCTTCATACATTTTAATTGTTTTCTTGTAATCATTAATCTTTTTAGTGTTTTCTTTGATTTTATCATTAGTCGCATATGAAGAAAAATTATCATATTCTAAATTAGATATTTGAAATTTAAATTGTTCTATCATATCTTTATATGCTGATATTTTATTTTGTAATTTAAGATAATGTTGAAACATTTTGTTATCCTTTATTTTCTCTTAATCTAAATGGATTTATTATAAAAATTTGGATATTCAGCAATTAATTTTTGTAATCTTGAATTTATAAACTCTAAATCTTCCTTTAATTCGGCAATATAAGGTAAATTTGGATTAGAATTTATTTCTTGCTTAGTAATTTCATTTAATAAATTCATTGTTTGTAATCTATATTCATAAAAATAATCATCAAATTGTTCTTTTGTTTTAATTTTCATATCCCACAATCCTTAATTCTTAATAATCAAAATCTCTTAATTTCAACAGTTACAATAGTATCGTAATGAAATCCGCCGTGCGGAACTAATAGAATTTTTTGAATTTCAAATCCTAGAGTTTTACCAATACCGCCTGAATTCCAACCAAAAGAAATCACTTTTGAATTTACTTTTGTTATTCTTTGAATTTCTTTTTTAATTTTAGTCCAATAATCGGCTTTTGATTTATCCCCTAATGATAATCCTATATTTTTATAGCATTCTGATAAAGCACGGTTGCTGTAAGGTGGGTCGAACAATACACCATCAACACTATTATCATCAAACTTTTTAAGAAATTCTAATGCGTCTAAATGATAATCTGTATCAAATTCAGGATTTAAATCATTTGTTACTTTAGCATATCCCATTGATTTTGATTTATTTGCAAAAGGGTCTATCCAAAACAAATTTTTATCTACTTCTAAATCTAATAAATCTCTAATAGGTTTGATAGTATATGTATTTTTATTAGGCATAGCCCACTTACGTTCAAATATGATATTGTCATTTTTAATTTCCATTTTATGCTCCTTGTTCTCTTAAATGTAATTCGTGTTTAATAGTTTCTATATTTTGTTCCGCTATTAACATCTCTTTTTTAACTTGTTTTCTATAATTATAGAAAAAAGCACACAAATCAGGCAATACACCTGTTATTTTTTTAGTAAATAACGCACCTGATACACCTGCTGAAATATTATATTTCTTAAGCAAACCATTAAATTTAGTTAATTTGCCACTGAAATAGTCGTTTAATCGTCTATCTTCATCTTCATCATTAAATAATTCATTTCTTAATTTTAATAAATCTTCAGGAATTTTATCATCTGTTAAATATGTTTCAGGACTCATATTAAAAGCACGTATTGCTAAGTTAATATAAGCAGAGTTAATATCAACAGAGATTACCCACTTATGCTTACCTGTTAAAGGGTCTTTTACAAATCCACCTTTTATAGGCAATTTAGGATTTTCTTTTTTATTAGGCAAAATAACATTTTTCTGATAGCAATAATTATTAATCAAATTAGACCAGGGTTTTAATGTTGATAATGCTTCATCAAGATTAACAGCCATAATAGAAGCAAGATATATTATTACATTTGTTAATTGTAGTTTTTCATCTAAATCATTTAATAATACAACATCTATTATTGCATAATGAATAAATTGATTATATGCTATTGATTTTGCTTTTTGATAATCTTTATCAAGATATGCGTCATACATTTTAGATTCAAATTCATCAGTAGGACGAGTATCAGGCATTATATAAGATTCACCTGTTCTAAATCCATTAAAGTTACTGAAACAATCGTGATTAATTTTATTATATCCCAATTCTACTTTAGTTATATAATCAAGAGAATAAGAACTTCTAGGGTCACGAATAAATTTCTTATATAATTCAAGATAATCCATATAAAAAATTCCAGGTGCTTGAATAGAATATTTAAAATCTGTATTAAAGTTTTCTTTAAGTTCTGATTTACCAAAACAACTAAATTCAGGCTCTAAATTATTTTTAATAGCACGCTTAAATAAGTAAGGATAGTCGAAATTTGCTCCGTTAAAAGCATAAACTATTAAAGGTTTTAATATTTTAATTAGTTTAAAATAAGATTCTAATAAATGTTTTTCATTATCACAATATAGATATTTTACTAAATTAACATTATATTTAGAATAATCTTGTAATTCAACAAATCCTGATTCTCTTAATCCTAATATAAATATATTTCTTGTTTTATGGTCGTAAATTTGAATTGTAACTATTGTTTCTTTTGCTTCATCAGCATTAATTCTTGCATTAGATGTTGTTTCTATATCTAAAAACCATATATCAGGCTCTAGGTTATATCTAACATTTTCTAAATCCCAAAAATTATCTCTTAAGAAAACTTGACCTGGATTATGTGTGCCATATGCTTTACTAGGTTTAGAATTAGTTTTTTGAAGTTTTATATCATCTAATAGATAATTAAATTGTCCTGAAGCAGATTCTTCATAATACTCAAATTTCTCATTTATTTTAAGTTTGATAGATTCGTTTTTTCTTTTTACTCTTGCATAATATTCAAAAGGTTTATCAGCGTCATTCCAATATGCTTCAAATAAATCATTTTTTAGAATTGTTGTTGTTTCTGCCATTTTCAACCTTTTTATCTCTGTAAGATGTGTATATAACTTCTATACAATATATTGTAAGTATTCCTGATACTAAAAATAAACAAATATTCATAATTAACTCCTGTATTGTTTTTAAAAATTAAATTATAGTTCAACTATACTTAAAAATTTATTAACTCTTTCGTCAGTTGTGCCTATTAAATCAAATGTTATAAGTCCATATTCTCTTATAATTTCATCAAATATTTCATTAATTCTATTTCTATATTTTGTGTCTATACTTCTAAATCCGTCAGGAACAACATCAAATTCAGGTCTAGTAATAAAGATATAGTCAAATTCATCAATATGTTTATTAAATTGTTCTTTTACTATTTCTAATGTTTTATTAGTCATTTGTCCTAATTCTCTAAAGTATCTTGAATAGCAAAACACATCTAATATACTTCTATCATAAATTGTAGGTTTTGTAATTTGTAGTTGTTTGATTGTTGCGTCTAATATTCTTAATTGCGATTCGTCGTCAGATTTTTCATTAACCTTTACACCTTCTTTAGTGAGATTTCTTACCATTTCAATTACAAAATCAAAATCTTTAAATTTAGGTTGCTCTTGCAAAGCCCTTAATAAAGTTGTTTTGCCACTACATTGTGTTCCTGAAATTAGAATTTTCATCGGTTTATAGATACTCATTTTAAACTCCTTAATAGAATACTTTAATCTTTTTAACAATTATAAATGAATTTAACTTAATTTAAGATAAATTATTGTATATTAATATAGTATTATAAAAATAAGGGAGCAATAATGAATTTTATTATAACAGGTTCATCAGGATTTTTAGGTTCTGAATTATTACAAAAACTTAAATTTGACGGACATAATGTAGTTGGAATTGATAGAGTAGATTCTGTATTTACTGATTATATAGCAGATTTAACTGATATATCACAATATGCAATGTTTGATGAAACAATGCAAGATACCGATGTATTAATACATTTTGCAAGTTCAGTGGGTGTAAAAAATGTTGATGAAGATAAAGATAGTTTTTGGAATTCACATTTAATTAATTTTAATATATTAAATAAAATTAGAGAATTAAAACAACAAAATAAACTTAAACCTAAATTTAAGATAGTTTTTGCAAGTTCATCTGAAGTATATTTTCAAGGTAGATGTTTAAGAGAACAAGACGATTGTGTATTAAAACAATTAAACAGAAGTTCATATGCAAGTGAGAAAATTAATACAGAATTTGCAATTAAGAATCTTGATATAGATTATATCATCATAAGACCCTTTAATATCATCGGTAAGCGACAAACGACTGAAGGTATGTGTGTTCCTACTATGATTAATCAAATTCTCAATGACGAGCCTGTAAATGTGTATAATGATGGTTCTCAAATTAGAAGTTTTTGTGATGTTGAAGATTTTGTTAATATAGTATCAAGATTAATATCAAATAAAGAAACAGGTATATTTAATATTGGCAATAATGAAGATATAACAATTAAAAAACTTGCTGAAACATTGCTATCTATTGCAAATAAGCCAACAGATAATATTAAATATATTGATTTTAAAGATGTTTATTCTAATCAAACATTTGAAGTTCAAGCAAGAGTGCCTAGTATTCAAAAAATTAAAGAAATAGACGGACTCAAAAGATATAAATTTAAAGATTTAAGACAATCTCTAAAAGAAATATATGAATATAAACTTAAGGAATTTAAACAATGAAACCATTAATTATTATTTCACACTTTGATGATGAAATTTTAGGGTGTTCTTCATTATTACAATATAATCCTACAATATTAGTTATTTGTGGCGATGATGAACGCTCACATATAACTAAATCAGAATTATTAAATAAATTTCATTATATAAATCTTAATTATAAAGCACTAGAACTTCAAAAAATATCACAATCTGAATTAGTAGATAAAATTAAAACTGCTAGTCTAATTTTAGATTATGATTGTGTATTTACTCATTCTGAATTTGATAATCATTCAGACCATAAAATAGTTTCTAACGCTTGCGATATAGTTTTTAGAGCAAATAGAACAGATAATACATTATATGCAAAATTTATGGTAGAACCATTAAATATTGCAAATTTTAATGAAACATTAGGTATTAAAGTAGATTTAAATTATAAAAATAAATTATTAGATTTATATAAAGATTATATACCTAAATCACATTTAGATTTAATTATTAATTTCAACAAATATATAGGCTCTAAATATAATTTAGGATTTGCTGAACCATTTGAAATAATATATAAAAAAGGTTTATAACACGTGTCTAAGGTATTAATGATACACGAAATAACACCTGAAATTCTAAGTTTAGATAAAAGTGTTTATGATGAATTTGATATATTAACATTTGATGATTGTTTATATACTCAATATTTAAATCATAAACATTTTGCTAAATTTAATAAGAAAATGATATTTTTTCTATCTACTAATATAATTTGTCCTGAAAATATAAATCAATCAGAACAGATAATTTATTGTGGCAACGCTCATAAAAAAGCATTTAATGGTAATTTTGAGAATTATATGAAATTAAGTCAAATTCAGGAGTTATCTAAGTTTTATGAAATAGGCGGACACGGACATAATCATATTTTATTTAAGAATTCTGTCTATTCATTTGATAAGATTAAAGAAGATACTGATATAATGGTAAGTAAATTTAAAGAGTATAATTTAGATTTAAATTCATTTTGTTTTCCATATAATCAAGATAATACATTTTATAGAATATATATTAAAAAATTGAATTTACAAATATTCGGCGATGAACGAATACCGATTGAATTTTATATTAAAAACACTAAAAGTTATAAACCTGAGTTAAAATATTGTTAAAGTATTCTGAACTAAAATTTATGTTATTAGATTTTAATAATTCATCAAAATATAAACACCAATAAAATACTGCTAAATCATAAATTTCAGATAGTTTTTCTTGATTATAAGGGAATTCTTTTTTACGTTTTAGTTCTTTAATAATTTTAAATCCAACCCATTTATTAGTAGATGTATTCTTAATTCCTAAAAACACTTCTTGTTTGCCACGTTGTTTATAAAGTGGATATTTGATAAGTTCTTGCTTGATTAAATCAAAATTATTAAACATTTAAAACCTAGAGTGTTCCCCCAATAAAGGGGGGATTTTAATTATTTGTGTCTTGTTACAAGATTTGGATTTTTAGCAACTTTCTTGCGGTATTTCTTTTGTTTAGCAAGAATACGTGCTTTATTTTTTCTGTAATATTTAGCAAGTGCTTTCGCTTTAAGGCGTCTATCTGCTTTATTTTGATTTTTCTCTCTATCAAGTTCTGCTTTTTTCTTACTAAAGAATTTTGCTTCATTGACTGCTTCGTCATCATCATCAAGTTCATCACCTGATAGAACATCAAGGATAAATTCGCCGAATTCATCGACTTCTTCATCGTCCATTGTATCAAGCAAGTCCATAATATCTTGTCTTGTGATAACATCGTCTTCGCCGAGAATATCTTTATCTAGTTCAACTTCGTCTTCAGACCCTTCTTCGTCAAGGTCTTCAACGTCATCTAGTGTTTCGATATCATCGTCTTCTCTTAGTTTCTTTTCATTAAGAAGTAGAAAATCACTAAATTTCATTTTTTAATATCCTTTATAGTTTTATTATATTTATATTAAAATATACAATTATTTATCATTTTTAATTTTATTTATGTATTTTTTATGTAAATCTTTCAAAATATCATAATTAGTTTCAGCAAATCTCTTATAATCTAGCCAATTTAACGCTAATTTATTCATATTTTCTTTATCTAATAAAAAATATTCAGTATCATCAATTGTTACAAGTTGCACGTTATATTCTACAAATTTAGGGGGTTCAACAGGTTCAGGGATATATTGCGGTGTATATACCTGTGTTGTAGCACAACCTGATAAAAGTAGCGTGCTTGCTAATATTATACTACTACTAATATTTCTTACGTGTTTTAATGTTTTCATCTTTCTTATACCTTCCTATATTTAAGTAAATATCAGATAAATTCGTATTGTTTAAGTCTGTTAATTTTAACTCACAATTCGGATTTTTCTCTTTGTTTATCACTATTTTTTGAACTTTAGTTTCAGTGATAACCTTTGGCTTTAGAATTAATAATTTCTTAAGTTCTGAAATTTGAAAATCATAATTAGATTCTTTAATCTCAATAGTCTTATGAAGAGTTGAATTTAAATCTTCAAATATATTGATTTTTTGTTCTAATTTTGATATTGTGTTTTGTTTTTCCAAAATTTCAGATTTTAGATATTCTACCCTAAAATGGTAAATACCCAAAGCACTTAGGACTATTAAACCAATAGCAACATATTTATTAAATATAAGTTTTGATAATACAGATAATATAATATTCATATAACTATTTATATAAGTCATATATTATACTTAAATCTATTATATCTGTATCATCTATCTTATATTTAAAATCCCTTAACTCGTTTATTTCATCTAATCCTTCTAAAGTTTCTAATTCTAATTCTCTTTTTAGATTTTTAATATTTTTATAATCTAAATCAGTATTAGAATCATTAACTCTAGTGTTAAGATTAATTTCTTTATTATAATTTTTAAGTATATTAAAATCTCTATTTTTTGTCTGTGTCATTAAACGTCCAATCTGTCAAATTTTGCATTGACTCTATCTCTATTCTTTTAATTTCATCATTTACATATGTTTCAGTTTGTGATTGTTGCTCTTTAGAGTTAAATTCTACAACATCTGAAACACGCATTTTATTATAATCTACTTTCATATTGAAAAAATCTGTTCTACCTGTATATCTATTTTTAGTAATTTTAAAGATAAGTTCAGATTTCTCTTTCATTTCATCGGTTTGTAAAAGAAAACACATAAAATCGGCTGTTTGTGCTGTTCCTATACTATCAGATATTGCCGAGTTATCAGAATCTTTTTTATTCATTGCTGAACGATTCAGTTGGCTCGCTGAAACTATGGATAAATCACGCTTTACGGCGATTGCTCTAACTTCTTCTGCTATTGCTTTAATATATGAATAAAGACCCACACTAGGCTGAACTCTATCAGACTTCATTATACCTATATAATCTAAAAAAATCAAGTCAAATTCAACATTATTAGATTTATACATATCTAATAAAGATTCTAACATTGAAGCAGAAAATGAACCTGCAGGATATTGTTTAGTATAAAATTTACCTAATTTGTTTGAGTGTTCTTTAAATTTATTTTTAATAATTTCTTTAGGGATATTTTTAAGGTCATTAATTGGTAAATCTAGGTTATCTGCGTCTATACGTTTAACAAATTCAAAATCAGACATTTCCATTGATACTAATAAAACATTATATCCTTGTTGTATAAAATCTGTAATAGATGATGATATTAATAATGATTTACCTACGCCAGCAGGGGCTAAGAATAGATTTAAAGTGCCTTTTTGAAAACCTGAACCTAATCTTTTGGCTAATTCATTAAATCTGCGATAATTAATACCTGATTTAGGATTTTGATAATAATCAATTCTTTTATCTATATCTTGATAATCCAAACCTAAGTCAAAATCTAGTGAAATTTTGCTTGCCTTTTCCATTAATTCACGTGATTTAGCCTTTAAATTCTCTTTTTTAGAATCTATAAAATCTGCACCCACCATCATTGCTTCAGTAAATACTTGGTCTTTTACAAATTCAAGGGTTTTATCAATTAAGAATTCTTGATTAATTTGTTCTGAATTTTTAATCTCTTTTAAAGATTCTGCTATACTAGCACGTTGTTCTTTATTAGGAATTTCTTTAACTTGTAGTGCTATTTCTGTTAAATTTGGTATCTTTGCATAATCAGTATAGAATTTATTAATAATATTAAATATAACTTGATTATTAGTTTCAAATACTTTATTTTCTAATAAAATATTTCTTACCTTACTAAAATATTCAGGCGATTGTATAATTTCTTTTAAAATAGCATTTTGAATATTCATTAAATTCCCTTATTCTGTGATTGATTTGCATAATTCAACTAAGAATTTATTAACTTCTTCAGATGAATTGCAATTATGTTCTATTATATTAGATTTTGAATTAAAATTAGATAAAAATAAAGCATTTAATTGTAATTTCTCTTTAAAATGTTTTAATCTTAATCTAAAACTAGCACGTTCAAATTTATTATCTATATTTGTATAAAAATATACTTTGCCATATGTAGTTACTACAATTTTATATTTTTGTTTTAGAGATTTTATTAGTGGCATAAAACAATTATCAAGCAATATAAATGCGAAATTATCTCTTAATTTTATTGATTCTTGATTTTCTTTTAAGAATTTAATATGATTTAATTCAATTTGCTTGCATATATTTTCAAATTCAGGATTTAATACAGGTAATAAATGTGTGTCTAAATCTTGATTATTAAAATGCTCCCAATAATATAAATTCATATAATAGCCTAGCGAATTTAATTCTAAGTTGTCAAATTTTTCTATTTCTGTTAAAATTAAATTTATGGATTGTGAATTTAAAGAGTCTAATTTAAAAAATTCATAACAAGTTCTAATACAAGATTGATTTTTATCTATTAATGTAAAATTAAATTTGTTATCATCTTTAAATGCAAATTTATATCTATTATAATCTATAACTATTACTTTATATAAATTTGATAATTCATTAATTTTATCAATAAAATTATGTATATCTATATTTAAAATAAAAATACATTTAATCTTATCAATAGAATTAATTTCATTTATTTCATTAATAATAGAATCTAAATTATAATAATTAAATCTAAAATCTTTTACTTTATCTATTTGTGTAAATTTTTGATTTAATAATAAGTTACAACCATATCCAACTAAATCATTACTATGAATGGATATTATCATTTGTTTTCCTTTTGCGATTCTAAGTGATTTAATAACTCTTGATATTCTAAAACTTTTTCAGGCGATAAATTATATTTTTGTTGTAAATACAAATTATCGTATTTAGATTTCTTAAAACTAGGGAATTTAATAAATTTAATTCTTTGCTGTTTAGCAAAATCTGATATTATATCAAATTGAACTTCATCAGGTATAAATTGACTATAATAATTGAAAAAGTCGGCTATTTGTAAAGTTTTTGTATTACCTGATAGCCATCTACAAAACATAAAAGAATTAAATTTTTTCTTTTCGTCTAGTGATAAGTCATTAAATTTACAATCAGATGTAAGACATTTTGAAAATACATTAAACATTATTTAATCCCCTAACCTATAATAAGTATTAATCCTACTGAAACACAGGCTACAAGAATACATATTACTATGATACTTATAAACATCTTATCTATATAATCCTGTAAATTCATTTTATCCCCCTTTATATCCAACCACAATTATCAGCAGTTAGCGGTATTATATCAGATTTTTGTGATGATAAATTCTTAAATTCTATTATTAAAGTATTTAATTCATAATGTTTTAAATACATCTCTAACTTCTCTAAATTAAAAGTAGTTGCAGAATTATTATACTCCCTAATAATATCTGTTTCTATTTTAGCAGGAATTCCACCTTCTAAAACTAAAACTTTATTTCTATTATATTGAATTCTATATAAAGGATTAGAATCTAAAAACTTATCTAAACTTCCAAATTCTTTAATTTTCTTTAATAATGTGGCTTCGCCAAATCTAGGATTATCAAAAATATCTAATTCATTTTTCTTATTAAGTTTATTATAATCACTAAATATTGATTTATCTTTAAGATGATAATATTCTAATTCAGTAATATTAATATTTTTTGATTTAAGGTATTCTTTAAAGTTTTTACTAAATATTGTATTATCAGTTATTTTAGGAACATTATCTGAAACATCGCCTAAACATATATGGCAAAGTTCCCAATGTTCGCCTTTATCTTCTTCTGTAATAAATTTATTAGTAATAGCCGAATATTGTTTAACATCGCCAAAATGATGAAGTTGTATCATATCTTTATCAGGACTATGAATTAATATCTTTTCAAATGGTGCATATCTTTTAGTTAATACTGCAATTAAATCATCTGCTTCAGCACCTGGAACTGCAAAAGATTTAAAAGGTGTATAATCATTAATAACTTTAACTAATACATCTAAGTGTTTAAAAACTTCTTGATAATTAACTTCAGATTCTTCTCTTATTGCTTTACGTTGTTCTTTATATTCAGGATATAATTCTTTACGCCAATATGCTCTTGAATGGTCGTCTAAACAAATAACTAAATCTTTATATTCAGCATTATAAAATCTATATACTTCTAATAATTCTGTTAAAATTTTATGAATACAAAGATTTATATATTCAGATGTTACGTATTTTTTATCTTTTTTATGTGGATTGGTATTTTTAATTGCTGTAAAGATTGAACGATGTATAAGAGAACTAAAATCATATAATATCATTATGTTTTCCTTATTTAAAAATTTTGTATTAGTATAACAGGGGATTGTTTAAAATCCCCTTAAATCGAATTATTTTGATAATCCATTAATCAAAGCGTCTAGTTCATCATCAACTGAAGTAGCAGGTTGTGCTTGTGGTGCAGTTGGTGTTGGAGCAACAGGAGTCACAGGTGGCTGAACTTGTGGTGCAGGAGCAATCAAGCCTGTATCAAACGGAACTTCATCAGGTTGTGATACATTAACCTGTGCTTGTTGTGCTGATTGTGCTTTTGGTGCAGAACTTGTAGCACTAGGTGTTTCAGCGTCTTGAAACATAACATATTTAAGTCTATTTTGCAAGAAATCATATGTTTTATAATTTGCTTCATCTAAGAACCAAGATAACTTATGGCAGT